CTAACGCTTTTCTAAATTTTTTTTGAATTCTTCTTGTAGCAAGTCTTTTAGAGTTTATTTTTGATAAATCTGCTATTGCTTGTTCTCTTCTTTTTCTTTTTTTGAACGTTTTTTGAATATGTGTAATAACTTTTGTTCTTGGACTTAAAGAATTGCGTCTTGGACTTAAAGATGGGGCTGTTGGATCTAAAGCTGCTAATTCTTCTTGAGGTGCCAGTGTTATTATATTTATAGTTCTTCTTGTTGCTAAGCTATTTTCAATATTTCTTCCAATATTTCTTAATTTTGCTGTTTTATTTCTTATAAAGTCCATATATATTAGTATTCTATTTTTTTATAAATATAATAAAATACTATAAATATAATATATTTTTAGTATTTTATTATATTATAAAATATACTATGAATTCCAATAAAACATAACATTAGTAAGATTGACTAATAAGCACTAGCGAACCAATATGGCGCTCAATTCGTGTAGCATTGCGTGCGTTGCGTCTTGCGCGTATTAATAATTCTTCCAGTCTATCAATAATACTAAAAACATGGTCATCTAATATTTCATCATTTCTGGTTGGTCGTCCACTAGAATGTCCATAGTTAGTGCTTATATAACATGCTTCATCATGTAGACTTATTAAAGTAGTCTCAGTATCGGTTGCATTTACTTCATTATATATTGCAAGTTCATAAGCTATATTTGGAATATCTGGTGCATCAGGTAGTAGTAGTCTTTGTTGTGCTATACTTTGTTCTATAATGTCTAGTTCGCGTGCGCGTTCTATAAAGTGTCCTATTAGTTGAATTGGTTCTAAATCTAATACATAATCTAATTCATGTATTAGCGGTTGTAATTGAAATAGTGGTACTATTTGTCGTTCTTGTTCTTCTTGTTCTTCTATAGAAGGATAATTTATATTAGTTACAACTGTCCTACAGGTAGGACATTTTCCACCAGTGCTAGTCAATGAATGCCTTATACATTCTTCATGAAATCTATGTCCACAAGGTAATGCAATACGAACATCAGTATCATTAGTCAACGGTTCAAAACATATTGGACAATCATTAATTGTTGTACTAGTATTTTGTTCTCTATTTATTACTTTTCTAGTTTGTCTTCCCCTAACTCTTGATTGAATTTTACGACTTGCTTTTGACCTTAGCCTTTTCCTACTTTTAAACCGTTTTTGAATTTTTTTAGCCGCCGAGCTTCTTAAGCGCGATGACCTACGCGTTTGAGAAGGCATATATATATATTATAATATAATATAAAATTAGTATATAATATAAAAATAGTATATACTATTTTTATATTTTTGTAGTATTAAAGAATTACTATAAAACATAACATTGGTAAGATTAACCAAGATGCGTTGGCGGACCAAAATGGCGCGCAATTTGTGTAGCATTGAGTGCGTCTCGTGGTCTTAGTCCATGCCGTGGTCTGTTTATTATAGAGTCAAGATATAGGATTCGGTCGTCAAGATATTGGAGTCGTGTGTTATTTTCTTCGATTCGTTGTCTTGTGTCTAATATTGCTTGTGCTTGTGTTTGTGCTTGTGCTTGTTGTATAGAAGGATAACGCATATTAGTTACATCTCTCCTACAAAGTGGACATCTTCCACGTGTGCTAGTCAATGATTGTCTTATACATTCTTCATGAAATCTATGTCCACAAGGTAATGCAATACGAACATTAGTATCATTAGTCAACGGTTCAAAACATATTGGACAATCATTAACTGTTGTACTAGTATTTTGTTCTCTATTTATTACTTTTCTAGTTTGTCTTCCTCGAACTCTTGCCTGAATTTTACGACTTGCTTTTGACCTTAGCCTTTTCCTACTTTTAAACCGTTTTTGAATTTTTTTAGCTGCCGAGCTTCTTAAACGCGATGAAATACGTGTTTGAGAAGGCATACTTATATAATATAAAATATAAAAATATAATATATTATAAAATATTATATTATATACTTATATTATATATAATATAATATGTAAGACTATAAAAATATTAAACCAATTTGCTAATTTGCTTGATTTTACCATTTGTTGAAAATAATGGAATAAGTTTGATAAGCATAGTCTTCATTACTCTTTGCATTAGTGTAGAGGATGTCAACTCTTGTAAACAGTGTATCCCACCATTCATAATATATATCATTATTAGAACGAGGAGGACCATATATTCTTTTTCTATCCTCAACTTCACGTTGAAGACTTATTACTGAGTTCGTATTTTTCCCTTCTTTTTTATATTGAACGAAGAGTCTCCCCCTATTATTTTTTTGATTTAAGAAGTCTTTTTCTGCTTGAATGCGTTCTGATATAAGCTCTTGTTCACGTTGTGCTACTTGTTTTTCTAAACGCGCTACTCTTTTTTCTAGTTGTCTGTCTTCTTCAGAAGGAAGAAGATGTGAAACTATATGTGATACAAGTGATGGATTTCCTGGGTCAACAAATCCTTGTCCACATGTTCTTATATGAACGTCATCTAACATAGTTTTAAGTAAAAAAGAGATTTCGTCTTTTTTGCCTTTTGCGTATCTTCTTGAGTTATGTTTTTTAACTAACTTTCTCTTTTTTCCAACTTTTCTTGTTTTTGCCATATTATAATATAATATAGTAAGATTATATTATAATGTACTGTAAATCTATTATTTTTTTTTTCTGCGCAATTTCAACGAGGGGAGAGGGAGAGCACTTGGCGGCGGGGCTCTTGGCAAGGGGAGAGGGAGAGCACTTGCATGCGGGGCTGCTTGAGATTTAAATTCGGCTAAAATATCGGCGGTATTTTTTGTGAGTTCGGCCAAGACGTTAACGGGCGGAGGTGGAGCAGAACGCCGATTCAAAGCCGGGTTAACCCAGCCGCCAGGAGCTACAACGGGATAGGGGAGCATATATGAAGCGGAATTTGCTGTGAGATCGGTCCCGGCCAATCCGTTAACGGATTGCGGTGGAGTGGCACGCCGATTCAAAGTCGGGTACATATATGAAGCGGTACTCCTTGTCGTGTTGGCGACGGAGGAAGTAGGGGCAACCCGGGCGGAAGGAGCTTCAAAGTGATTTCTATAAACAACCGAGTCAACAGGAGCTACAGGGGGATTCGGTACAAAGGGATTCTGTACAAAGGGATTATGTACAAAGGGGGTCAAATATAAAGCGGGTTCTGCTCTGGGCCTCGGCAGCACCTCGACGTTAACGGGTTGCGGTGGAGCAGAACGCCGATTAAAAGCCGGGTTAACCCAGCCGCCAGGAGCTACAACGGGATAGGGAGGCATATATGAAGCGGCACTCCTTGTCGTGTTGGCGATGGAGGAAGTAGGGGCAACCCCGGTGGAAGGAGCTACATGGGGATTCGGTACAAAGGGATTATGTACAAAGGGGGTCAAATATAAATCGGGATCTGCTCTGGGCCTCGGCAGCACCTCGACGTTAACGGGTTGCGGTGGAACGGTACGCCGAATCAAACCCGGGTGAAAGGCGGCTCGCAACACAGCTTCAATGTTTGGAAATCTTCGTGCTGTTCGTGCTGTTCGTGGTTTTTTAGCACGCGACACGTTCCCGGTCTTCCCACCTCCAACAATTATTCTTTTAGTTTTGCGTTGAGTTTGTCTTTTCCTAAATCTTTTTGAACGAGTCATATTATAATATTACAAAATATTTTATTATAAACTATTATAATAAAATATTATAATAAAATATTATAATAAAATATTATAATAAAATATTATAATAAAATATTATAATAAAATATAAGCATGGCTCTCAACAAATCAAATGTGTTAAAAAAAAATAGAAACATTAAGCAAAAAACAGATATAACGCAATTATTTAAGTTAATATACGAAAAAAAGAGTTTTTTTGCATTAATTTTAATAACTTTAATAATTCAGCTTTACATTACTTATTATATAAGCGAAAATATTGATATAGAAAAAGACGAAGATACTAAAACATTCAATCCTAAACTTATTGCCGCATATATAACTACCTTTATATTAATTCTAATTTTAGCGCTTATTGCTATGCCACCAGAGTTAAAATTTATATTATTTTCTCTCTTTTCTTGTGCATTTGGAATAATTTTAGGATACAGAAAGTCACGTTATGATCCTAATACAATAAAAACAGCATATATAGGAACAATTAGCATTTTTGTTTCAATGTTTACGTTTGGAGTAGCACTAATAGCAAGCAATATTAGATTAGGTTATATGTTTGGTCTAGGTTTGTTTTTTGCATTGTTATTTTTACTGATTATAAGCATTGTTCAGTTTTTCATTATTCAATCTTCTTTTCTTTATAAAATATTAGTAATATGTTCGTTAATGTTATTCTCTGTTTACATTGTATATGACACAAATAGTATATTACAACGCGATTATGGTGGAGATTTTATATCAGCATCATTAGCTTACTATTTAGATATAATAAATATTTTTTCTAATTTATTAAGTGTAAGTGGATTTGATGAATAATTACAAACCTATGGTGTAGGAATAAAGTTCCACCCCAAATCTAAACAAATTTTTTTCCATATTTGGTCTTGTTCTACACGCTTTTCTCTGTCTTTTAACATGGGAAAATAGGGTAAAAAATGCGTTTCATTTAATAATTCGCATAACTTATAAAGTGTATAATAATAATTCAAAAAATTAACGCGCTCTTTTGGGCAATATTTTGAATATGGTTTTTGCAATTCAATAAATAGATTACATAACGTTTCTTCTAATTCGGAACTCATTATTGGTGGTTTAATACCTAATTTATCTTTAATAAATGGTATATGTTCATAATATTTATTGTAACCCAAATTCTTTAAAATTTCTTTTGTTTTATTATTTGTTAGCTCATGAATGCTAATGCGTTCTTTTTTGATTTTATATTTAATATTTTCAAACACTTCATCCGGAATATTTGTGCTTTCTTTTGCCTGAAATTGTGCCAATATTTCCTTTAAATGATTAATTCGTTTATAAGCATAAAAAGAAACTTCTTTAGGTGGTTCTTTATATGATGGTTTGTCAATTTCAATTAAATTTTTAATAATATTAGAGCAATTATTGCAAACCGAGATGCCATCAGATTCTACATAAACCATTTCTCCTCTATTACATACACTGCAAATATCAGAAGGATAAATAAAATTATCATAATTTAAATATAAATAATCAATATTGTTAAAATATTTGTCAATTGAATTTTTTGTGCTATTATTATTATTGTTATTATTGTTATTGTTATTGTTATTGTTATTGTTATTGTCTTCATTATGTGAAGTAGAAAAGAATTTGTGTATGATGTCATTTTTATTTTGATTATTTTGATTATTTTGATTATTTTGATTATTTTGATTATTTTGATTATTTGATGATATATCACTAGTAGAAATATTTTTTTTATTTTCAAAATAGTCAAATATGTATTTTGAATTATTTAAATAATACTCATTCTTTTTTTTCTCAAGAGAATGAATTAAATTTTTATATTTTTTAATATTTTCAACAATTGTTTGTTTTTTTATGCTATTATTAGAATTTTGCAATAATGATTCTAATTTTTCTATACTTTTTAAATATTTAGGAATAATTACTTCCTCATTTTGTTTAAATAAATTACTTATTTCATTATGCTTACTATCTAATGTTGTTTTAATAATAGTTGCCTTTTTCATAGCTACTTATATTATAATAATATTATAATGTTTATTATAATATTGTTATAAAAGTTATTATAACTTTTATAATAAAATAATTAATACAATTAATACAATTAATTAATTAATTAATTAATTAAATTAATTATAAAAATTTTTTTTCTTTAGGAATATTATAAAAAAATGGCTGGTGGTTTAATGCAATTAGTCGCCTATGGCGCACAAGATGTTTATTTGACAGGAAATCCCCAAATTACTTTCTGGAAAGTTACATACAGACGTCACACCAACTTCGCGATGGAGTCTATTGAACAAACATTTAATGGACAAGCGGATTTTGGTCGCCGTGTTACTTGCACCATTTCAAGAAACGGTGATTTGGCCTATCGTACATATTTACAGTTAACTCTTCCTGAAATTGGTCAATCATTATCTGACACAAGTACACCAAACTCGTTATATGCTAGATGGTTAGATTTCCCTGGCGAGCAGCTAATTTCGCAAGTTGAAGTTGAAATTGGTGGTCAGCGCATTGACCGTCAATATGGTGACTGGATGCACATTTGGAATCAGCTCACATTATCCAAGGAACAAGAGCGTGGTTATTATAAGATGATTGGTAATACAACTCAATTAACATATGTATGCGACCCTACATTCGCTGCGGTTGATGGTCCTTGCTCTGCTGATGGTGTGCGCCAAGTTTGCGCTCCACGCAAAGCGCTACCAGAAACCACTTTATACATTCCACTACAATTCTGGTATTGCCGTAATCCCGGTTTAGCTCTACCTTTAATTGCGCTACAATATCACGAAGTTAAAATCAACTTAGACATTCGCAATATTGAAGAGTGCTTGTGGGCTGTATCCAGTTTAGATGGACAAGGCGCAAAAGTTAACAATGCGTATAAACAATCGTTAGCTGCTGCCTCGCTATTTGTTGATTACATTTTCTTAGATACAGATGAGCGCAGACGCATGGCGCAAAATCCACATGAATATTTAATTGAACAACTTCAGTTCACTGGTGATGAGTCGGTTGGTTCATCGTCCAATAAAATTAAATTGAATTTAAATCATCCATGCAAAGAACTAATCTGGGTTGTTCAGCCAGATGCCAATGTTGATTATTGTGCGTCATTAGTTGCTGGTTCGGCTCTAAATACATTATTAGGAGCTCAACCATTCAATTACACTGATGCGTTAGACGCTCTACCAAATGCAGTTCATGCGTTTGGTTCAAGAACAAATATTAGTGGCACAAATCAATTTATTAATGCTTCTGGTGCATTTGAAGACATGTGGGCAAATCAACTTCTACCAGCTATTGGTCAACCAGGTACAGCAACCACTTTCACTAGCCAGACTGGTGTAGCAACAGTAATTGGTCCAATTTCTGGCGGTGCTGTGGTAGGTGCGCTATCGGGAAGTAATGCAAACGGTCCTACGGGACCAAATAATAATGACGACTCGGGCGTATCCGATGCTGGCACCTTTGTTCTAGCTGAAACCGCGTTAGACATGCATTGCTGGGGTGAAAATCCAGTTGTAGTTGCCAAATTACAGCTTAACGGTCAAGACCGCTTTTCGGAGCGTGAAGGCACTTATTTTGACTTAGTGCAGCCATTCCAGCACCACACTCGTGCCCCAGACACCGGTATTAATGTTTACTCTTTTGCCCTAAGACCAGAAGAACATCAGCCATCTGGCACCTGCAATTTCTCGCGCATTGATAATGCTACCCTCCAATTAGTGCTATCAAATGCTACTGTTCAAGGTGTAAATACCGCCAAAGTCCGTGTATATGCGGTTAACTACAACGTTCTTCGTATTATGTCGGGTATGGGTGGTTTAGCATATTCCAATTAAATAGTTGTTATAATTTATGGTTGTTATAATTTTTTTTAAAGTCAAATAAGACAAATTTTACAAATAATATTATTCTAATAATAATATTATTTTACTATATTAGTATTACTTCTAATGCAAATAATTAGTGTAAAAAATAGTTTTTATTTTACATATGTATTTTTGATTACTACAGGTGTAATTACATTTATTGAAGCATTAAGAAACCCGATTCCACAAATTCGCCATATTATGAATTTAGAAACTTGCATCTCAATTATTGCTGGTTATTTTTATGGAGTATTTATAGATTTATTAAATAAATCAGAAGAAAAAAGTGTATTAACACAAGAAACACAAATAACACAAAAAACACAGCTAACGCAAAAAACACAAATAACAAATGAAATTAAAAAAACAGCAGAAAAAGACACTGAACCAATAAATACTCCAGAATCTGAACTAAAGTTACCAATAGAAAAAATAAATGATATGCGCTATTCTGATTGGATAATAAGTACACCGCTCATGTTATTAGTACTATCTCTTGTTTTAGGTTACGAAAATAAAGTAGATGTACATTTTTTACCATTTTCAATCGTCTTATTTTTCAATTTTTTAATGTTGGGTTTTGGATATATTGGAGAAATAAACTTATTAAATAGAACATTTGCAAATTTTATAGGGTTCATATTTTTCTTTTTAACTTACGGAACAATTTGGAAACAATTTATGACTGGCTCTAAAGTAACAAAGCAATCCAAAATGATATTTTGGCTATATTTAGGACTATGGTCTTTATATGGAGTATTTTATCAGACAAGTGAAACAACTAAAATGATTGGTTATAATATGCTTGATTTATTAGCAAAAGCATTTATAGGAATATTCTTTTGGTTATATTTAACAAAAATAGTTCGATTTTAAAGCATTAAAGTCATTTATAAAAAAAAGTTGTTTTTTATAGCAATTTGTATTATGCGTTATGCTTTACCACAAACTATTATAATAAATTGTACTAATTACTTCTATTAATTCATTTGCAAGTTTGTCTTCATCAATATCAAAGAAGCAGTGTATTTTATCAAGGATTAGCGATGCTTTATCGTCTGGACATAGTTCATTATCTCCTGGTTCACGCAATAGAGTATTATATACATAAGTTATTACAGGAATGTCTTCACATGTTATGCTAACTTGTTTTATATGTTCAATATAATCTTGAACAAATGACAACTCTATACCAAATGTTACATCAGTAAATATGTGAGGTTCTACTGCCATCCTATATTTCAAATATTCAATTATTAAAAGTTCGTTAGCATAAGCATTACAAATAGTTCGCGCACATATTTTTTTGAATTGATTTTCTATAAATGAACCTGTTAATAGTTCAATATTAAGATGGGGTTCATAATTAGTTTTTTCAATTAGCATTTGCTGTTTTAGCATTTTATAGTATATATTATATTATTGATTATTTAATATAAATAATCAATTTTATTTAATGTAAATCATGGTTACTAATAAACATTATTAATAATAGTATATAAACATATAAAACATATAAAACATATTTAAAAAAAATTGATTTAAAAATAATTTAATAAATTATATTAAAACACATTTATTATGGCATCATTTATTCAAGAAGTTGTTGCGATTATTGACCGTTCGGGTTCTATGTGTGGCAAAGAAGCAGATACTGTTGGTGGAATTAATTCTACGTTAGACATTATTAGACAAGATTTAAAACCAGACGAGCGTGTAAATGTGTCAATTAAGTTATTTGACCACGAAGAGCGTATGTTAATTAGGTCATTAAATATTGAAGATGTGCGGCCTCTTGAACTAAGGCAATTTGTTCCTCGCGGCCAAACCGCATTATATGATGCTATTGGTTCAAGTCTTACTTATTTTATGGAAAAGAAACTTCATAATCCAAACAGTTATACTAAGTGTTTGATTTATGTTGCTACTGATGGTTGTGAAAATTGTAGTAAAAAATTTAACGCACAAACGTTAAAAAAGCTAATTACTAGCGCACAAGAATCATATAACATTGAACTAATGTATTTGGGTGCAAATCAAGACGCAATTCTAGAAGCAGCTAAAATTGGTATTGAAGAAGGTCACGCTATTAATTATAGTGAAACAAAGGACGAATGTCAAGCAGTATATAGGTCTCTTGGTAATGTTGTAAATAGGCAAAGGAGTTGTGTGCCAACAGCATTTACACAAGTAGAACGTAGCCAATCGTACCAACCAAGTACACCACCACCAACTAGTCGTTCCAATGAACCACCGCCTTTAATGCGTCAGTCGGGCATAAGACCTGCGTTCTTTTAAATAAGAAATAGTAAACTGTAAACTGTAAAAAACAAAAATTCAAAAAAATCATATTTTTTTATAAAATAGCGCATAACTATTTTATAAAAACAAAAAACTATACATTGGGTGGGGTTCGAACCCACGAGGCCGAAGCCATGCGAACTTGAGTCGCACCCCTTAGACCACTCGGGCACCAATGCTTAAAAATGAATAGACATTAGTCTATTACTATTATTAGAATTAATGTCTTTATATTGTTTATGTATATTATATAAGTTGGCCTAGGTTTTGTATATAGCTATTAATATTATAGGCAAGCGGAGCATATAATATAGAAGTTATATTTAGCAAATATAATTGCATTTGTTTTTCTTTTTTCATTGAAACATAAACATAGGCAATATCAAATGTTCCAAATGTTGCCCAATAACACCATGCTAAATTAGTTAAACATGCCATTAATGAATGATATAATGTAACGCTATTAGGTATATAAATGTTAACATATAAAAATGGTAAATTATGTACAATCATATTTCCAATATGAAAAATAGGGAGCGAAAGTCTTTTTCTAATAGCCATTCTCTTAAAAGTTGTATTGTCTACTAAATAAGCTCCATTAAATGTGAAAAAAATCAAATAATTCCAACAATAACTTATACTATATAAATAATTATAATCTATATAATTGTTATATGGTTTAAAATAACATAATGCAAATAATGCCAAATTAATATTTGTAAAAACAACAATTTTCTCTCTAATAATAAACTCCATTTTCAAATTGTAATTAATAATTGTGAGTAATAACTATTTAAATTATGATTACTAAATATTTAAATTATGATTACTAAATATTTAAATTCTATTGTTTCATAATTTTATATAAAATCTAAATCAATCTTTCTTGATAATTATAAATTGGTATTTGTTTTTTATTATGCATAACATCTTTATAAAATTGCCCCGTAAAACTTAATATTCCACATGGAGGCATGAAAAATTCATATTCAGAATTAAACTGCTTTATCCATACTCTTAGGTCAACTTTGGCTTTTGCAATTAAGCATATCCCTTTTGTAGTTTCTTTGGGTATTTTTATACATATTATAAAATTATTGTCTGATGAATGGTCTTTACAGAACTGTATTGCTAAGTCTAATAAAAATGTAGTAGAAAAATAACTATTCATATGAAATATATCAACCCAATTTTTAGTATCATTTTTATACATCATATTATACATAGTACTATATTTACGACATGAAAATACATAAAAATCTGAAGTTATTTCTTGAGTAAAAACTGGTTCAGTAAAATGACTCAATATACTAAAATTTATTTCATCTTCTCTGGTTTTTTCTTTTTCCTTATAATGAATTAGTAATTCATTTAATGTTGGTTGTGCTATATTTTTTGCTATAATTTCTGCTATATTTTCTGCTATATTAGTATTTATTAGTTTACCTAACTCTGTTTGAATTATAAAATACCATAACAACAGATCATATTTTTTTCTTATATCTGTATCGTCAACGGATATCAACGCATCTAATGTTTTAATATTTAAAGAAAATACAAAATTATATGCTTCAATAAACATTTCTTGCGAATCAATTGTTGGTATAGAAGGTAGACGATGAAGATATTCATTAAAATCTGAGGGACCAGCTCCACCTATAATTTTATTAAAAAATTGCAGTTTTTTGTTGGTCTTTGTTCTCATTTTTTTTGAGTATAATTTACGAGTTAACTTAGTTAAATAGTTGTGCTTTTTATTTTTATTTCTATTTTTTCTTTTTGTTTTTGTTTTTCGCATTTATTTTATATATTTAATATATATTTATTAAATAAATATATATTTATTTATTAAATGGCAACTAGACAAGCACCATCAGAAAGTGCTAATGACTTTGTTTTAGGGACAAAGAAACGAGGCAATGATGGCAATATGTGGGTCATAATACAAACAAAAACCAGTAAGAGGTGGTCTAAAGTAAATAAAACAAAGAAAAATAATGGAGTTAATCAAACAAAAACTAAAAAAAGCAAAAAAACTGACATCTCATCAGATAAATTAAAACAACTACTAAAAAAATATAATGTAACAACCAGTGGTTCTAAAGAAGCAATGGCTCAAGGTTTATTTAGATTGAGCGGTTCAACAATCGAAAGCACTGATTTAGAATTAATTTATAATTTATTAGATAAAGCCCAACAAAAAAAAGCAACAAAACTCATAGAACATAGAATTAGTAAACCAATTACTAATTATAGGGGAATGTATGAACCGAACACTAAACCAATAAGTTCAATGACACGAGATGAGTTAATAAAGAATTTACAAAAATTTAGAACCAGTTGGGAAAAAATCACTGCAAGAGACCAAGATTTATCAGACGAACGTTTAAATAGCGAATCAACTGACCAATTGCGAAATTTAATTAAATTTTATTATAGTGACGATGCCAAATTCTTAGCCGAAGATTGGTTGCGAATGTCTAAAGGTGTAACAAATTAAAATTGAAAACTATTTTAAATAGTTTATTCTAAATAATACTACATATGCCTCCTCTTATACTCTCTCTTGATGGAAATATTGGTTCTGGAAAATCAAGCGTTATGCGCTATTTGGAAAAAAATCTTGCTAATTATTGCGCTTCAAAAGGCAATACTTGTAAAATCTGCTTTTTACAAGAACCAGTTTCTACTTGGGAATCAATTGGAGATGGTAACGGAAAAAGTATTATTGCGTATTTTTATGAAAATAATGAGCGCTATAGTTTTGCGTTTCAAATAATGGCATATACAAGTCGTATGTCATTATTGAAGGAAGCGCTAAAAGAAGATTATGATGTTATTATTAGTGAGCGATCCATTTATACAGACAAATTTGTATTTGCTAAAAGTCTATATGATTCTGAAAAAATGAGTCTTATTGAATACACAATTTATTTAAATTTGTTTAAAGAGTTTCAAACTATTTTTCAAGATTTAAAAATAGTTTATATTAGAACGTGTCCTGAGATTTGTGATTTGCGTGTGCAACAGCGGGGTCGTCTGGGAGAAACTATACCTATTGAATATTTAAAAGATTGTCATCATTATCATGATATATGGTTAAATAACCCAGAAGCAATTGAACAAGGGTTAGTATTAGTCATTAACGGAAATGAAGAAACAAATACAAGCCAGTTTATAGACAATAATTTTTACGATGAAGTAACAAGAAAAATTTATGATTTTATTATACTATAGTATAATGTAATAAAATCATAATATAAACTTTAAGCCATAAGTTATACTCTAGGTTACACTAATTTAGTATTTTTTTTATAATATTTTACTATATTATAAATGCCATCACAATTAAGTTTAACAAATTTTTCAAGAAGACTAACTTCGTTTTTTACACAAAAACGCTCTATAAGTAGTAAAAGTAAAAAAAATACGAGTGCTACCAAAATTCAATCAACTTTTAGAGGTCATAGAACACGACGGCAACTAAGAACCCAAAAAACTGCCAAACAAGAAGCGTTGGATAGTAAAAAAATAGCAAATGAAGCAGTGCGTCTCTTTAATAATGCCAATAAAACAAATGCAAAAAAAGCTCTTATAAAGATGGTGCGCGATACAGACGCCGAAAGTATAGAAATTATGCTCCATGAATTGTGGGCTGAACTAAGCGCTAAAAACCGCGAATCATGGTTAGCTAAAGCTAGAAAAAATTTGTCAAAGTAAACAAGCTGTCAAAGTAAACAAGTTGTCAAAGTAAACAAGCTGTCAAAGTAAACAAGCTGTCAAAGTAAACAAGTTGTCAAAGTAAACAAGTTAGCAAAGTAAACAAGTTAGCAAAGTATTAGTTTTTTGTTTTCTCTTAAAATAGTATTTAGCATAATTTTATAATTTTATAATTTTATAATATTATACTATATTATAAATGCCATCACCTCCAAATTTTTATGGAAGACTATCTACATTTAATGCGCCCAAAGAACTACTTGCGACATTTAATGCATCACCATTATCGTTAAATAAAGGGAAAAAAAATAGAACTGCTACCAAAATACAAGCATTATTTAGAGGACATAATACAAGACGGAAAGTCAAAGCCTCAAAGAAAAAAAAGCAGTCCCGCATGCGACGAGCATTGGCAAACCTAGGTGTGCCGCTGTCAAACCTTGGAGAAATATTATCATCTACTCGCAGACTACGTAGCAGTCGATAATACTAATTATTAGTAACATTACGTTTACTATTCCTCATTTTTGTCATATAACTTAACGTACTAAGTAATTCTTGCTTATTATCTGATATTAAAAATTCATTAGACTTTGTAATTAGTCTAATATTTCTATATTTAGAATTACTCCAAATACGCTCTAATGTAAAATTGTAATCTTTACATACAAATGTTTTTTTTTCTTCACCACTAGTCATAAATTTAGTATAAGCGTCTTGTTGTTCTGGTGTTGCTTCATAAACAATTGGAATAGTAGAGTTAGTATTGTGCATTTGAGATGTAATATATACTGTAGTCATCATTAGTTATTTTATATTATAAAAACTATAATATAAAATATTAAATATTATTCAATTTTTTCTACACATTAATGCTAATGCTAATGCTAATGCTAATGCTAATGCTAATGCTAATGCTAATGCTACTAATTTGTTATAGTTTTAAAAAATTGAACTAATTTTTCATAACTAAATATAATAGCCTGGGAAAAAAGACAAAGGCAAAGGCAAAGGCTATTATGATGTCTGTTAATATTGTTGATTCTATTTTTACGGAGGCAAAAGTAGTTAAGCAGCTGCGCTATCCAACTGGCTATAACTTGTTTTGCGCTCATACACGCGAGCAAGGCATTTGTCAAAAGCGGTGGAGAGCAATGGACGTTTCAGAACGGGAAATGTGGAATACGAAGGCATCAGTTACCAAAGATGCTATGATTAATGGTGTTCCGATTCCTTTGTATGTGTTGCCTCATAGGTCCAAGAATAATGCCGAAGCACAACTACTAGCATGTGAAGGCGAAGTTTGGCGAGTTATGTCGTGGTGGCGTAAGACAGAAAAGACTAAGCCAGTTATTCTTAACAAGATGCCCAAAAGTCTATGTGCTATTAAAAAGCAGCGACCACGCGCGCGTGTCTAAAACACATAATTATTGTGTTAAGTCCATGTTATACTTTTTTTTTCTCTTTTTGCGCTATTAATATTATATTAACTATTATTATGGTTATTGCTATTTCTAGCGCAAAAAAACACAAATATACGTTTATTATGTTACATCCTATGTTTTCGGATTCTTCATATTTTGATGACTATATAGACTACTTTAAAAAATATGATAGTACTTTAACAAACTCTATTAAATTTGTTTTACCAGAGTCTTTGACTATGGATATAGACTATCCAAACAATAAACAATATAATGTTAAGTCATGGTATAATTATTATACTTGTTACAACAACGTAAATAAATTAGATAAAATAAATACACAAGACTTTATTGATCAAACAAAAAAAATAATAACTATTATAAACGAAGAAGCTGATATTTTAAAAAGTTATAAAAAGTTGTTTATAATAGGAGTTTCACAAGGTGGAACATTATTATTTAATATATTAAAGTTTTTACCACATACATTAGGTGGTTTATTTTGTATTAAATCACTTTATATGTATAAATATATAAATTTAAAAACGCATAGTGCTGTTCCGCTTTTTTTTTATAGTGGAAATAAAGATGAAATTTTTAATTTAGAATTTCAACAAAAATGTGCTAAATTATTAGAACATTATTATGTTATTAAGTGGACTATTATAGACAACTTAGACCATCATACTAAAATAGAAGAAGAATATAATTTTATATTTAGAAATTTTATAACATTAATAAAAATATAAAAATAAAACTGTTTCGAACTTTAATAAATATGTATTTATGTATTTATGTAATTATGTATTTATGTAATTATGTTTTTGCAATACTTATTATATTAACTAATTATAATAAGTATGTCATGTAAAAAATTAATGTGTAAGCACAAATTAAATGATAAATCAATAACAATGAAATGGTTGAAGAAAAATCACCCCGATAAAGGTGGTACGTTACCGAAAGACGAATTTAACACAATTTTAGAGTGTTATAAAACTAATAGTTTTTGTGAAAGCAACAATAAAACAAAGAAAACTAATCAAGCTAGCCCTATTAAAGGTAACACTCATTCATTAAAGGTAACCAAAAAGAATCGAGCAAAAATTTTTAGATGTATGCGTAAAGTAGCTAATTTTAGCAAAATAGCAAATCATCATAAATTTGACAAATCGGTTTTTGACCCGCAACAATATAATAAAGACATTAACGATGCTTCACCAAAAATGCTTCAATTATTAAATACACTATTGGCATTAGATAGCCAAGACCAAAAAAATCACGGCCAAAAGTTTAAGCATTTTATATTTTCCGATGTTAAAGATGGGGGTGCTGGTGCAAAAATTATTGCATCTGCATTAGCAGCAAATGGCTATACTAATGTAATTAGTGCTAAGAAAATTCCATCACAATTAGCTCCTAAACTTTATTTAAATATAGCAAATTCGGATTATAATAATTTTGCCTTATTATCTTCTAATACAATTTATGGAACAACTTTTAACGAAAAAATAAAGAAAGAGTTGTTAAAAACATATAATGAACGCCCAAATAATATACATGGAAAAAATATAAGGTTAATAATATTAGATAGCGGATTTAAAGAGGGAATAGATTTGTTTGATGTAAAATACGTTCATATTTTTGAACCATCATTAACAATTGCTGATTTAAAGCAAACAATTGGGCGCGCAACAAGAACATGCGGACAAAAAGGTTTAGAGTTTCAAGACAATATTGGTTGGCCTTTATATGTATATAATTATTATTTAACTGTTCCTGAACTAATGAGTAATACACTATATACTAGCAAATTTATGATGGAAAACTATATTAAAAATGCTAATGAAAAAGATGAAGATGTTTTATTATTTAAAGATATAGAAAAATATAATGATGCAACAATGAATTATAGCGAATTTGATAAGGCTATGAATAAATTATCAGAACAATTATATAATTTAGCACCAGTATTTGCTGTTGATTATGAGTTGACAAAAAATTTACATGCTTTTCCGGATTTGAATAGTGAATTTATGGAAGACAAATTATTTTTAATGGGTGGGGCAAAATCAAGAAATCAAAATATGCAGTCTAAGTTTTTTAAAATAGACAATATAAAATGTTTAGGAAAATGCGGTAAAAAAGCAACGTATGATATTCCTGTAAGTGTTAGTTTTATGAAATATGTATATACTAAATATAAACATCCGGAAAACTTATTAAAATATAATAGATTGGGTAGACGCACCTTTTTCTGTAATTATCTTAAAGATAGTACCAACAATTTTTGCAGCCAATTAAATACTGAATGGAGTCTGCGCTATACGAAAATACCATCAATTATAGAAGGTGCTAAAAATAAAAACGATGTAAAATCAGACTTAGATAGTTTAGAACTTACATTTGATGAAGACCTTTATAATAAGTCAGAGGAGGTTAGTAAAACAAATTATCCAATTCTTTTATATAGTGGAGAGAAAAACAATGCAATTGTTAGCGTAAGTCCTAACTCAATTATAGGCTCGCCATCTAACACACGTTCTAGTATAAGCCCAACTTCAAGTATAAGCCCAATTTCAAGTATACAATCAAACACAGGTGTAATACAAATCAATAACCCATTAAAAAAGTTTGATTTTATTAATATGAGAGATTATATTAAAAATGCGTATGCGCATAAAGATTTTAAATGGGAAAAAATGGAAATAAAAAACAATTGTATAGCTAATCCCAATGCTCAAGCAAATATTATCTCTCTTAATCCTACACAAAAATTTATAACGCATTATTTTACTCCTTCTTCTCCATTTAAAGGACTGCTATTATGGCATTCAGTTGGAACAGGTAAAACATGTACAGGTATAGCAACTGCAACAAGCAGTTTTGATAATGATGATTATAGCATATTATGGGTTACAAGAACAACTCTTAAAAGCGATGTATGGAAAAATATGTTTGACCAAGTATGTCATTTAGTAATATTAGATAAAATTAATAAAGGTCTAATTATGCCAGATGATATTGCCAAGCGAAAACAATTATTATCAAAAAATTGGCTTGAACCCATGTCTTATAAACAATTCAGTAATTTGTTAGCTAAGAAAAATAAAATATATAATATATTACTTGAACGCAACGGTAAAGAAGACATATTAAAAAAAACACTTATCATAATTGATGAAGCACATAAATTATATGGCGGCGATTTAAAAGCTAGTGAACGACCAAATACAACAATTATGGAACAGTTAATAAGAACCAGCTATAATGTTTCAAAAAATGAATCGTGTAAGCTACTATTAATGACCGCAACTCCTTTTACAAATAGCCCATTAGAACTATTTTCATTAACCAACTTATTTATGACACATGATTCGGATAAAATCACTACACACAAAGAAGAATTTAAACAACAATTTATGAATTCACATAATGTATTAAGTGAAAAAGGCGTAAAGCACATTGCCAATAAACTATCAGGATATATTAGTTATTTAAATAGAGAAAAAGACCCAACCCAATTTGCTCAGCCTATTATGATTCATGTTCCAATATTAATGAGAAGTGTTGAAAATGAAGATTTGAGAGATGCACTATATTTACAATCAAAAATTAGCACCGTTTCAAAAGAAGCAGAAGCGCTTATTGAATCTCTCAAAACTAAAATTAAAACTATGAAAACCGACTATAAGCAACAAAAACAACAATATAAAGACACAAAAGCCACTTTATCCAAAGAAGAAGCGTCAGCTTTTAATGATGCATTAAATAGTCTATTACAAAACATTAAAGACTTAGAAGAAGAGTTACATACAACAAAATCAGATAGTCAAGCCGAAAAAGATAAAATAAAAGAACTTAAAGAAAAAATTAAAATTGTCAAAAATTCTCTCATTCAAGAATATATATTATATACAAATTGTAAGCATTTGCATTATAAAAATAATAAAACCCAAAAAGTTAATACAAATACAATAAAATAATAATAAAATAATAATAAAATAATAATAAAATAATAATAAAATAATAATAAAATAATACAATAAAAATTTAACAATATAAAATTGTTTATACATCAACACACATTGGAATTATTAAGGGAATAATATAACTATTATTTATAATTTTAAATTTTTCATCTCTTATTTGTTTAGTTATTTTCCATCTTTTATTTCTGTAACAATTTATATTTTTTTTTGCTTCATTGTATAAAGCAGGAGTGTCTTTGAGTGATTGTTTCAATTCTCTCAATTTTAAATTTTCATTTTTATAATTTTCCTCCATTACTTTAATTTTATCAAACTGCTTACGTATTTCAAGGCACCGTTCATTAGTATCATATTTTTTTAAAAATACGAATCTTTTTATATCAATTAGTGTTTGTGTTTTATACTTTAAAGAATAATATCTGTTAGTAAATTGGTCTGCAATATCAATGCTTTTATTATTAACACCTTTATTTCCACAATACGGACAACGCGGATCGCCGTTTCTAAACCAACTAATTAAACAATTAGTATGGTATCTATGATTGCATTCTGGTAAAGTATAACATTGTGTACATTCCAACTCTTCCCTACATATCATACATTCTTCGCTTACTGGTGTAGGAATGTTGAGAATATTTAAAGCATTATGTGAGGTTACGTTAAGAATGTTTAACGCTTGCGTTAAATTATTTAAATTGGTCATGTTATAATAGTATTTAAAATAACTTTTAAATAATATTTGAATATAAATTACTTTTTCAACATAAACTTTAACATACATGCATATTAAATTTACCCACTACACATTAAACAATCAGCTACTTTTAATTTATCTTCATCTTCTTTCTCTCCATCTTTTTCTTTATCATCATTACTAATTTGTTTTTTACTTTCAGGTTCAATCGTAAATTGTTGAGCTTGATGTTTGGCTTTTCGGCGTAAATAATAAATTCCAGTTTTTAATCCCGCTTTCCAACTATAAAAATGCATATTTGTAAGTATTTTAGAATCAGGGTCTTCCACCCATAAGTTTAAACTTTGAGATTGACAAATATATACCCCTCTATCACGCGCCATATTAATAATTTCTTTCATCGACATTTCCCATACCGTTTTATATTTGTCTTTTACCTCTTGTGACAACACTTGAATATGGCTAACAGACCCCTTATTTGCAATAATACTATTTTTCATTTCTTCATTCCATAAGCCAAGCTTTAATAAATCTTCCACTAAATATTTATTTACTAATATAAAATCGCCTGCCAATGTTTTTCTACTATATATATTACTTGTGATTGGTTCAAAACACTCGTTATTTCCTAAAATTTGACTGGTACTTGCTGTTGGCATAGGCGCAACTAATAAACTATTACGTATTCCGTATTCCATAATATTAGTTTTTAATGTAGTCCAATCATAGCGCCCTTCTAATGGCTTAACATTCCATAAATCAAATTGAAATTGCCCCCTACTTATTGGAGAACCAACAAACGAACTATATGCCCCTAAATATTTTTCAACTAAATTATCTGTTCCTCTTCCTAGTTTGTCAAATTCGGCTTTAATTGGCTTACACGAATCAAGTAATTCTAAAATATTACTAGACTCTACACTATTGTTAATGTTAATATTGTAATCTCGGCACTCTTCACAATCCGTAGTAAAAGACCAATTTCCACATTTATAATAGTCATGTAATTTTAACATAGATTGATAGCGTTCTTTTGAAATTAACATGCTCTTTTCTAGAGCCGCGTAATAAATGGTTTCAAATATTTTAATGTTAATTTCTTTTGCTTGGTCTGATGTAAATGCTAAATCCATCTTAAAAAACACATCTGCCAATCCTTGAATACCAATTCCAATTGGTCTGTGTTTAAAATTTGAACGCAGCGTTTTTGGTGTAGGATAATAATTAACGTCAATAACATTATTTAAATTGTTTACCAATACTTGGACGACCTGATACAATTTGTCATAATCAAATGTTTTATCGCTATTGACAAACATAGGTAGTCCTAATGAACCCAAATTACATACAGCTGTTTCTTTTGAGTCAGAATATTCTATAATTTCGGTACATTGAGAAGTAATTAGTCCATTAAAAATACCAACATGTTTTAATGGTTCATTAAAACAATATGTTTTATCAGTTCGCTTATTATCTACTACATTCATAATATATATGTTATTATCTTCATAGGCAATAGAAGTTTCATAAACTAACAATTTACATTTTTCACTAGTTAATCCAAGTTTATTCAAAAATTGGACGTTTGAATAATTTATAGTAATAAAATTATTATAATGTTCAGTATAATTAACACTGAGATTTAGTCCACATGTTTGTAACATATATTTAATATTCATCATAAATTGTTTGCTACTATTATTAATAACAATTTTATTAAAGCAACTAATTCCAACACTATCTATATATCCAGAAAACCACATTATTTTTGAATCCAATGAATAATTGCTAGGAACAAACTGTCCTGCGCTATTAAACCCAATATTATAGGCATCTAATAGTATATTAGTGTTAGTAATAATTGGAAAAGTGGATTCAATAATAATCATTCCATTTTTTAAGTCTTGTGCTTCTACTGTTTTAGTTGTATTTAAGTGTTCATCTTTTACATAAAATTTATGATATTTAGTACAAGTTAATACACAACCATCACTAGTATGAACTTCTAGTAATTCACTAGACGCACTTGTTTGATAAATTGTTGTTTTACTGAAAGTTTCACCATTCCAAACTTCTACTTCTGTATCTTTTAATTCATCAATTCTTAAGTGTCCATTACGTGTTAAAATAAGTGTTTCTGGGGCAACACATAAATTAGAGCTTTTAATTGTTCCAAGGTTTTGCTGGTTTGACTTCTTATTTGCCGCATCTTTATAACAAATATAAGGATTTCCGGTTTCCATTTGCGAGTCTAAGATTTTAACCCATAAATCACGCGCCAAAATTTGTTTATTATAACGCTGTTCTGACTCATATTTTATATATAATTGATTATAATCATCACCATAACAGTCACATAATCCAGGACATTTATCCGGACAAAATAAACTCCACATTTTATTACCAATTACTCGTTCCATAAATAAGTCGCTAATCCATAGCCCGTAAAACAGGTCACGACACTTGCTTTCTTCTTCGCCATGGTTTTTCTTTAACTCTAAAAAGGCTTCAATGTCTGGGTGGTGTGGTTCTAAGTAAATCGCAAAACTGCCATTTCGTTTCCCTCCTTGGTCTACATAGCGCGCTGTTTTATTAAAAACACCTAACATAGGAATTAATCCATTTGATGTACCATTTGTTCCTCTAATATATGACCCGTTTGCTCGAATGTTATGAACATGTAGTCCAATACCACCAGACCATTTTGAAATTTGTGCACACTCTTTTAATGTATTAAAAATTCCGTCAATTGAGTCGTCTTCAACTGCTAATAAAAAACACGAACTTAGTTGTGGTCGTGGTGTTCCCGCATTAAAAAGAGTTGGTGTGGCATGAATAAAATATTTTTGTGACATATAATCATACGTTTCTTTAACTTTTTCCATATTTGAACCGTGAATTGTTAGTGCAGTCCTCATAAACATATGTTGCGGTCTTTCAACAATTACTTTGTTGCATTTCATCAAATAAGCTCGTTCCAGTGTTTTAAATCCAAAATAATCAAAAAAATGGTCACGCTCATAATTAATCATAGAATTAATAACATCTTTATGTGTTTCTACCAGTGTCATAATATCATTTGCGATTAATCTAAAACTATTATTATTTACATCAATATAATCATATAATGTTTTTACTGTTTCATAATAACAAGATTTTGTATTTTTATGTAAATTTGATACAACAATAGCACTTGCTAATTTTCCATAATCAAGATGAATTGATGACATTGCAGCACATTGTTCAGCAGTTAATTCATCTATTTTAGTAGTTTGAATGTTATCATATAGTTGGTCAATTACTTTCATCGCTAACTGTGCATACATTACATTTTGTAAATTGAATGTTTTACCTAACGATTTAATGCGTTTTAATATTTTGTCAAATGATATGGTTTCCTTTTTTCCATTACGCTTAATTACATGCATATCAAAGTCTGAAACTTTATTATTATGTTTCATAATAGCTTATTAAAGTAACATAAATTAATTTTAAATAAAAATAATATATATTTAAAAAATATATATTTAAAAAATATATATTTAAAATTAATTTTTTGTAGTTTGTAGTTTGTAGTTTGTACTTAATTAAAATTAATTAAACAACCACTGGCTGGAAAATCACTTATTAATTTATCATGTTCTCGTTTCAGTTTTTGCTTACTAGTTAACCGTGTTTTGTAATCACCTGAATCACGCTCTACAACTAGATTATTCCAAAATATTTCTATATATGGCAAAGCATTTTTAAACCATAAATTGTTACGCAATACTAAAACACAACTCACAACCTCCAATTTCCAATATATATTTGAAACATATTTTTTTGTAGCGTTTTTACTAAGTTGCATAGTAATCCATATATTATATTCGTCACATGAAATATTATTTAATGTAAATGGTGGATATTCATAATATACTTCATTGTTATCATAAAACTGCATAATAAAACCACGATAAAATGGACAAGACACATCTTCTAAAAATTCTTGTTCATTTAAATATTCAGTAAATTTGGTTTCTAAAAAATCGCATTCATTCAAATCACATACTTCCATTTGCAGTTGCATCTGAATCCAATATTCCATTTTTGGAATACTGTCAATTTCTCGCGACACAACATTTTTAATTTCAATCATTCGTCCGTATAATTCGCTTGATTCATCGCAAACTATACCATCTGGAGAGGCTGCTATATAACTATATTTGCTATGTGGAATACAACCAAATTGACTTATTTTTGTCTTATTGGTATGTTCATAATATAATATAGAAACTGGCTCATATTTTTGACCCCAATGTAATGGTGAATTCAAATTAGTTACTTTAAATTTATTAATATCAATGGGTTCTGATTTTTCAATAATCAACTGAGATTGACTATAATCACTCTGAAATATTTTGTATATGTTAGAAGCTGTTAATGTAGAGCGTCTAAAAATATACCACTCATCACTTTTTTGCTCCGCTTGTAAAATACTCTTCAAATACTTTATTTGATTGCAATATTTTTCAAAATTAATTGTTAAGTTTATTGATATATTTGAAGCATCTCTAATAATGTGCGTTTTTTCATAAGACCTGCGCGGTATATAAAATTTAAATACTAGCTTTTGACATAGTTTAATTGTGCTTACTAGTAAATTTTTTGCGCACGTTTCATTTATATTAAATAATGTAAGCGCAATAGGTTCTTCAATTAATTGTGCATAATATATATTATATATTGTTTCATATACTTCATCGTGTAAATCACAATACATAAGTTGCATCAAATTAGTGTTTATAAATTCAAGCATGCTATCGCTAATATTAACAAGTAGTTCTTGATAATTTGCGCTTAGTGTTGGATTTGTTAAATCTAACATTGAATTAATATTAAATTTCTCAATTAAATAATTAATAAAGTTTGAATATTTATTAATCATAATTAATTTGTTCTTTTAATTAATTATAATTAACTATTTAATATTCAATTTTAATAACAATTTAATAACAATTTAATAACAATTTAATAACGATTATAATCAATTCTCCACATCATGTATTTTTATTGTTTTTGCTTTTAGTTTTTTGTCTAATGGCAAACTTTTTACGGTAGAAACGTGTTTATCATCTTTTTTTAATAAGAAGTTACGAGTTGTTATGTCAAATAATAAATGAGGTATATCTACTATAATACCTCCAATTTTATCATAATTTACATCTTTTGCTTTACTTAATGCTTTGCGGTCTAAACACTTGATTAAGTAACTCTTACATTTATTACTTTCTTCACTTACTAAATTATATTTTTTTTCCAATAGTTCAACATAATTCACTAATTTTTTTACCTTTTGTGTTTTATCTAGTTTGCACCAGTTTTCTTTTTCGTTGGCAATTGTTTCATTGTTTAAAAAATTTGACAATGTGCTATTATTTGTATTTACTACAAGTGGAACAATTTCGGTTCCGTTAAATCGTTTTGTTTTATAAGCAATATTTTGCAACTCTTTGCAGTTATTGGATTTATCTTTTTTTATACATTGTTCACTGGATAGTCCTGGTTTTTCTATGGTATGTTCATTTGTCTCTTCGTTTAAAAGTGTTCCGCTTAGTTCACTAAGCAATTGTTCTCCATTTTGAAAACTCATTATTATAATAAGTTTAATGCTTTAATTTTATATATTAATAATATATTATTGTAAAAGTAAATTTATGAAAAAACAAATAATAATAAATAATATAAAAAAATATAATGATTATGTAAATTCATATGATGTTAGTAATAATATTAAAACACTTAATAACAATGTTATTAAAGAAGCCAAACTATCGTATATAGAATTATTGGAAAAAACCACAAAATTAAATACAAATGATTTATGTAATAATATACTGGACTATTATGATAATTATGATAAGCAACTAGTAACTATACAAAGTATTCAAAATATACAAAGTATTCAAAATATACAAAGTATTCAAAATATACAAAGTATTCAAAATATACAAACAATTTATGAAAAGCAACATTTTATACAAGCTTTGAAAAAAAAATTGGCATCATATAAGCAACAAGATATAAAAAAAAATTATGAAGATTATTCTAATTCTAATTTTATTACATTAGAAAATATTATTGAAAAATTAATATCTTGTAGCATGAAATGTTATTATTGTAATGCTAATATACTCATTTTATTTAAAAATGTGAGAGAAGAAAGTCAATGGACTTTAGATAGGCTAAATAATTATGATGAGCATAGCAATTCAAATACCATTATATCTTGTCTAAAGTGCAATTTACAACGACGCCGAAAAAATAGTACAAAGTTTAAGTTCTCAAAACAAATGAACATTATAAAAAAAATTGAGTAACTTTAATATATATAACTCTTTATATAACCATGACCTCAAATACAAATACTATTACTAATACTATTGCTAAAAAAACAGCACTTATTAACAAACTATGCGAGCGTTTAAAAACTGCATATATATCATCTGATGACTATGTATCATCACAAGAACCGTTTTTTAGACAGGATAACAATGCTCAATCCTTCCAACAATCCAACAAATTATTTATTAATACAGAACTTCCAGAGGGGTTGAACCACAATATTAAATTGTTATATGAGTTGTTAGGAGACCAAAAAAAGGAAATATATTATGGACAATGGACTATTATGAGTGTTGAAGAAGCATTAATAAGATATAAAGAATTGTGCAAGCACGGACAAACTAATGTCTTTATTATTGGTTATAAATATGGAGGGATGGGTTATATTGACCTATTAAGTTGTGATTTAACAAGTCATTTATTATTTTATAGTATTGATGGTGGTTCTAATGACTATGATAGAATCGCCAATACAAACAATTTAATTAAAAACGGCGCAACTCCTTATAACAAATTTCATTTTAGTGATTGGTTTTATAATGTTAATGTAACATAATAATTGTAAATAATAATAATAATAATAATAATAATATATATATATTATTATGGCAAAAACAAAAGGAGTTAAAAGGCATTTAAGAAGAAAACAAAAATCTAGAAAGATAAGAGCTAAGGGCATAAAAAACGTAGTATCTAATTATCTTGGTAAAATATTAAATGATGTTCATTTAAGAACATATGGTCAAGAATTTGCCGATCCAGAAATTGTGTCACAAATAATACAGCATATACCTTCGGCAAAAACAGAATATAAAAATCGCCTAACTAACGCACTTGCGTTAAATACAAGAATTTTAGCCGAACAAAAAGCAGAAATAAAACGTTTAGAAATGTCAGGAATCAATGGTCCCTCGCGACGAACTCGTAGTGGTGCTAGACCAACCATAGACCCCACCCTTTTAGCATTATATTTAGAAAGAGATTATACTGAACGGGCTATTATGACAAACCAATATGCGTTACAACAACTACGAGACGAAAATCCCCGCCCAAGATTTATCCCTCGTCCAAGAGTTAACTATGCTGAATTGCTTAGACCAAAACCTGGATGGGACGATGAAAGAATGGCATATAAAGCACGAGAACGCGGCCGAGAGGCTTATTATGTTTAATGCGTTTATACAAGTTAATTTTACAAGTTAATTTTACAACACATTATAGTAGCGTTGTAAATAAAGCAACACATTATATTTATCATCATCGTTTAACTCATTATAATTTTCATTATTTTTAATATATAAAACAACTTTATTTGAAATAGTATTAACTTTCAAATAAGCATGTTTATTTAAAATCAATTTACGGGCTAAAGCACTAATATGTGATGCGTATAAATTTTCCTCCATCATTAAAATATAATAGTTAGTATTTATATTAATTTACTAAATATTATAGTTTATATTAATTTAACTTAATAGTTTTTGGCATATTTTATTTTCTTTACATGGCATTTATTATCTCTGCATTTTCTTGTCCCTACTCTACATCTTTCAATTTTATGTGTTCTTTTCCAAGACGATTTTCGGTAACATCTTTTATCGGAATAACAACGATGTCGTGTTTTTCTACAAACACTTTTATGCTTTCTCATTGTTATATAATAATTATATATAAAATTAATATTTGTCGCCTAAATTATTTTTAAAGTATTTAAATACTTTAAAGTAATAACGCTAGAATCTAATAGCGCCCCTTTAAAATTATATTTGGTCTTACACTCTTGCATAATTATATTTTTAATCAAACTATAACTACTACACCCTATTACTAAACCATCACATTTGGCAATAAATGTTTTTAAATTTTCTAACTTTTCAAGTGCTTCGTACACTTTAACACTATTTTGTATATCATTTTCTAATAAATTTAAGCTAACATGCTTAATAACTGTATTTGTGTTAAGTAGATTAGTTAATAAATTACTTTTCTGTGTTATTGATGTTGATAAAACTAATAGTGTTTTGAATTTATGTTTTTTAATATATAAACACAAAGGTATTATAGGTTCAATAATTAATACATTAGCAATTACAAAATTGTTTTTAATTAATATATCAAAAATAGATGATGACGCACTAAGACACATAATAATACATGCATCATAATTGTTTTTCAAATTATTTATTAAAAGCTGTAATGTCAATTCTCTAAGCATATTTTTAGTTAATTTTGTTAAATTATTCACATTTAATTTAGCAAATCTTAATTCTAAATTTTTAACAGTTTTTATTAAATTTATTTTTATTAAATTTATAAGAGTTTGTGCTCCCTTATTACTATCAACTATTAATAATCTCATACTATATTATACTATATTATACTATATTATACTATATTATACTATATTATACTATAGTATACATTATTTAAAAATAATAACCCATATATAAACCTTTATTTTCAAAACCATAACGTTTATAATAACACTCTAACCCTGTATTGCAATCTAAAATAATTTTGTAGCAATTATTATTCTTTGAATAGTTAATCACGTAATCAATTAGTTCTTTTCCCACATTACTTGACCTATATTCTTTTTTTACAACAAAATCTTCAATATGCCCAACACATTTTGCATTATGAATAAACTTTTGCTCAATTAATAATGTTATAACACCCACAATTTTGTCATTATACATATATACAAACACATTATGATTGGCTGGATAAGAACCAATTATTTCGCAAAATCTCTCAAAAGTTAAACTATTTTTGTCAATAATTCCAAAAGCGCTATATAATTCTAATACTTGTTCATAAATAGATTTGTCTAAATATATTGAAGTTATATTTATAATATAACCACTACTCATAAGATAATAGTCTTTATTTTTCTTTATTTAATTATTACTTATTATTCTTAAGTTATTATTTAATTTTTAAACAATAGTATTAAATTAATACTTAAATACTATTAAATTATAAGTAATAACTAATAACTAATAATTAATAAAATGAGTCAAACTATTGATACGCAAAATGATATATTACTAAATAAACTACTAATTTTTTACAAAAACACAGAACATTTTGATAAAATGATAAGTATTATAAATGGAACATCTAAAATCTCTCTACGAATAGTGGACTGGTTTGTAACAAACTATTCAAAAAAAAATTATTGTGTTATTGAAAACACTGATACTAATGTACGTTTTAAAGTATATAATGATTATAAACTAAAACTTAAAGCATATAGTAAAAAGAAATTTGACCCATTTTGCAGATGGGATAGAATAAATGTGCCGTATAAAGATAGTATATGCGTGCAAACAACATTAGGACAGTTAAATTTTTTTAAATGGACTATTGAAAATAAAATATTAGAGTATATTGAAAATAATTATAGCACAATTGAAAATGATATGAATTTGAGAAATAGTTCAACAAAAGTAAAAAATACCTCTGTAAATTCAAATACTTCAACTGAGAGTAGTGAGTCATATTCATCTAATATTTCAGATGAATCAGAAACATCCGTAATAGTAGCGTCTACAACATTACTAAATTTAAATAAAACACGCAAGAAACGCGAAGAATTGTCATCAAATGCTTCTAAAATTATGAAAAAGGAGTTTATAAGTACAACGCTAGTATTTAATTAACTAACAAATTATTAATACTATGTTAAAATTAATATGTTAAAATTAATATGTTAAAATTAATATGTTAAAATTAATAAAATATAAAACTAATATTTTATTAATTAAGTAATTACTATGGGAGTCAATTATAGTATTAACAAAGTCAATTTTGAATATGTTCAAAATTATTGTAACTTTAAAAATGACAAACTATTGTTAATTAATACATTAGACTATTCAAAGCAAGATTGTTTAATTAAAAATACAATAGCTGCTTCACAAGAAGAAGAGATTTTAAATAACGTTTTAAAGAAAAATAAAGCTATTATTATTTTAATATATGGAGAGAATTGTAGTGATAATAAAGTAATTGAAAAATACAATCAACTATATAAACTGGGATTCACAAACTTATATGTCTATATTGGTGGACTATTTGAATGGTTATTATTACAAGATATATATGGGGAAGATGAGTTTCCAACTACATCTAAAATATATGATATTTTAAACTACAAAGGTAAAAATGTCACCAAATAGCTTATACTATATAAAAAATTGATTACTAAATATTATTTATATTTAATAATCTATTTAACAATCTATTTAACAATCTATTTAACAATCTATTTAACAATCTATTTAACAATCTATTTAACAATATATTTAACAATATATTTAACAATATAAATAATGAGCACACCTAATAATACTCCTAATAACACTCCTAATAACACTCCTAATAATACTCCTAATAGTTCTAATAGTTCTATAGAATCTATTATTTGTTATAATGTGTATATTAGTAATACTATACCAAATGCAAATGCATACACAAATACAGCTAGTCCAATAATATTATATACATGTAAATTTTGTTCTAATAGTATTGCAAAAAATACAAATATTTATAGAGGGTACAATCATTCATTTTGTAGCAATTATTGTCGTTCTAATTATTCACAAAAAATAGCTTTACTAGATTACTATTTAAACAATTACGAAGTATGGTTATAAAAGCAGCAACATTTTAAAAAATTGTTGTTAAATAAACTAATTATTTACAAATAAGTTTGCAATTCTTTTTTTTATAATTGTAAATTATAATTATGAATATTGACACTTTATTATTAGATTTAGAAGTAATTAGACAAATAAATGAAAATGATAAACTGTCTGTAATCAGTTTAATTGGTTCTACCAGATTAGCTGTAGATAGTTCAAAATATACTTCCGCGTTTACCAGATACTATTATAATTATAATAGAGAAACCACAATTACTTATTTAGAAAACTTAACTGGAGCACTAGAAAAAACATCCGAATTTTTAATTAATGGAGATCACAGCGAAGAATGCGAAACTATTTATGCTGCTTTACTAAATGCGTTAAAAGGTTTAGAAAATTTAAAACTAACATATATAAGCGATTCAATTATTGTTGCTAAACTAACGTTAATTATTAATAAGTTTAAAGCTATTGCAAAAAAATTGGACATTTGTTTAACAAATAGTACTAACTATATTAATGAATGTGAGTCATCTTCATCAAGCAAAGCTACAACTATAAATAATGAAGATTAGAGAGAACTAATTTAACTAATTTAACTAATTTAACTAATTTAACTAATTTAACTAATTTAACTAATTTATTTAGCTTAACTAATTTATTTAGCTTATTTAATTTAACTAATTTATTTAGAGTATTTAGAGTATTTAGAGTATTTAGAGTATTTAATTATTTAATTATTTAATTATTTAATTAATTAATTTAATTAAATTTCATTTTATTTAAATTAAAATATTTATGTTATATATAAAATGACAGAACAAGAAGAGAGAGAAGAGGAAAAAGAAGAATCATCTATGGCTGGCGGTAGAAAACGCAGAAGTCGCAGAGGATCCAGAAAAGGTTCAAGACGTGGTTCTAGAAAACATAGAAAAGGAACAAAAAAACGCAGTGCTGGAAAATGGATAATGCACGTTAAAAAGTTTGCCAAAGACAACAAAATGTCGTTCAAAGACGCTATGAGCAGTTCTCAATGCAAAAGTTCGTATAAAAGAATGTAGTAAAAACAGTTGAGTGTGCTATAATTACATATATTATATAATTTATAATATATAATATATAATATATAATATAATGAAACAAACTGCACGAAAAAGACACAAACATAAAAATATGAGTAAAAAAAGACACGTAAAAAAAAGAAACACCCGTAAACTGTACATGACTAAAGCTTCCGGTAAAAATGTTAAACTGGAATGGTACAACAAAATTTTGCAGAAATGGACACGCAAACTTGCGTATACTAAGTTAGAGTTAGAAGGGGCAAAAAGAAGGGTGGCCGATCTAATACAAAGTGAAGATTTCCGTGCGCGGCAAAAGATTTTAAGTCAGTTATTGACAGAAAGAGAAAAAAGGTTCACGCATGCAATAAATGTAATAACACAGCTTATTAGACAGGAAGAGGAAAACGCAGCTACAAGAATACAATCTGTTGCAAGGAGTAAAACTGCAAAGACTAATGTTAAAATATTTAGGGCTGAATTTAGGGCTGACATTGAGTTTAAGAAGTTGTTGGCAGCAATTAAGGCTTCTGAAAAGGCGGTTGCAAATGCAACAACTTCAGCTGCTGCGGCTGCAAGTGCTACAACTTCAGCTGTGATAACATCAAAATTACCCTCACTAAAAACGCCAAAAACGCCTAAATCAAAAATCGAACAGATGGAGGTTCAGGTGGAGGTTATATTTGATATTATTCGAACTACAATGAAAAAAAATAAAATGAAACCAATTCCAGCTGATGGAAGCCGACTAGCTGTCACGGGAAAGCAAGTATTATATAAGACTTTACTAACGTATATAATGCAACATATTGGAAAGAGTGACAAAGATGATCATATACAGGCTAGAGATTATTTTGGAAGTAGACTAGAGTTAAAGCCTGATAATGAGTTTACAGAACAAAGCTTAGGTTTTGATACGGTAACATATATTAGATTTAATATTAACATATTATGTCCAGAGTCCCAACTACAGTTACCTACGGTGCCAGGTAGCGGTCAACCTTATTGGGATGCGCATATAACACTAGTTAATGATGCTGCAATGAAAAATAATGTCTATAAACTTAGCCATTTAACATTTACACAATATAACATAAATGGAGCCAAGATTAATAATTTGCATGTGTATCAAGACAATGCGGATCTAAATCTCGTGCCTTTTCCTTCAGCAATAAGCCAAAGCCGTCTAACAACATTTAGAGATTTAGTATTTTCTTTCGTTCAAACTCATCCAGTTCAATTAAAGGAGATGGAGCAAAGTACATACTTAATAGCATACAGAATTGAAAGTGATGCAGAGTCTAGGCATCTTGGAATACCTCCTTCTTCATCTCGGCTGCGATGCACTGGTCAACAATACAAAGGTCATAGTGCTAAAAATCAACAGCTTTCTACCAGAAGTAATGTTACTAAAAATGCCGGACGTCGTAAATTTACTTTAAAAATATCATCACACAGAACACGCTATAATAAGAGAAAACACAAAACTATTAACTCCACACAAAAAAATAAACGAAGAAAATAATAAATAACAAAACGCGCAATGTGATTTTATAAAAGAGTCATATTTTAAACTAAGTTATGTAAATTTCAAATAAAACTTCGAAATTTACATATTAATAATATTTATAATATTTATAATGAGCGTCCTACCCGTTTTGTTTTGCGTGTAGAATTACTATTTGTTTTCTTTAGCGTAAAAGACCGTGTTTTTTTTGTATTTTCAACTACTATTAGCCATTTTGGGTCATAATTGTATATTAGTTTTAGACTATTATTTAAAGACATTAAGCCCTGATTTAGTGGTGTTATAAGTGTTTCATTTATGCTAATTTTATAGTAATGTAATTTGGCTAACAATTTATTTAATTTGTGCACATAATATTCAATTACCATTAGTGGAGTAATAGTAACATCACCTGGTATTGGAAAAGCAGATTCATCATTTTCCCATACTTCATTAAATGTGCGTGTGTCGCCTTCATTTGCTATTTCTTCTATTAAGTCTTCATCTATTATAATATCTAACACAGATCTTACTGGTTCCTCTATAGTAGCTTCTAGTCTACTTCTAGCATATAATAATATTTTAATCATAATATTTAAAACATCTTGAATACACACTAGAGCTTTATAAGATGGCAATAAAACATCATTAATAAGGGCAATAATTTTTAATGCTTTTGCTCGCGACCCCCCTATATTTAATTTGAATTTATTCATTAAAAAATCATAATCTATTACAAAAAAATTATCAGCAAGCAAATATCTTTTAAACCCATCTATTCCAATTTCTTCCATAATTCTGTCTCTTGTTCCATCTTCTATTTGCTCTACAAAATGTCTCATAATGGTTTTAATAAAATCTACTGCTTTGGCATATTCCATATTATATTTGTCAATATAAATTTGAGCAAATAGTTCTGGTTCCCATATGTCTTTATACATTAATCCATAGTTGTATCTATGACGCAATGCAGAATGTGGTTCTTTTGGGGGTCTAGGTTTTGCCCTATTTATAGGATTTATTAAAATAGGAGGTTGTCTTAATGCCATACTATAATATAATGTTATAATTAACTTTTTATTAAAAATTAAATTTGTAAAAAATGTATAGTCTATACTAATTCTAAGGTAAGTCAGGAATGCTAATTCTAAAATCTGGTCTATCATTATCCTGTTCGGTATTTTGTGGAGCAACAGGTCGTATTATATATGTACCATATAAAGTGTTGATTTTATTGTCTATATATAACAAATCATCATTTATGGCATCTAATAGTTCGCGCACAATGCTGATTCTATAAGTGGCTAAATATTCAAGCATCCTGTTTAATTCTAAAATATAGTATGTTAATACGTCATATACATGAACATTCGTTACTTCAGGAATATTGAGCGATTCATCTTCAGGTTCATCTTCAGGTTCATCTTCAGGTTCATCTTCAGGTTCTTCTTGATAATAATGCGCAAAATCCCATAATTCATTTTTGTATTTTTGTTTTCCTACTTCAGTATGATGCCAAACATCTCTAAAGCGTTCAAGTTTTCCACTTAAATTGGGTTCAGTGTGTTCAATAGGAAAATGTCTAATGTTAGGATAGAAGTGTGGGTCAGGTTGACGATCACTAAGACTGCTATAATGAGCAATCATTATTTTTGTAGTGTGCTTTATTGCCCAATATGCTTTATACGCATTTATAAGAGGGTCAAAAATAATATTTTTGATTTTTTTTGTTATAAACGCATTAAACGATTTAAATTTTTTTGTTTTACTAGCATTAACACTTGTGATGCCTTTAGTATAGTTAGAAGTTCCACTATAGCTTCCGCGAGTTGTTAATTTTTGCCCAGTTAGCTCTAAAGCATTACTCAAAAAATCAAAATCTATTATAAAAAATTTGCGCGTAGTTAATACTTGTTGTAGTTCATAATCAGGTATACGTGACAAAATATAGTTATCATAAGTTCTTCGCCGCTTAGTAATTTTCAAAAAATTGGCAAATAATGTTTGTAAAAAGTGCTTCGGATAGTCTACAAGTTCGGCATCTTTTTTTAAACTATATATGCTGTCTACTAAGTCTGTTTCTGTGTGCGTGCCCATTACTTTTACTAATGGATAATTATATTCATAACCTCTTGGTACTTCTTGTTGAAACGGATAATTATAAATGGGTAATGGTGTTATTTGAAATTGTTGTTTTGGTTGTTCTGCCAGTTCTTTTAACACTAATTCGTTTTGTGTTATAGTGTCTTCAACACTTTGTCTAGGTAAATTGGAAAATATATTTTTTAATGTAGCTTGTTTTTGCTGATTGCTAAGAGTGGCTAATTTTTGTTTAAGCAAAAAAGGGAGTATCTCGGCTTTTCCTTTTGCTTTAGCATTCGCTTTAGCTTTTTTCTTTTTCCTTGTTAAATATGCCTTTTTTAAAGGCATAACTATATATATTATATATTATAAGATTATATATAATATAAGATAAAACACTAAAGTAATAAATTTATAATAAGTAAAAACACTATTATAATGATTTTACTCGTTTTTGTGTTGTAGATTTTGTTTTTTTGCGAGGAGTATAAGAGCGTTGTTTTTTAGGAAGAACGGGTCCATTATCTAAAACTCTAATGCTAAATTTGGCGTTTGCTTGATTCTCTATACTAGCATCAGGTTCAACTAAATACTCATTTAGTGTATTTAGTCTACTATTTAACGTATTTATTATATTAGGATTTAATACTATTTTGTAACCGCGCAATTTTAACAAGAGTTTATTTAATGCGCCAATATAAACTTTTAATACATTGACTGGTTTATTTTGAGCATGAGGTAAATAACGTGTTTCTAATGTTCTGTTTGCACTAGCTTGCGGATACTTAGAAACATAATTAGTATTCCAATAATTAAATATAGTTGCTAACACATCACCAATAACAATAATCATTGAATAAGCGGCCAATACATGCTCATAAAAAAATTTATCAATATGTAAACGCTTAAAGTCAGCATAACTGTTGTAAATTGCTCTAGTAGGAATTGTATGCGTAAATGGTGGTTGGGGTCCATAGCGCCCGGATTGATGACCTAATATGTCTCTATATGCTCCTTTTTCTTGCAATTTCTTGGCATTTAGCCCAAATCGCTGCACTAAATAGTTATAATCTTTAATAAAAAAGTCTGGACTGTATAAATTTTCGACATGTGCGTTAAATCGTGCATTGTCACCACCCATATTCAATCGAACAATATTACCATTAATAGTAAAATTAAAAAATGCTCCGAAGTTTTGCGGTCTTGTTGTTGGTTCAAATAGTGCTTTAAGAAAAGCCATTTCATAATCTCTGTCTTCTAGCTCTTCTTTCATACTATATATTTCTCCTACTAAATAAGGCGGTAAAAATGTTCCTGATGGTAGCGACTTTGCTATTGGATGCTCAAATTCGTATTTTAAATAAGAACCAAGTTCTGAACTATATTTACTTTTTTTTACTCCATGTTTTAATAATCTTTTAATGATTGCATCTTTTTTCATACTTGTGCTTTTTGTTTTGCTCTTTGTTTTAAACGAATAGTTCTTGTCCATTACAAGTAAATGTTTGTAATCAATTGCTTCTAATTCTTCTTTTGTTAAGTAATCTTGATTTGATGATGCCATTATATTAGTATATTATTATATTTTAATAATATACTAATGTGTTATAATATAAAAACTACTAAAATTAAAAAGATTTTCTTTGCTGTAAGCGGATAGAACGTTGTTTCTTTAAAGTATAAGAATGTGGAACATTAGCGTAGTCTATAATTCGTTCTGTAAATAGTGCATTATTTTGTCCCATAATTGTATAATCTCGTTTTACCAAATGAACATTTATGTTATCAAGCCTTTTATTTAATGCTTTTATTATACTACTATTTAATGTAATTTTATATGTGGTTAATTTTTTTAATTTGTTGTTTAACGCATCTATATAAACTTTTAATATAGTAATAGGCACATTTTGAAAAGCAAACGGTAAATAGCGTTCTTTATATTCTAACATTGAAATGTTAGGTGAATAGTCAATAACTTTATGTGTAAAAAAATAGTCTTCCAACGACTCAAGAACCTCATCAATTACTGCATACATTACATATGCTGAAATAATATGTTCCCCAAAAAAATTCTGTAAATGTAATTTTTTAAAGCTAGCATAATTATTATATATACCCTCTCTAGGGTCGCGCTGATAGCGTCCTAATTCAAAACCTTTTGTATCTTTATATTCAGCATTATCATATAATTTTTTGGCAGTTATTCCAAATTTTTTTACTAAATACTTATAATCTTTAATAAAAAAGTTAGATGAACCCAAATTGCTAATATGTTTTAACATTTTTGCTTCATCTGGGTGTATTGTAATTATGTGATTTTGCACAATTGTTTCTAATATATATATCATATTGAACGGTTTTTTGTTAGTAGCTTCAAATATATTTTTTATAAACGCAATTTCGTAATCCTTATCTTCAAGTTCTTGTTTCATAGTATATATATCACCTACCAAATAAATTGGTAGTTTTGTAGCTATTGGATGTGTTAATTCATAATGCAAGTACGCAGCCAAATCTGCTTTATATTTACTTCTTGGAACGCCTATTTTAAATAATCTTTCAACAATTGCGTTTTTTGTTTTTTTTGTTTTAATTGTTCTACGTCTGCTTTTAAATGAATATAGTGAATCCATTTTAACTAAATGCCTATAATCGATTGCTTCTAACTCTTCTTTTGTTAAAAATTCTGGTTTACTTGCCATATATATATTATAGTATAATTAAAGTATTATACTATTATTATTTATTATTTTATTATTTTTATTCAAATAACTGCTTTATTGTAGAATTTATTTCTTTAATATCAAAATTATTAGTATATTTTAAGTAGCATCGCAAAGTCATTGCTACATCAATAAGCGAATTGTGTAAATCATTAGGTATGGGATCATTTGGAAATAATAAGTTATACAATTCGCTTAGTTTAGGTTGTTTATTATAGACTTTATTTGACACACATAATCTCTCTAGCTTACAAAACTCTGTAGTGTTTTTCATAGTGCAAAACTCTGGTTTGTGTATTTGTTGGTTATTTTTAAATTGTGTAAAATTTTGACAAATATTATGTCTGAAACATTCTACAAAAATGAGTCGTTTATCAAACGAAATATTATGACCTACTACAATATCACATAACTTTAAATATGCATTAAATTCTTTTAATGCATCAACAATATTTATACCCTGACTGTCCAAAATCTCTCTACTAATGTTATGAATATTAAAACTTTCTTGTGAAATAACAATTGAATTATCTAATTTAATATAATTATTTTTAATAATAGTGCTATTATTTGAAATATCATATAAAATATAACTTAATTGAATAATATATGGCCATCGCGATTTATCATAAATGGAAGCTCCTTTTTCTTGAAGCCCAGTAGTTTCAGTATCAAATACTAATATTTTCATTACTAAAATATTTTATATATTAGTATTATATTAGTATATTAGTAATATATAAAAAACAATTATCAATTTTAACAAATTATTTATTTTAACAAGTTATTTATTTTAACAAATTATTAATTTTAACAAATTATTTATTTTAACAAATTATTAATTTTAACAAATTATTAATTTTAACAAATTAATATATATTATAGTTATAATATAGTTATAATATATATAGAAAAATAATGAGTACTGAAAGAATACTTCCAAATAATATTGCATTTGTTCGTGAAAGATTGTGTACTATAAATAATTTACAATATGATGTGACTGACGAGTTAATAACCCTTAGTAGTCGGCCACCACAAGTTTCAGTTATAATTCAAGGACATAGAACTTTAGATAAACTTATAAAAGAACTAACCATTACAATAGATGATATTATTATCTATTTAAGAATGTATACTTGGATGCCGTATACTCTTTATTCTTACCCTAGATTTTTAGCTGAAATAGGCGCCTATTGTATAGTTTTAAAACAAATCTACTCACAATGGATTGTTCTTTATACTACATCACATACTATAATTCAAACAACACCAAGCAAAAATTTAACAACAATTACAGCAAGTAAGCCTCCTATACCAGAACCAATATTTCGTAAAAGAGACATATTGTGCCCTACTCAAGATTCATCAACACCAGATTTGAGAACTCAAATCGGAGCACCTCTTTGTGACGCAAACACGCAAAGACAAGCACCAGCATCTGGACAAGCACCAGCATCTGGACAAGCACCCGCATCTAGACAAGCACCAGCATCTGGACAAGCATCAGCATCCGGACAAGCATCAGCATCTGGACAAGCATCAGCATCTGGACAAGCACCAGCATCTGGACGAGCACCAGTATTAGGACAGAGGCCAGAACCAACATTAGACCCAAGACAACGACTCAAAGAAATGGACGCACGAATCCAATATCTTGACTCTATAATAAACAGATCACGGCATGGACTAACTCCACGAAACGCACAACCAGCACCGCCAGCACCACAAACAGGACAAGCCATACCTCCCAACGCACAGTTATTTACAAAGAGCAAACTATCTATGCAAGATATTAAAGCTGCACAGGATCAATTCAAAGAAACTGGCTACCATTACATGCAATATGGAATATTAGCCTCTTTTTTGACACAGCCTTCTCGAGACGCAGTGCCTCGTTGGGCGGCTATTCCTGTAGAACCACAAGATACATATTACCATGATGAAGACGAGGAAGACCGGTTCTTGATCTGGGTGTTCAAAACCCCATTACCTAATGTAGCGGAACTATTAACTAACTACAATCCAAGTAAACAAACAGAAACAAATACTATTATTGAAAAAATAATAGCAGACGTGAGAAAAATCAGCAGTAAGTTAGAATCCTCCAAACAAGGGTTAGTTTTATATATAACTATGATGATACGAAATACAAATGCAGAAATTGCTACCCTTCATAATAGTCCTATAAAACATATAGAGGCACTTAAAAGAATGGCAAAACGTATTTATATGTTTGCACAAGAGTTTGCTAATATTACATTAAATAAAGATGCAACGGCGGCGGCAACGGCGGCGGCGGCGGCGAAGGCGGCGGCGAAGGCGGCGGCGGCGGCGGCGGTTATGGAAGCATTATTAAAGATTTTAAAAAAACTTCTAGCTCTTTTAAGAATTCATATTACTAATCTAGAGAGACAGCCCGAACCAACTGAACAAGCTAAACCAAAAGAACAGGACTTCCGCTCTGGCAGAAGAGAACGTATAATAGAAGAGTTAATACCCACAAATATAAGTAAAACATATTTTCCCGTACAAGCTGAGGAGGTAGCATTCTTGGATAAAAAGTTCGAAGTAGACCTAGATATTGTTAACATAGATAAACCAGATGCACATCGTATGTACAATCCACACAAGCAAGAAGATGCAAATCAAGTTATTGGATATGTAAAAAATTACTTTTCACAAAATCAGTATTTGCAACAAATTAACACGACTATTATAAAACAAATAACAGATATAATAACAGAAACTGAAACCGCTATTAAGCTTGATATAGATAACCCAAGTGACACTAGCCAGAGACTCATAAAACTGGCTGAAAAAATTTATGTATTAGCTATAAAGTTACCTACAGAACTTAATATAAGTATGGGTAAAGAAATAACTAAGGAGTTACGAGCCGAAATAAAAAATGTAGTAGGAACAACTTTAAAAATGCTGTTGACTCTTTTAAGAATTCATATTACTAAACTAAGCCAACAAGTGGATATACAAGCACCTCCGCCACTACAAATACCACCACATGGACAATTACCACCGCCGGAACAAGAATTACTGAAAACACCAGAAAGTATAAAGAAACTATTAAATTATATAAAAAGACCAACACATAGGGTTACGCCCAACCCTTCCTCCCCCAATAAAATTTCTTATTATGATAGGCTCATTGAACTAGAAGATATTTTCATGACTGTATTTAAGAACCAAAGGTACCTTTATCATGGCACCTCTTATGGTAAACCTGGTATTGATCCGAATAATTATGATGCACTAGTAAGTGCTATATTAGAAGGAATCGAAAACGGAAACGAAAAACGAATTAAAGATATTTTAATAGGTTATGCAAATTATATAAAAACTAAAACTGAACATTTCAAGGATGTAGGCAGTAAATTAATAGTAACTATACAATACACGTATGAACTCGTTGACCAGTATAATGCGTATCGGAGGTTTACAGGTACTGAATACCCTCCAATATTTGTGTTGCGAACGTCGGGAAAGATTGGTCATATTTTGAATAGAGCTGAAGAGGTTTTTAAAACTATAAAAGAAGCGCGCCCACTCCATCCCAATGAATTTTCAGATACGGAAATAGATAGTACACTATACACACTTATAATTTTAAAAGGACTACTATTGCTTTTGAAACTATATACTCCTACATACTGTCTTGAGAGTGGGAGTGTTGGAACAGGTAAAAAGAAACGCTATATAAGAACTACTAGAAAAAGGCGCAACGCAACAAATCGCAAAAAGAAGCGTAACACAACAAATCGCAAAAAAAAACGTAACGCAACAAATCGCAAAAAAATATACAAACATAAATACAAAAATTAATTAATTTTAATTAGCTAATTGTATAATAATTATATTTATTTAATATTTAATATAATTATAATTATATGAGTAGTTTTAGTTATTCTGATTTAGTAGATTTAAATGCTCAAATAGAAGGGAAAGGAGCATATGTTGGAATTTTATTAGAACGTGCTACTAATGTATACACAAAATCTATTGGAGAATTTATAATTGGTGTATTAGAAATCCAACACTTGGCTACAGAGGTTGATAACCTTATTTCTAAATTTATACAAGAAGCAAGAAGATTACCTAGTGTCACAGTGCCGCAATATTATACAACATATATATACTACATAAAAGACATAATACATAGGTGTAAACAAGCAGTTTCTATATCTATACCTAATCCCGAACTAATGTTATTAAACCCACAAAAAATGCTAGAACGTGCACAGCAAACTATGTATAATTTACTCCCACCTGTTCCATATGAATACAGACACGGTGAAATGGGCGTCCCTATAGAACATTACACTGCTTGTAATAATTCTATGTACAACAATGACTATGCTAATTTAGCCATTTACGCAAGAAAAGCCGCAGATGATATAGCAACTATACCAAATGTACTAAAACAATTAAACGAGCAGCGTTATGCAGAAACTATTGCAAGAAATAACGCAAGAATAGATGCTGAAAGAGCTCAAGCCGATGTACTTAGGCAAAGAATCGAAGAATACAGAACAGAGCAGGAACGCCTAGCGACTATGCAGTCTGCTCAAGAACGAATAATAGCAGGGCGCATGGAACGTGCTAACTTAAATAACATTTCTATGAACCCCTTCAATGCAGTTGGTGTTCAAATGAAGACATTAGAAGAGTTACAGATGGAGGCTCGAGCTGAGGCAATACGGGTGGCAAGGGCGGCAAGGGCGGCATCGGCAGCGAGGGCGCCATTGGCACAGGCAACATACCAAAGTGCAGAATCAAGGGCGGCAGCAGATGCGAGAGATGAGGCAACACACACTGCAATACGGGCTGCGCGGGTCGCAGCAGCAGGGGTGTCCACCGATGTGGCGCGCATGGATGATAGAGCATTTAGGGATGAAAGATTACCATTTTTTATGGATAAAGAGTTTAGTAAACCTAAAGATAAGAAAATAGCGGATCTCGATAAAATACTAGATAGAATGAATGGAAGAATACCGGTATCAGATGACGAATTAACAGCAAAGCAAATTGAAGCTGGTTGGAAACATGAGACTATAAATATTAAAGCAGAGATGAATAAAATTGTGACCGATTTAGGAAGTACAGTGGAAAATGCAATACTACATACAAAAGAGTTAGTTGAAAAAGGTAATATAGATACAGACGTAGATAAATGGGCTGCGCATAGTAAAACCATGTTGGATATGGTTCAAACCGGGGTCTTGAGCGAAGGTAAAGTTGTAGAAGCAATATCAGCAGTAAATGAAAATTTTTATGTATTTTCAATGGCAAGTTTATTACAAGCGTCAAAGTTAATTACATTTACACCGCCGACGCCAATGGGTGGACAGCACAAAATAGCTCGTAAACAAAATTTTACAAAAAAGCAGAGCAAAAAACATAATATTACAAAAAATAGAAAAAATAGAAAAAAATAAATTTACTCTAATACACAAAAGCTTGTATCAATTTCATTATCCCATACAACATTAGAACCAATATATTTTCTAATAGGATTTATACCATGTTCAATATAAAATACTTTATCAACAGCATCGTAATCGGTTGACTTATAAAATATTTCTAATTCGGCACAAGTATTGCCATTTTTTAATGGTCTATTTGAAACTTTTACATTCATAATAAATGTATAATAACAATCAACTACGTTAAAAGTGTGATTACTAATGTCGTAAGAACTAGAAGACATATATAATATATTATATAATATATTATATTATATATATTTTATATATATTTAGAAAAAAACATAAAAACAAATTTATAATACTTACTAATAGTATAACAATGCAAATTTTTGTAAAAACACTTACTGGAAAAACTATTACACTAGAAGTAGAATCATCAGACAGCGTTGACAACATTAAATCTAAAATTCAAGATAAAGAAGGTATTCCGCCCGATCAGCAGCGCCTAATTTTTGCAGGAAAACAACTTGAAGATGGACGCACATTAAGCGATTATAATATTCAAAAAGAAAGCACTTTACATCTTGTATTGCGTCTACGTGGAGGATTTTAAGGGAGGATTTTAAGGGAGGATTTTAATAAATTATATGTATATTTTCTTGCGTTATCTAAATTAACAATAATTTAGGAATTTTATAAATAAAATAAACACTATATATAAAATGGCTAATTATAACAAAATTAATTATGAAACAATAAAAACAGATGAACAAATACAAAACGGGAACTGGGAACATCAACACATGTATACAGTCGACAACGCCACGACGTTTTCAACCGATTTAGACAAGTATAATGAAGAGTATAATAAAAACTATAATACTATGTCTTCAGTGGGTTTAGTTCATGCGATAACATATTATAGTAAGCATCAGGAACAAGCAATAGAAGTTAAAGACTCAACTGAGTATCCCTTCGCCGCTCGTGCTGCGAGTGTAGCACTTTTTGGACTTTTTGGATCTGATTATAGTATTGATAGTAAAACAAGACAAGTGGTTGCAAGCGAGCCCCTATGGGGTGGTAGCAAGAGGTTCAAAAAAAAATCAAGACGCAGACGTAATAGAAAAACAACTCGTCGCCGCCGGCGCAAATACTAATTAAAAATGGTTTAATATGGGCAGTTGTCATCGCAATAAACACTATATATAAATGATTTGCTAGTTATTATAAATTAACAAATCATTATTAGTCTTACATTTCATCGTCATCCACACTTACATTTTTAATAATAGACTTAATAAATTGTTGTGCTAATAGTTTATTCTTTTCAATTTCGTTTTCTAATTGCTTAATAAGGTTGTTATTAGCATCACAATAGGCAACAACTTCTTGTTGCTTTTCAAGGCAAGGAATGGGAATTTTTAATGATTGTAAATCTTTTGAATATACGTGGGGCTGTGCTGCTCCAGACTGATGTTTATATAATGTGTCTTGTGTATATTTTAACAAATAATATAAATAATTATTATTGATACTATCCTCTTTTGGTATTATTGAAAAACAATCGCTAGCCCATACTTTTTTACTATATTTACTAATAAAACCAGCATATGCACCACTAGACGAACACAAAATTGTATTTTCATTTGTGTTATATTCATTATGAAAACCCATGGGTTTTTGTCCCCCACCAATGACCGGATATTCTCCATCAACAAGTGTATCTTTTTTAATTCCTTTTCCATTTTTAAAATTACATACTTCTCCTAATTCTTTTACGCTATTTTCTCCAAACAGTTTTTGATTATTTAAGCAAAACTCATTTAATTGCTTCAATTCTTCAATCTTGGTAAAGCTAGTTTTATTTGCTTTTTCGTATATATAATCTAAATAGGCTACAATAGTTTGCTGTTTTTCAAGGCAAGGAATTGGTATTTTTAGTTTTGCAATATCATTTGTAGAAATATTAGCTTGCGCTGTTCCTGTTGCTATTTTTAAAATTTCGCTTTCAATATCACAACATAAATACCAATAATATACATATTTTTGAAGAATACCGCCTGGTTTAGCAGTTATTTTACCAACTCTTTGATTTAAATACGATTTTTTTTCCAAATTATATAATCCAACTTTGAAAGAACCCGTTAATCCAATTAATATATCCCCTTTTTGTATTTCAAACACTTTATATTTTTTATTTTCTTCAATATATTCCGTTATTTTATTTTCATCAATAAATCCATTTTGAATTGATTTAATTTGTAAAATACCAACATTTGTAGCATTCTGTTTTTCATAATTTGTTGATTTAAAAGAATAACCATTTTGAAACTCACAAACCTCTCCAAGCGTTTTAAGTACTACATTTTCTTCGTATTTGTCAGCTTCGCCTTCATCTTTCATATATTCCGCATAATTAAGTGAATAAAAATTGTTCACAATTTTCTCAATAGGAACTTCAACCAATAGATTTTTAACATCTTCATATGGATTAAAGTCATAAAATGCAACTTTAGTGGTTTGGTGTAAGTCAGAGAACTCATATGCTCTACTATTTTCCTTTTGAGTTTTAGCAGATGACTTGATTTTGGTTTTTAAAACATCACTTCCTTCGCTCTTTTTTACAAAATAAAATACACATGTTTTAATTGAAGTATATGTAAAAATTCCAGAAGGCAAATATATGATTTCTTTCAAATCGCAAGTTTTCATCAAATATTCACGTACAGCTACCAACGTTTTATTACTTTTTGAAAATAAATCTTGTCCATCGGGCAATACAAGAGCAGCTTTTCCATTAATTTTTAACATATAAATTATTGCTTGAATAAATAAGCTTACCGCATTGTCTGTTTTAATAGGAATATATTCATTTTTAAGAGGACTTTTAAAATCATCATAGTTTAATCCTTTAATACCAAACGGTGGATTAGCCAACACATTATCAAACTTTCTTGTAATTGGAGCATCAATACTATCACCTTTTTCTAATTGTTGAAACATATGACCTGATGAAATTAACATATTTGAAACAGCATATTGATAAGTATCTATTTCTAATTCTTTACCGTATAAGCCTTGTGTTGTAATAAAATCCCAATTTGGTTCTATAGTCTTAGCTTTTGCCTGTTGCAAAACATGAAACAAATAAGATTTTAAAAAGCCACCTGTTCCCATTGTAGGGTCGCAACAAGTCTCTATTGTACCATCAAGATGTATTTGTGGATTAATTAATTTAATCATCATTTTCTTAATTAGCAATGGTGTAAAGAATTGACCAAACCCTTTTCCTGTTTCACCCATTTGTTGAATAAGGGCTTCATAGGCATCACCTAATACATCTTGCTCTGTTCTCGACAAATCAAGGTCATTTAACTTAGTAATTAATTTTTTATAATTACATTGTTTAGTAATATCAAAGCCTTTACCTTTTACAAATATATTTTTAGTATTGGGATGAACAGACAAAATTTCGTCCCATAATAATTTAATATTATGTGGAATACTTTCAGCAGTTTCCTTTGACAAATTACTAAAACGAACAATTGTTAATAGTTTTTGTTTATGCATAGCAAGTTTGTCATCTTCAACTTCAAAAATATAGTCATAGTCATCAATATTTATTTCAACTCCAAAATGAGGTTCAATTAAAATTAATACAATAAAATAAGACAAATTTTTCAATGCTTTATCATTCGTTAAACCTTCTCCTCTCATTATATCTAAACAACTATTGAATACACTAATAAGCTGTGACTTAGTATCATTGGATACTTCTTTTGCCTTAGTAATTTGCTCCATTTCTTCTAAACTGATGCATGGTGCTTTTTTGTCTTTGTGTCTTGTATAATCAATCTTTTGAGTAAATACTTTTTTGCATAGTTCGCAACAATAAGTTTTGAGATTCGCCATTTTATAGATTATATTTATATAATAAAAAAGTAATTTTATCTTTAAATCAATTTTTTTATATTAAATTAAAAAAAATACTATATTTCAAAAAAAAAGGATTTTTTACTTTCCCACAGTTTACATAATAAGAGTTGATTTCTTTTTCTTATAATTAATAATAATTAAGTCTCGTAAATCTTTTAAATTATAATAATCAACCCATAACCCATTTGGTGGAAACAATGAGTCTTTTTTACATAATTCAAAACAAACAATTGCTAAATCTAAATAATGAGCTTTAATTTCTGGATATAATGCTAAATATTCGACCACCTTAGTTTTACAAGTTTGTAAGTCATAATACACTCGTTCTATGCTTAAATAATCAATCCAGTTTGTAAATTTGCCTCTATAAGTATCTTCGGGGTCTTGTGTTAATCTGGTGTCGCTTTCTGTTAAAATAAGATAGTCTTCTTTGGTCTTAATATTTTTTTCAGCAATTAGTTTCTTTGCTTTTTCGTAACTTGTTCCTAAAGCACATCGTTTTACTGTTTTTAATCTTAATAGTTGCGTTAGTTCTTCATCATAAGTACCAATATAATCAGCTTGTTTTGATTGTCTTTGTTTGTAATGATTAATACATTGTTTTCCTTCACAAAAAGTAATTTTATACACCTTGACTTTATGACTAATAGTTTCATCTTCGTGACCTAATTGGTGAATAACTTGTTTCATCTTTTTCCAATCTGGATTATTGCTATCATCAGTCCAATTGTCATTATTTAAAATGGGCAAAATGATTTTGGTTATTTTGTCGGGTTGTTTAGCATTTTTTCTACTAGCTCTTAGCGCAGATTGAACTATGCGAATATTAGAGGTCATATTTTCGGCAAATAGTACACCATCTAACAATGGAAAATCCCAACCTTCACCTAAACAATACACACAAGTAATAATTCCATAATCAGCCTTTTCAAAGTCAGCAATTATTTTGGTTTTTTTCTCATTTGTCATAGAACCATTGTAGTCTGAATACTTTAGCTCAGGTATAATAAAGATAGAACCAATCAAACTTTTAATATGAGCAACAATTTTTTCTGAATTGGCTTTACTATTTGCATAAATCAACAAATGATGCGAGTGGCCATCAATAATGCTTTTTAGTGCACTATATGCGCTTAACCATAGTCTTTTATCGTCTTCATCATCTAGTTTGATACTAAATTTTATTACTTGTGCATGTATATCGTCTTCATTTGCATAAAGAGTTTGAATAACATAGTCGCAAAGAATTGCGCGTTCAATCGCCCATAATAGGCAACGTTTAGTAATTACTTCACCAAAATGTTCTACGTTGGTATTTGAGATTATTATTTCATCATCTCTCAAATGCTCATTACATTCCAAAATTTTTAATGTAGCAGTTAGTGACAGTTGTTTAACTGATTTAATTTGTAAAATTTTAACGTATGTTTTGTGATGTTCTTCAATGCTATACTGACTTGTTAAATGATGAACTTCGTCTAAAATTTTCATATCAAATATAAATCCACTAGAACTAGTAACACTATATACTTTATGAACAGATGCATAGCTGGTGAGCATAATACAGTGTTTTTTGTTTAACGTTAAAAATGAGTTAATAGTTTCAATACTACAATTTTCATAAACACTTAATTGTGGAATGGTGGGAAATAGTGATGTAATAACGTTTTTCCATTGGTCTAATAATTGTATATTTGGAACACCAATAAGAAGAGTGTTTGATTTTAATTCTTGTGCAATCCATAGCGAAATTAGTGTTTTACCTAGTCCACACATTAGCACAAGAATACCTTTACTGTGTTCTTGAAAATGAACAACGCTTGTATCAATAATAGTTAGCTGGTAATCTCTCTTAGTATAAGAGCAAATAGTAAGACTTGTGTCACTATGTTTAATAATATAGTGTTTGCCTGTTAGTCTCTCAATTTCTTCACTTGTCAATTGTCTAGCTTCAATGTTGTATTTTGTTAATACATTAAGAATGAGCGATATAATTGTTTTTTTATAAAATTCTGTTCCTCCATCAAAATAAACATTGTAGCTTTTAAACTCATGAGCCAGGACAACCTCGGCATGTGACAATTTTTCAAGATGCACTTCATAGACATGCGAAAATTTGCCGCGTTTAATTTCACCTGTTACATAACTTGATTCTCTATTTATAATATTATCGGTTTTACCCAATTTACATGCGTCATAGACATCATATGCTTCATGACTTCTAACATAAATATAGCCTTTATTTTCCATTTTTATTCAAATACTTAAAGTGTTTACTGAGTAAATTATACTTTATAACTTATTTTTAAATTAGTGTATCAATTTTATTTTAACAATTAAATATTAACAGTTAAATATTAACAATTAACTATTTTAGTATCATAAAAAAATTGATTATAATTTTTTAAACAAGTCTATACAAGTCTATACAAGTCTATACAAGTCTATACAAGTTTAAGCAAGTCTATTACTAAGAAAATGGAACTCAAACCTTTGCCTAAATTGACAACACTATTGCCACCATTTTGTGGTTTTATGATTGATGATATTGTGACTTGTAATATATGTTTAGAAGACAATGATGGAAACATTGAAGTAGATGGTTGTATTTCCGGAAGAATTAAGCGAAGACTTATTACATCGTGTGGCCACATATTTCATAAAAAATGTTTACAACAATGGACTCGCGCACTTAATAAAGGTTCATTGTGCGGACTAATTAGCTGCCCTTGTTGTAGAGGTCATGTATACATGGATGAGCAAAGCACCGAAACAAAAAAGAAATTATTTGATGCACTAGCGCAATGTGACTGTTGTATAAGACATCAAAGAGAGAAACCGTTGACTTATGCGTATGACCCTGATTTAGATAACAGAACTATGTCAAAAGAGCAAGAAATTGCTCTAAACACTCTTTCAGCTGAAGACTATAAAGATTGGTGCCAAGTCAACTCTTGGCGTCGCATGGATGAACGAGAATGGTGCGATTGTCATTGTAGGACAAGAATGCGGGCAATGGTTCGTCGCATTCCACCTCCTATTCCACAATACTTGTTTAATAAATAAATTAATCTCTCAACATAATTATATTTTTAAATCTTAAATTAGTAAACAATTTAAAATTTAATTAGCAATATTATTAGTATTAGTATTAGTCAAAGCATAATGAATCAATTAAATAAAGTTAGGCTATGTCTTTTTTTAAATAGTTGCTTGGTACTATTTATAGGATTTTATATAACAAATTTTGCTACAGATTCTAAATATTTTCGTTTTGGACCAAATGATGATTTTATATTTATAAGCGTGCAAATTAACACTATACAAAAATATTGTAGTTTATTAACCTTAATATTTGTAAATGATGTAGTTAGAGTTATTATTCAAGAATTTGGAAGCCCTGTACTATTTATGAATGTTTATAATCCAGATAAAAAAGAAATAACTGAATTTAGTAAATTACAATTATATTTTTATGCCAATTCTATGTTTTTATTAAATAATATTAGATATATTTTTACAGTATTAATTAATGTTACACAAATAGATATTGCCATATTTTCTGTGCTAGTAGAAGAAGTAATTGTTATTTTTACAATTAAAATGCTACTTGATGAGAAAAAATTCATAAATAAAAAATCATTGTTACACAAAGAAGTTATTATGCTAGATATTGAAATGAATAGTATAGATTGTAAAAATTAAAATTAAAATAAAATTAAAATAAAATAAAATAAAAATAATAAAAATGATAGTATTGTTATTCTTTTTTAAAATTGAATTGTTTTTTATTTAGTTAAGTACTAGCCTCGGCAAAGCACAGCGACTAAAAGCACAGCGACTAAAGCACAGCGACTAAAAGCACATCAACTAAAAGAGCATATGATTAAAAACACGAAGAATTATTTCTATGACCTTCCGGACGACATTCAGATTATAATTTTATTATTTGTCAGCGAGGCACTAGTCATTCAACGCCGCCATAATGCGCTAATCATTCAGCTCCACGAAGAGTTCATGGACATTAGGAATGACCTTTGGTCTTACGCTGGACGTATAGCGTTCGTTGCTTCCAGGGAAGTGTATGCAGAAATTCGTGCTAAGTGGGACTATGTCTATGACCCAGACAATCCTGAGTATCATAGTAAGTATGGTGGGGGTCATCGTCGCAAATACTTACTATGATGGTCCGTATGGATGCATTTCAAGACAGCTGAACTACAACTAACTAGTGCTTTACAAAGCTACACCAAAGAACTTTGCTCCATGTCTTGTATTCCATATGTGCCGTTTTTTCTTCTTAAAAGGTTATGTATATATTTTCATACAAAAAATATTGTTATACTTTTAGAGATTTTCTCATTTATATATTGTATCTTGACACTTGTGTTGAATATTGCATTTTTTTATGCACTAGTTAGTATGCCTTATTAAAATTGAGTTGATTTTTTATTTACTTAAGTATTAGCCTTACACAAACTATAGTAAACAAAACAAGACACTAAGCGCTATGGATGCTCATATTATTGCTTTGTATGACGATGAGGCTAACGCGCCTTTACTAAATGATGCAATCAATGTATTAGTAAATAGTATTCAAAAAAACATTATTACACACAAGCTTTCTAGGCATTTAAAGGCTATTATGAATAGTTGGATAAGAACGCATTCGTGGTATAATAAAGATAAAATGTCAAAGTTTGAGCGTTGTCTTCGGAACGTAGTGACTAGAGGAATGAGAAGTCGTGTACTTGACCTTTTAAAATTACGATATAAAGAGTATGAGGATGGACTTGGAAGTTCTGTCAATGAAGACGACTTGGCTTTAGAAGTACGTCGTGTGTCTACGTCACAATTTACTAGTAACTATTTTTGGGATATCGACACCGATTTGACTGCTGAAGCAAAAAGCTGGGTAATAAACAATGGAGAATGCGTTATAGAGAGCGACTTTGATCGTCCCTTTTCGTGGTTTAGCAGTCGGACTATGTCGACTCATTATCACTTGCCTCATGTTCCTAAGCACCTCAAGAATGTAGTCGCATTAGTAGTATTGGCGTTAGACTTCAAACATGACCCAAAATGGGAGTGCTCTATTTGCTTGGAAGTTGAAGCAGTTAATTCTCGTTGTGTTAAAACCGCATGTAAGCATATATTCCATTTGGGATGTTTGGATAATTGTAAGCGTGTCTACTTAGAACAAAAGGAGAATTTTAACAAGATGTGTGTTCCATGTCCTTTGTGTCGTGCACCTATTTATTAGAGTCTTATGTGTATTATATTGCCTTGTCTTATCTTGTCTTGTCTTATAAAAAAATTTGTTACAGTTAAAGGTATTCTAATTTTTTAATAATGCGTTGTTTCATTAAAAGTAATTTTTGACTTTATAAGAACATCAGCACGACATAAAGGACAACTAATTTTCGGTTGGCTAGTATGCTTTTTAACAGCCTCATCAAACATTGGATATAAACATGCACTATGAAAACTATGTTTGCACAAAGTTGTAATACTATTATTAGCATCCATAACATCTAAACAAATAGGACAATTATTTTCACAATCATCACATACTTGTACTGCGTCTTCTTGTCTAAGATTACAAATAATAGCATATATTTTGTTTTTTATATCAAAACAATCATCTTTGCTTGTTAGTAAATCCAATGCTTTATTATATGCATAATAACCAAAAATCATAGTCCAGTTATCTTTTTTAAACTCATCAGTAAGCATATGTAATCCTTGTAAGTCATTATGTGCTGCTGCTTTAAACGTTACATAATGAAATATTTTTAATCGATTATCGGCTATGTATTGATGCACTTCACATTGTAGTGCATGTTGAACTTGTAAGCCTCTATAATAACCATCTTTATCTAAAAATAATGTATCAATAAACAATAGTAATGCATACTTAGTTTTCAATTCAAAGTCATCTTCACAATAATAATGTGTACTAGTCAATACATCATAAAACCTCTTAACATTTTGCTTATTCAAAATTATTTCCAATAAATAGCTTTCAATTAGTCTAGACATACTATTTAAACTTACTTTAATGTGTTTGTCTTGTTTATATTTTAATATAATCAAGAGAAATAAACTACACGTAATCAATTTTTTTTAGCATAATATTTATTATAAAAACAATATAAAAACAAAAAACAAAAAACTAATAAAAAAAATTGAATAGCAATTATTATATAGGTAAATATATACATTAGCAAACTATTATGTCATCAACTATGTCATCAACTATGTTCTTGAAGAAAATGCTTTATATTCCAGATTATGTTGTGTATGAAGACATTCCTAAAATTATTAAGTATTTTGATGACTTTAGTATTGCCAAAGTTAAGGACGTAAAAGTAATTCCACATAATGAACCCGAATATTATGTTGAAGATGTTTATAATTATGGTTATGCTTTAATTGAAATTGAATATTATTATTATAACCAAGGCGCTTGTAATTTTTACAGTTCAATTGAAAATAACAAAGGTTTAATGGTCTATGATGACCCATTATATTGGGAAGTTCAATTTAGTACATTTAAAGAGCATAATAGTCAATTTTATGCTGTTTCTGATGCTTATGATGTATATGATATAAACGACAATAGTGACAATAGTGACAATAGTGACAACTATGACTCAGATAACGTAAAAAAAGACCCAGATTATATTTATGAAGACGATTCATCGTCAAGCGATGATGAATACAATTATGAATCTTATAAGAAAAATTATAACACTTTTATGTCTAAGCAAAAAGCAAAACGGCAAAAGTTAGACGCTGAACTTATTAATCTTAAAAAAACACTTGAACTTATTGTCAATAAGCAAGAACAAATGCATGCCTTGCTAATTAACAATAGTAAAAGCATTAAGAAAGATACTAAAAAAGACATTAAAAATGACTGGTCAAGGCGTCTTCGCATTAAGTATTAAGAAGCTAACTAGTTTAACTAGTGTTTATAAAATTCATCTTCATTAATAGGGGCTTCTTTACAACAACCATAGGTTGTGCGGTGCCATTTACTTATTCCATATTTTTTTATTCCTTCCATATGCTTAATTGTCCCGTAGCCTTTATTGTTTAATAGTCCATAATAAGTGTCTAGTTTAGGAAATTCTAAACACATTGTTCTAATATAATTATCACGCTCAACTTTTGCTAATATTGAAGCAGCAGCAATAGAACAAAATTTATTATCACCTCCTTCAACAAGAACATGATTTAATTGCTTAATAATATTTGAAGTTTTGCAAAAATAAGTGTAACATTTAAAATCGTTACCGTCAATTAGTAAATAAAATTGTTCATTCAAATCACAATTAACATTTGTATTAACATTTGTATTAACATTTGTATTAACATTTGTATTAACATTTGTATTAACAAGATTATATTTACTAATAATAGCACTAATGGCATTATGCATGGCTTTTAATGTAGCATTTCTAATATTTAAAGTGTCAATCGCTTTTTCATCTTCATAACAAACAGCCCAAAACAGTGCATTTTGTTTTATATAGTCTGCAACTTCACTAATTTTTTTTTGTGAAGTAAATTTTTTACTATCTTTTAATAATTCATATTTAAAAGTTTCATTGCTTGGTAAAATTACTGCAGCACTATAAACACGACCAAACATAGGACCACGACCCACTTCATCAATCCCTATTTCAAATAAAGTGTTATTATTATAATAATTTTTTAGAAGGCACGAGTTAATAACTTTAGACATTAAAATTATATAGAAAAATTATATTATATATTTAATATAAATATGAATTTCAATTTCAATTTTAAAAAAAATAATTTACTAATAATCTTATTATTAATACTTGTAATATTATCATGTATTGTGTATTTTAATATGATAAATGTAAAAGAAGGCTTAGAAAATATTAATAGTCTTCCAAAAAGTAGAATTTTATATGGAAGTTATTTAACAGAAGTTACACCTAGTTCAGCCGACCCAAGTTATAGTTATTACAAATTAAAATACCAAGATGCAAAAACTATAAAACTAACATCTGGAACAACTGGTCTAACTGTTTACCCCGATTTTTCAATAAATGAAGTGCTGTATACTCCTATTAATACCATTACTGACACTTCATTTATAAACTCACATAAAAATTATGGCATGTTTGGTATTAGTGATTTATCAAATGTTAAATTTTATCATTATACTAGTGTAAATAGCGGGCTTACTATAGATGTAGATATTAGCTCAAGCACTGGAGCAAATAATACGAATAAGTTTAATATGTTATTTAAAGAGTTTTCTGGTAATATTTATGAACCATCTTCTAATGTACATTTGACCAATTTAAATGTAAATATTAGGACATCAGAGTCAATCTATAAAAAACCCTTAATTATTAACGGAAAGTTTATGACAACACCTATTCCAAATGAAACACCTCCAGTAAATACACAAATACAAACTGCAAGCGGTGGGACAGCAACAGCAACAGGAGGCAATGTAACAATAGGTGATACAACGTTACAACTAGGGTCATTAAGGTCATTATTTGGGCAAGGAGATCCAAATTTAGACAGTGAATTGTTTGCCTATTTATTGCAAAATGGAACATTAGGAAGTTCCTATGTTCCGCCAATATATAATAATTTTGAAACGGCAATGAATTTACCGTCTAATCCAATAGCAAATCCGGTTAATTCAATGAATCCATTAGACTATGCACAAACATTATTTGGTCCAAACATTACACCACTAATGGCTAAAAATTCTTATTTAAATCAAAGTGATGCAACAACATTAGATGGTAATTCATCAACATTATATGGTAATTCATCAACATTAGAAGGCAGTGGTAATACTATGAAAAATATTAAATCACAAACTCCAAACTTTGATAATAATGGCAATTTATTAGCACAAAATTCAGCTGGTAATGCTTCTAATAATACTAATACTAATACTAATACTATTAACACCAGCAAAAACATATCAAAAGAAGATTTTCCGCAGATGTCCAGAGCCAAATTTTGAATGTAAAAAAATGCCAAAATATGAACAAGGCGTTGATAATGCTTTTTTACCCAGACCAGTATTAACAGATTTTAGCACATTTGGTATGTAAACATATAAAACATGTAAACATATAAAACAATTGCTAAATTTTAAATATTAGTATGCTATTTTAGCATAGTAATATTTTTGTATATACTATTTTTCTCCAATATTATGAATTATTGTAAAAATAATTTATCATAATATTATCATATTAGTATTATTAATTTTTACGTTAAAATATTATGGTGTAGCTTCGCCTCATCCACCAAACATTTTGTATCTTTTTTTAGCATTTATTTTTTTTGTTAATTTTTTTACTAAATTTATTAAACGCGATTTGGAAAACATTGAAAAATTTCTTCCTTTTTTATATGTTTTAGAGTGTTTTCTTGTCATGTTTTATATATTGTTAATATAATATAATTTATAAATTATATAAAATATAAATTATATACTCTAAACTTTAGATTTTAGACTTTAGATTTTAGACTTTAGACATTTTTTGTCAATATTAAACGTTTTACATTTAGTTTCTTGAGGTACAATATTTATTACACATTTAGATTTTTTTCCATACATTGGAGTAGTACAGCCTTTTTCTGTCTTTTTTTTTGTATAATTAAATAATACATTTTTCTCAACAGTGCATCTAGACCTAAAATGTTCATAACTATCACGAACTTGGCAATATGTTAATCCAGATTTTTTCCCTAACATTTTATTAATATGTTCATGTAAATTAAAAATATAATATGAAAAATTATAACGATTTTCAAAGATAGTATCTAATAATGGATGTTTTTTGAAATTATTTTTTAAATTAATACGGCAATATTTACAAGGTAATGTATATTGTAAATTTAATAATAATTGTTTATATTTTTGTTTTTGTTGTTTTGTTGGTTGTAGTGGATAATTAAAACTCATTACGTGTAAATAATGCCATAAACTAGGACCCCATACACTTGTTAACATACCATCGCCGCTATTATAGTCTTTTTTATTATACACTAATTTGTTTTTTTTACTTCCTTTTTTTAGAGTAAGACTTGCTACAGTTTTTTTATATGTTTTTTTCATATAACGCACTTATACTATAATATAATATAATATAATATAATATAATATAATATAATATAATATATTATAATATATTATGTGTAAATATTATTATTTATTTGTTAAATATATATAAATATGTTAATTCTTAAAATACTTAGCAATTATTTTGAATCATTTACCATATTCTTAAGAAATATACTAAATGACAGGTCATATATGTTATTAATGTTATTATTAATAATATTATTTATAATATTGGCTTTAGTTATATATTATAGCACTATTAAAGACATTATAAGTCAAAAGCATGTATTAAATAATGAATTTATTAATACAAATAATAAAAAAAATGAAATATTAATATTATATTTCTATACAGAATGGTGTCCATATTGTAAACAATCAATGCCAGAACTTAATAAATTTGAAGAATATATTAATGGAGAAAATGCTAATGCAAATTATAATATTACACTTACCAAAATAGATTGTGATAAGCAATCTACACTTGCTGACAAATATAAAATAGATGCCTATCCATCTATAAAATTAATATATCAAAATAAAGTATATGATTATGATGCTAAACCAAATAAAGTAAATTTAATACAATTTATGGAAACATTTACACATTATAAATCTACTTAAATGAATAAGCTAATAAGCTAATAAGCTAAATAGTTTGGTTATTTTTTAACAAGTAATTTTCTGCTTGTATTATTCCAAGATTTATTAAATAACTCCGTTCGCTTTCACATGTAAAAGCATATTTCCAATAGTTAATATTTACCATTTGTTCTGTTAATGATACATTTATTGAATTTTCTATACTAACTTCTATATTTTCTATTGTAGAAATTTTATGAAAGAGTGTTTTAATTATATAAATAATTAATTCAAACAAATTTGCATTAACGCTTATTATATCACTATTTCCGTTGTTGGTAATACTATTTAAATTATTTGAATTATTTGAATTATTCTCAGTATTGGAAAGTGTGTCAGAAATAATTGTTGTTCCACTAATGTCGTAGTTATTCTTATAAAAATTATTAGACATATCTATTGGAGTAGTCTTATCATTTTTGAAACATAATATGGTTGATACATCACATTTTTTATCTAGTATGCAATCATTTAGTGGACATACAACAAGTATTCCTCCATCAAAATAAAAGCCATCATTTTTATAAAGAGGTACACATAATATGGGTATAGTTAACGACATATATATAGCTTCTATAACTTGTAAATCCGGATAAGTAATATAGTTGAGTTTTTCTTTTTCAAATCTTGTAAAATTGCAAGTAAATAAATTAAACTCAATATTTGTTAGTTCATAAAATTCTTTTAGTGTTATTGTTAATTTTATATCTTTAGCATAAAATAGAGGTTTTAAACAATTTGTTACAAATTCTAAATTTAATAGACCTTTAGTATAAAACATGTTAATATAGTCGTATGGTGTAAAATTCACTAATTTTTCCCAAGGTCGCTTAATTAGAAAGTCGTCCATCCAAGACCATTCTAAGTTTACCATATAAATAAATGATATAATACACCCTATTGACGTAGCATATATGGATTTAATATTAGTAATATTAATATAGTTATTTTTTGTCAAATGTTTTAGTGCGCCATATTGAACCAATCCAATTGGACCGCCTCCGCATAATATAAGATGTTCTATTTTTGTCATAGTTCTAGTATATACTATATATTTAATTAGGCTATTTTTATATAATAGTTATTAAAATTATTAAAATTATTAAAATTATTAAAATTATTAAAATTATTAAAATTATTAAATTAAAAAGTATTAATTTTAATAACTATTATATAAAAATATAATATATGGCAAGTGACCCGTTTTATAATTTTTCAAATAAAATAGAAAATGAAAACGATTCATTAAAATTAAACATAGATGAATTGTATATTAAAAAACAACAGCAAGATTTAAATATTTTAACTAATTATAATAAAATATTGGTTAGAATACATAATAAAATAAAACATGTATCAAAAAATTTGGTTAATGAAAACTGTTGTTGGTATGTAATGCCTGAAGTAATTATAGGTATTCCTATGTATGATTATAGAGATTGTACAGCTTATGTAATAGAAAAACTTAGAGAAAATAAGTTTGTGGTGCGCTATACCCATCCAAATTTATTATTTATTAGTTGGAAACATTGGGTTCCTAGCTATGTTCGTAATGAAATTAAGAAAAAAACGGGCACGGTTGTTGACGAATTTGGAAATATTGTAGATACAAACTTGCAAGAAACTACTACAAGCGAAAGTAAAATTGACTCCAATGAATTATTGTTTTCTACTACTAAACAAATTAAAAATACACAATCAGCAACTACTAATTATAAAGATACAAAAACATATAAGCCTTCGGGACATCTGGTTTATAATAATAATTTGTTAGAAAAATTAAAAGTGTAATTTCTGTTTTCTGTTTTATGTTTTATGTTATAAATTAAGCATATTTTCTTCTCCTTGAATAGTGTTTTTTCAAGTGTTTTTTTGAGTATTTTCTAAATTGTTTTTTTGTTCTTTTGCCTTGACCTTGAAATACTGGTTCATCTAAAATACCATAACCATCTGGATGATAAATTAGATGCAGTTTTTTTGACCTAGTACCATCACGTTTTAGAACATTTAATGATATATGGGGATGTTTATCTGGGTTGTTTCGACTAAATGTTTTGTGAAAATCGCCATCAATTATAAAAGTAACACCATCATCATCCTCAAGACATGTTAAATAATTTTCATAATACCACTTAGCTATCCAATCTGTGTCATAATCATATATGCTATTAAATTTTTCTTTAAGTTTTCTTACTACATGATATTTTTTATTCATACATACTGGTTTTATAACGGTTGTAAAAAAACGTTCTTTTAACACATCTCTTGATTCATCGTCTTTATTATATCCGGGTGGCATTTATAATATACTATAATATAATATATTATACTATAATATATTATAAATTTGAGATACTACTATTATAAATAATAGTATTGTTATTATTCGCTTTTACTCTTTTTTTTTCGTGTGATTTGATGCTTTATAAATAGACCTCTTTTTCTTCGTGTATTTTTTTTTTGCTGTGTTCTATTTTTATACGTATTAAGTTTATTATGTCTACTCTTTCCACCAAAACCATTATTTAAAGTGTTTGTAATAACATCGTTTGTACCTTGCATATTGGATTTTTTATCTAAATTACTTAATTCGATACTAAATACCTTTAAAATAGCATTTATATATTTGTATACATAATAATTTAATTCTAATATTTTATACTTTGTTTTATGTGTTAACTGTAAAATTTTATTATATGTTAAACCATCATTTAATTTAGTTATCATATTTTTTTTCTTATCAAATTTGACAATATTTTTAATTATATTAGTATACAAATATCTTCTATTATAAAAATATTGTGTTATCATTTTCTTTAAAATAGTTTTAATAAAATTGTATGCTTTATAATTTATATTTTTAAATAGTTCTTCGTTATTAGCACCTCCTTTTTGAACTGAAACAGCAACAGGCTCATTTGCAGTAGCTTCAGGTTCGGCTTGTGTCTCGGGTTCAGGATTTGAAACAGGAACAGGCTCATTTGCAGTAGCTTCGGGCTCATTTGCAGTAGTTTGAGAGTCATTTGCAGTAGTTTGAGAGTCATTTGCAATAGGCTTAGGCTCACCGCCAAGCTCTTTACTATCTTCATTGTCCATATGAAGACATATATTTGCTAAAAATTCTTTGCTGGTTGATAATATTGCTTGAATCTCTCCAAATTTTTTATTTATAGCTGTTAAATTATATTGATTCTCTTGTTTATAATCAACCTTTAAATCTAAAAAGTTTAATGTGTTCATAGTATCATCAAAAATAATTCCCTTATTTGTTATTGTGTTTAACTCAAATAGCTTATGTTTTTTATTTTCACTTTGTTCACTGCAAAAGTAGCTCGCTAATTTAGACAAATTTTTGGAAAATCTCTCATTATCTATCTGGTCTAACTTTTCTTTTAATATTTTTTCACTAAAATTTTTTGAATCTAACTCAAAATAATCTGTAAATAAAATTACAAAAATTGAATAAAACAAATTCTTGCTCGGTTTATATTTAACAGCTTCAATACTAGAATCATCTGGTGCTTGTTCTGTTTTTTTTGTAAAAGGAAGAAAATCGCGAATACTATCTTCTATATTAATTCCACCTACAATTGGTTGTGGTGGTTCTAAAGCAGGTTTTGGTTGTGGTGGTTCTAAAGCAGGTTTTGGTTGTGTTGGTTCTAAAGCAGGTTTTGGTTGTGTTGGTTCTAAAGCAGGTTTTGGTTGTGTTGGTTCTAATGCAGGTTTTGGTTGTGTTGGTTCTAAAGCAGGTTTTGGTTGTGTTGGTTCTAATGCTGGTTTTGGTTGTGTTGGTTCTAATGCTGGTTTTGGTTGTGTTGGTTCTAAAGCTGGGTTAGGTTGTGTTGGTTCAAAAGCGGGTTTTGGTAATTCAGGAGTTGGTTCTACTTGTGGTGTTGGTTCTAATGCTTGTTTTGGTAATTCGGGAGTTGGTTCTAATTCGGGAGATGGTTCTAATTCTGGTCTTAGTTCTTCATTTAATTCACTTGTAGTGTTTAATTCTGTTTTACTATCTGATTCAGGTTTGTCAGTTTTGTTAATTAATTCGGGTAATTCACTTTCACTACTTAATTCACCTAATTCACCTAATTCACTTTTATAACTTGCTTCATTATAAGTTTCATCAACATCATTATTTATAACTAATGAATTATAAATATTAAATGTTTCATGTATAGCTTTTATAATAATATAAATCTTAATAAATATTACAGAAATAATTTTACATAAGATTTTTTTTTTATTTGATTCCTCGTCGCTTGAATGTCTTAATTTTTCGGAATTTAAAACTTGTTTTAAATCTTCTAAATTAAAAAAATATAATATTTTATTTTTATAATTGGTTTTTTGTTCAGGATTTATTTCATCTTTTATATTAATATTAAATGGTATATTTACTTTTTTAATATAATTATCAAATATAGAATTAGTCAATATATATAAGTCTTTACATTCATTGCAATACTTACTTTGGCCATCTTTATTAGTTTCATAGTCTTTAACTATGTTTGCTAATAAATTTGTATTGTTTAAATATTGTGTAAATTTAATATTTATAAATTGGTTAAACTCTTCATCTGTTTTTTTTGGATTTCTAAAAAAATCAGCAATAAAATTATCTGATAAAAAATCCATAATTTTATAATATTATATATTACTAATAATATTATATATTACTAATAATATATAATATATAATATAATTAATAAAATTAATAAAATTAATAAAATTAATAAAATTAATAATTGATACAAATTAGTTTGTTATTAAACTAATAAATATATTTGACTATTAAATGATTCAAGAATCAAGTATTAACGGCTCAATACATCCTAACTCGAGCAAACAAGATACAAAAAAAATAAAGCAAAAAAATAGTTCAAATAAAAATTTATGGACTATGTTTGATGAGGAAGTTAATAGTAATAAAACACTTGAATGTGTATATATTAAAGAGCAAGAATTAAGTAAAAATGATGGCTTATGTATTAATTGTAAGAATTGTTTATTTATAGGCGAAGAAGGATTTTTAACATGTTCTAACAATAAATGTGGAATTATTTATAAAGATAATTTAGACACATCAGCCGAATGGCGTTATTATGGTAATGACGATAACAATCACTCAGACCCAACAAGATGTGGTATGCCTATTAATCCATTGTTGAGAGAATCTTCATATAGTTGTAAAGTATTGTGTATGGGTAAATCTAGCTATGAAATGCATAAAATTCGTAGATATACAGACTGGCAAGCTATGCCTTATAAAGAAAAATCACAATATGATGAATTCCAATTTATTTCTGTAATTTCGCAAAACTCTGGAATACCTAAAATTATTATTGATGAGGCTATGAGAATTCATAAAAAAATATCCGAAACAAAAACATATAGAGGATTAAATCGGGATGGCATTATTGCGGCTTCTATTTATATAGCATGTAGAATGAATAATTATCCAAGAACAGCAAAAGAAATTGCCAATATTTTCAATTTAGATAATGCTAGTGCTACAAAAGGTTGTAAAAATGCGCTTTCGGTTATTAATGATTTAGAGCAAACTAATGAAATTAATGAAGATATTACTTCATTAAGTAAAACAACACCAACATCATTTATTGAGAGATTTTGCAGCAAATTGTGTATTAATAATGAATTAACAAATCTATGTAAATTTGTTGCCTTTAAAATAGAACAATTACATTTAATACCTGAAAATACTCCTCATTCAATTGCTGGAGGTATTATATATTTTGTATCACAAACATGTAATTTAAATATATCAAAATCGGCTATTAATAATGTTAGCAAAATAAGTGAAGTAACAATCAATAAATGTTATAAGAAGTTAGAAGGTTATAAAACTATTTTAATTCCTCAAACAATTATTGCAAAATATAATTAATATTTGAACATTTAATTATGTTGTTTTGTATAGTTTTTATATTGTTTTTATATAATATATATATATATAAGGTTATGGCAAAAGCCGCATCTATAAAAAATAGTACAAACACTTCTGGAACTATTTATGAGAGATTAAAACAAAAAATATTAAAACATAAAATCCTAAAATATGGAGCATATATAATTTTGTTTGTTTTAATTTTTGATAAATTAACATTATTTATATTTTTTTCTCTATATTATGCTTATAAACGTTATATTGTAAAAACTGCAGAACCGTTTTCTAAACTAGATTATACTAGCTTTGACAGCTCGTATAATAATTTATCGTATAATATATTGTATTCACACATATTTAAAAACACTGGCTTAAATCTAAAATCTTATAATAATGTAGCAATTGACCCAGCAAAACCATTATTAGAAAATAACAAATTTTTACCTGAATGTTGTCTATATAATAGCGAATATAGCACTTCAAAAGGCTGTGCTTGTATTACACCAACTCAACAAGAATATTTGAGACGACGCGGAACAAATAAATCGGCTTCTTCATTCCTACAAGACGACACAAATTACACTAATTTGTTTTTCTCTCCAACATTAGCAATTCAAGGAGACTCTATTCCATTTAATAAAAATAATACGCATTATATTGTAGATTATCCTAATTTAACTAGCACTAAAATTAATGAGTTTGCTAATTTAACCAATAAATTAGATAATGAACTAACTAATTACAATCCAAGTACACAAGTAACTATTTAATTTTTATATATTATAATATAATATATAATATAATATATAATTAAATAGATAAGTAACAAATGCCACCATTTATGACATTTTATACTACAAAGACAAAAACAGCCAAACCTAAGAGTAAAAGTAAAAGTATAAGCAGATCATTTAGTCCGGCAACAAAAAGTAAGATTGCCAATTTTACTAAAAAAAGAAACATGAGACATTTAGTTAAAAGAATTGGTGAAATACAAGAAACCAACAAAAAAATAGACTCATTTACTAGAAAGAGAAAAAATAGAATTAGGCAGCGCGTTTTTAGAAGAATTAAAAGCGAACAAGAAAAAAATAAACAAGAAAAAAATAAACAAGAAAAAAATAAACAAGAAGACAATAAATGTTCTATATGTTTTGAGACTATGTTAAACAATGGAGAACTAAGAACAACACCATGCGGGCACACATTTCATAGTGAGTGTTTAAATACTTGGTTAAGAACAAAAAATACTTGTCCACTATGTAGAGCGCGTATTCAAGCACCAGTAATAGTACCACAAATAAATCCACAGTTAGCTCAACAAATAGCAGATGCTAATGACGACGCAAACGAGTTAGCAATATTACAAATGGTTGAGACCTATTGGACAGAAAGAGGCTTGCTACCTGTTCAAGTTGAATTACTAAAATTATGTAAACTTGTAGTCTTGAAATTGTCAAGACTTGTTAGGCGTTATAGTCGGGCAAATACTAATGCCTACACAACAGCACAAGCTAATGCACAGACATATGCTGCAGCACACCGTCTGGATTTAGACTATTATTATAGGCTGGAAGATACTTATAATCCACAACTTCCATTAGCACCCCCAGTAGCACCTATATCACCGCATATCCCTATACCAAGGCCGCGTCTTTCATTATTACGTACAGCATACACCATTTAGTTCTCTCTAAAATACTATTTTTAACTAACTATTAAATTAATATAATATAGTGTTAAATATTAAACACTATTAACTATTAACTATTAACTATTAACTATTAATATGAAGTTATTTTTTCTTCTATATTTAAAGCTAGTAAGTTTAAATTGTTTTTCTCTCTTTAATATTAAAGTAAGAGCACTTAACTCTTTGGCATATAAAAGAAGATATGCTAATCCAATGTGTTTAAATTTAAATGAAAACAATAATGAAAAAGAAAATATTTCAAATAGTAAATCATTTTATGATTTTATAAAACAAAAAAACGTTACATTAAATATTGATGAAAACTACGTAGAAAACTATATAACTAAATTTGTAGAAAATTATGAAAAAAATCAAAAAGAAAATGAGACACAACTCGAAACACAAAATGAGACACAACTCGAAACACAAAATGAGAGACAAAATTTAACACTAACACATAAATATTTGACCACATATAGTTCTTACACTAAATACATAAACGAGCCATTGTCTAAAGATTTAAAAATGTTAACATCCGAATCTGTTATTGAATGGGCAAAGACTTGGACATATGACATGGTACATATTCCAAATCAATTTCCAACATTTATGTTTCAAGATATGTTTAAAATGCGTGAATTTGCTAACATTAACTCTTCTCAAACTTATTTTTATATTGGGTTTTTTCCCAAAAAAGTGGATTTAAAACACGGCCCTTATTTTATTGGTGCATTTGAACTTGTACCTATTAAGCGTGAATTCTTAACACACGCAATAATACAAAACCCATATTATTACAATACTGATTATGATAAAACAAAAATTGTTGAGTTTAAGAAAGAATTACTAGCTTTATCTAGAGATGCGAGTGTATTTTTAAAATTTTCTAATCTTAAAAATACTAATAATGAGAGATATTATTACAGCTGGCTATATGACAATATCTAACGGTATAGACATACTATATTTTATATATTTTAATATAAATATTAAAAATAAGATTATGTAATATGAATTGTATTTTTTGTTGTGTATTTACTCAAGAAAAATATATAGATATGTTTTTTCTTTTACTATAAAGTATATTTATTTATGGTGATTTAGATATAAGTGTTTACAATTCTCCACATCACAATATTAAATATGTGTAAAATATAAGAATAGTCAAAATAAATTATATTTTGTTATACTATAATATGCCAAAACCATATAAAAAGAAAACACGTACAAAAAAAGCTAAAGCTAAAGCAAACGCAGGACATGTATCGGCGCGAGCGCGTGAATTATTAGCAACAATGGAAGCCGCACTAACGCAAAATCAGACACAATTAGCACAATCCATAGCTAGAATAGCTCCAACTCTTGTTATTAAAGTAAGACAATATAAAGCTTTTATTAATAGCGTATTTACATCCTACGAGTATAGACGTAAAAATATTCCATCTGTATTACTAACTATGTTAACTCAAATCAACATTGTTTTAGAAGAAGTTAATCATTTGCTAAGATTACATAATGAAGCAGGCTTTTTACAACGTGAATTAGCAACAAATGGTTATAATGACATAGTAGCTTTTATCGGATTAACAATAGGCAATATGGAACATTTAGAAGATAATATGCAAAACTATACTCAAAGTGCTTTAGATGATTATAGAGGAGCACAGTTAGGAATTGAAACGCAACCAAATATGAGAAATAGAACTACTCGATATACAGATGCTATTGTGAGACCAGCACGCACTACAAGAGCACAAGCTTTAACAAGAAGAATACGAAGCATTTAATAATGATAAAAAAAATAAAAATTTAATTGTATTATTTCAAAGTTTGGCAAGGGCATACTATATATATTATATATTATATATATATTATATATTTATTTAAATATTCCCATTCCCATTCCCATAATAAAACCTTTTATTTATTATTAATTATACATGCCGTAAGGAATGTTATCTGTACTTTCTTTTTTAATTAAGTCGTCAATAATCTCTCGAGTTAAAATACACGGAAAACATAGTTTAGTTTTTAATTTTAATCCATCGCTAGCTTCAAACAAATTTATATCAGGTTTCATTAATCTATATAAATTTAACTTTTTATAAATAATTTCTAAGCATCGTTTTAGATTGCGCACACCATCTTCTTTTTCTGTAAAATCATTAATAATGTATTCTAACAACTCATCATTGAAGACAACGGTTGAGCTGTCAAACTTGATTTCATCTCTAATTTTTGGTAATAAATGTTCTTTTGCAATAATGAGCTTTTCTTTGGTTTTATATCCTTTTGTTTCAATTTTATACATACGGTCTTTTAGCACATTATTTACAGCATTTTCATCATTATAACTAAATATAAAGAGTGCTTTTGACATATTAATACTAATTTCTGAAAAATATTTGTCACTAAACTTAGTATTTTGAGTGCTATCTGTTAAATGAGTTAATACACCCGTGACTTCTTGTCCTTTATATGATTCACTTAATTTATCTAATTCATCAAATAAGATTACAGGATTCATACAACCACATTGAATTAATATATCAACAATTTTGCCATATTTGCTGCCTTCGTATGTATAATCAAAGCCATCTAAAAATCCTGCATCTCCACAACCACCTAATGCAACAAGCGCAAATGGTCTATTTAAAATTTTACTAATTCCTTCTTTAATTAGTGTGGTTTTGCCTGTGCCAGGTGGTCCTTTAATAGCAATAGCACAACCAATTGCATTTGGATTTACTAACCATAGTCCAACCATTTGCATAATTTGAATTTTTGCATCTTCTAGTCCATAAACAACACTATCTAATGTTTTTTTTGTATATTCCATAAAGTCGTGACATTTTTCAATACCGTCAGCAAAACTAATAGGCAAGTTATTATATTTATTAAAAGGAATTTTCAAAAACGAATCTACCCAGGTTTTAATTTTATAAAATTCACTATTACCAAAACCACCACCCATAGAACGCATAACATTTATTTTTCGCAAAGCACAAGCTTTATATTCATTAGGAATATCAAGGTCTACTAAATGCAACAAATATGGTTTATCTATTTTTGTCAAATTTTGTAATTCTTGCAGCTTTTCAATTACAATTTCTTGTTTATGATTTGATAAGCATTTTTTAAAGTAGTCTGCTTCTTTATCTTCATTGTGTAAAATCTTTGAAAAGACTTTATAATTTTTATTAGAAACTTTTAGTGTGGCTTCATCTTCTTTTCCTACTTTATTTTTCTTAGTATTTTCTTCCTCTTCTCCTTCTTCGCCTTCTTCTATACCTTGTTCCTCGTCATATTCCTCATCATATTCTTCGTCATATTCATCACCTTGTTCTTCATCATATATTTCGCCTTGTTCTTCATCATATATTTCGCCTTGTTCTTCATCATTATTTTTAATATTTATAATAATAACATTTTTACCGCTTGTATTTTTGCCTTTAAATCGTTTTTGTAAATTATTTTTAGCAATTGTTTTTAATAATTTAGTCTCAGGTTTTAAAAACATAGCGTTTCTTAAAACAAAATTCTTAAATAGGTTAGTATTTTTGTTTTTTGCTAACTCGTTACTTACTTTATTAGCGCTATATTTTGATGGATAAAGTGAATTTAACAGTTTATAATATTCTACTTTATCAAATTTGTTCTTGTGCTTATCATCATCATCTTCTTCATCTTCTTCTTCTTCATCGTCGTCTTCTGTTGCTTCGCTTACTTCATCTTCTTCATCTTCTTCTTCGTCGTCTTCTGTTGCTTCCTCTTCTTCATAATCTGGGTCTTCATCATCATAGTCGTCGTCATCAATATTTTCATTTTCATTAATATTACTATATTTTGCTTTTTTAATAGAACCTGAAGTTAATCTAGTATTGTATTTATGAATAATTGTTGTCATATTATTATTATTATAGGTTAATAATTAATATTAAGTATTCAATTTTATAACAATTTATTTACTGCAAAAATAAAAAATCTTAAATCTTGAATCTTGAATCTTGAATCTTGAATCTTGAATCTTGAATCTTGAATCTTGAATATTAATTCTAAAATTGTTAAATTATAAAATTATAAAATTATAAAATTATAAAATTGAATAATAATACAATATAAATATTATTTAACTATTATAAAAGAATGACAGACTTTGAAAATAAGAGACCTTCTAAAATTATTGGCATTCAGTTTAGTATATTAGGTCCTCATGAAATCCAAAAAGCATCTGTTGTAGAAATAACAAATAGAGATACGCATATTAACAATAAACCTGTATTATGTGGTTTGTTTGACCCACGAATGGGTGTGTTAGACCCTGGAATGATTTGTCCAACAGATGGCTTAGACTATATTCAAACGCCTGGTTATTTTGGTCATATTAATTTGGCGCGCCCAGTTTATTATATTCAATATTTATCAACTATTATGAAAATTAGTAGATGTATATGTATTAAATGTGGTAAAATTTTAATAGATAAAGCTAAGTACAAATATTTATTAAATTTAAATGCGGATGAACGCTGGAATAAAGTATTTTCATTAGCAAGCAAAAAGCGACGTTGTGGAGAAGACTCACATAATGGTTGTGGCTGTTTACAACCAAAGTTGAAAAAAGAAGGTTTGGCAACTATTATTGCAGAATGGAATGAAAAAGAGGAAGAATTAAAAGGGTATGAGTTTAAAACAGAAGACTCTAAAATGACAATGAAAATTATTCCAGAATTAATGTTAAAGATTTTCAAAAAGATTTCGGATGAAGATGTTAATTTCATGGGGTTTAGTCCGTTATGGTCAAGACCCGAATGGATGATTTGTCAAGTATTAGCAATTCCACCTCCTCAAGTAAGACCTTCTATCAAACATGATGCACAACAACGTAGTGAAGATGATTTGACTCATATTATTATTAATATTATTAAGGCGAATAAAACATTACAAGAAAAGCTAGAGCAAAATGCTCCACCAAATGTTATTGATGATTGGACAACTGTATTGCAATATTATGTTGCCACATTAGTTGACAATAAAATTCCAGGTGTTGCTGCTGTTGCGCAAAGATCAGGTCGTCCATTAAAGGCAGTTAAAGAGCGGTTAAATGGTAAAACAGGTCGTGTGCGAGGAAATTTAATGGGCAAGCGTGTTGATTTCAGTGCACGGTCTGTAATTACTCCAGACCCAAATTTGTCAATTAGCCAACTTGGTGTTCCATTAAAAATAGCAAAAAATTTAACAAAACCAATATGTGTAACTTTAAAAAACAAGAACTATTTGCGCAAGTTAGTTCTTAATGGACCGGATGTTTATCCGGGAGCTAAAATTTATGAAAGAAAAAACGGAGATTGTATTAGTTTACGTTATGTTGACCGTGAATCAATTCATTTAGAACCGGGTGATATTGTTCATCGACATATGTTAGATGGTGATGCCATTTTATTTAATAGGCAACCAACTCTTCATAGAATGTCTATGATGTGTCACATTGTTAAAGTAATGTATAAAGGTGATACTTTTAGAATGAATGTTGGTGATACAAAACCATACAATGCGGATTTTGATGGCGATGAAATGAATTTGCATATGCCACAAGATGATGAGTCAGAAATAGAGCTTAAACATTTAGCTGCAGTAAAATATCATATTGTAAGTCCAGCAAACAATAAGCCAATTATTGGTATTTTTCAAGACTCGTTATTAAGCACCTATTTATTTACGCGAGAAGCAATTACTTTTAATCCGCGTATTGCCATGAATATGTTAGCACATCTTAAAACAATTGATTTAAACACTATAAATTTTGCTGATGCAAACCAAACAAGTTTCAGTTTATTAAGTCAAATTATGCCAAATATTACTTTAAAATATAAGACAAAACGATTTAATGATAGCAGCGATGATTATAATACTTCTAATAATGTATTAGAAATCAATAAGGGAGCTATTGTTCGTGGACATATTGAAAAAAGTGTATTAAGTGATACAACACGTGGACTAATTCATAGAATTTATAATGACTATAATGTTGATGCGTGCCGTGATTTTGTTGATAATTTACAAGATGTTGTAACAGAATATATGAAAAATCATGGTTTTAGTGTTGGAATTAGCGACCTCATTGCAAATAAAGAAACAAATGATAAAATTAATGAAACTATTAATAAGAAAAAAGCAGAAGTAAAAATATTAATTGATGAAACACATTTGGGTATTTTTGATAATAAAACAGGGCGTACAAATGAAGTAGAATTTGAAACTCGTGTAAATAATATTTTAAACAAAGCCTCGTTTGAAGCGGGAAAAATTGCACGTGAAAATTTGAATGATAATAATCGATTTGTAACAATGGTTAATGCCGGTTCTAAAGGCAGTGATTTAAATATTTCACAAATGATTTCATGCTTAGGTCAACAAAATGTAGATGGCAAACGTATTCCATATGGATTTGATGATAGAACACTTCCTCACTATACAAAGTATAATGATTCACCAAATGCGCGTGGATTTGTGGAAAATTCATTTATTGGTGGTTTAAATCCAGATGAACTCTTCTTTCATGCTATGGGTGGACGAGTTGGTTTAATTGATACGGCATGTAAAACAAGTCAGACTGGTTACATTCAGCGACGATTAATCAAAGGACTAGAAGATTTAATGGTTCATTATGATATGACAGTTCGTAATAATAAGAATAAAATTATTCAATATAGTTATGGAACTGATAATTTTGACCCTATTAAAGTAGAATCACAACCCGTTCCTTTTGTTTCTATGACAATTGAAGAAATATACGGACATTATCAGATGCCTAACGATTACTCCAAAGATTCTATATATAGCACATTATACACTAAGCAAGCATATAGTAAATTTAAGAAGCAAAAGCCGGAACTCGATAAAAAATGTCAATATTATATTAAGATGCTATTGCAAGCACGTGAAGATGTTATTAATAAAGTATTTAATGCCTTATATAAACCGTCTGTTAATGTTCCAGTATCATTTACACATATTATTAACAACATTGCGGGCAATCAAGAAGAAAATGTAATAATTGATATTACGCCATTAGATGTATTTGAAATTATTGAAGCAAATTATGCAAAACTTAGCATGCTAAATTATTGCAAACCAAATGAACTATTCAAAATATTGTATTATTATTATTTAACTCCAAAAGAATTGTTGATGCATAAACGATTAACTCGCAAATCTATTGAGTTATTGATGAGTATAATAAACACAAGTTATAAAAAAGCACTAATAGCACCTGGTGAAATGGTAGGAATGATTGCTGCGCAAAGTATTGGTGAACCAACGACACAGCTAACATTAAACACGTTTCATTTTGCCGGTGTTGCATCAAAGTCAAATGTTACTCGTGGAGTTCCTCGAATTGAAGAAATCTTATCGTTAAGTGATAACCCCAAAAGTCTATCGTGTTCAATTTACTTACATAAACCAGACAGTTATGACCAGGTTAAGGTAAAAGAATATGTATCAAAACTAGAAAACACAAAATTGCGGTCTATTGTTGAATCCGTCCAAATCTGTTTTGACCCAGATGATTTAAATACATTAATTAGTGAAGATGTTGAACTTATGAAAGAATATAATGAGTTTGAGAAATTGTTAGATGAATGTAACAGCACTTATAATGAACCCAAAGACAAATCTAAATGGATAATACGTATAACTTTCAATAAAGTTGAAATGTTAGATAAAAATATTAGCATGGATGATGTGCATTTTGCCTTAATGAGTAGTTATGGTAATTTAACATGCATGTATAATGATTATAATTCGGACAAGCTAATTTTTAGAATTCGCATTAACAAAAATTTGCAAGCGCTAAAGAAGAAGAAGAATAAAAGCATTTTAGAATCATTAGACCAAAGTGATGAAATCTATTTACTTAAAAATTTACAAAATGAGTTATTGGACAATCTTATTTTACGAGGGGTAAAAAATATTGAAAAAGTATTTTTACGCAAAATTAGCGACAATTTTGAAGAAGTAGATACAAAATATGTTAAAAAAGATTTGTGGGTGTTAGATACATTAGGAAGTAATTTATTAGATATATTAGCGTTAGATTTTGTAGATAAAACACGAACAACATGTAATCACATTATTGAAATTTATAATATATTTGGTATTGAAGCTGCAAGACAAAGTATATTTGATGAGTTTTCAGAAGTTATTGAATTTGATAGCACATATATTAACTATCATCATTTAACTATGTTAGCCGATAGAATGACATGCAATGATAAAATGGTCTCTATTTTTAGGCATGGCATCAATAATGATGATATTGGTGCTATTGCTAAAGCGTCTTTTGAGGAAACACCTGAAATGTTTTTAAAAGCCGCAAAACATGGTGAACTAGATAATATGAAAGGTGTTTCAGCAAATATTATGTGCGGTCAAGAGGGTTATTATGGGACAAGCAGTTTTAAAGTGTTAGTAAATAATGATATATTAATGTCATTTAAACCCGAAACTAAAGACACAGAAACGGATAATGCTGATGAATTAGATGTTGATGCATTATTGAATAAATTAAAACAAGACTCTAATGATGAATGCAATAAGAATAATTTGTTAATAGAATCCTCTATTAGTAGTATCAAACCTATTAATATGGGAAGTAGTGAAAACTACGAACTAGATTTTTAATATTTAGTTATAATATTTAGTTATAATATTTAGTTATAATATTTAGTTATAATATTTAGTTATAATATTTAGTTTTAATATTTAGTTATAATATTTAGTTATAATAAATGAGTGATTTAAAAAGAAAAGTAGACATACCAGATTATGAGTATACAGAGCAGGTGCCCCCATTGGTGAATACAAGTGTTGGATTTGATGGCGCAGCGCTGAAGGCAGCAAGAATGGCGGAGTTGAGTGCGTTGGCGGAGGCGGCGAGGGCGGGGGTGAGCGCGCGGCGGAGGAATATGACAGAAGAAGAAAAGATAACGGCGGTGCGGGCGGCGTTAGAAGAGCAAGCGGCGTTAGAAGAGCAAGCGGCGGAACGCTTGCAATCACCAGTGAAAAAAACAACTTCTAAAAAAACAAAAACAGTTTCATTTAAAACTAAATTAACTGATAGTGGTGGCACCAGAAAAAATAAAAAGCGTTCTAGAAGACATAAGAAAAGAAGAGGCAAAAAAACGCGTAGACATAGAAGTAAACGTTATAAACGTTAAATTAAAACTAAGTATGCTTAGTTAAGGTTACATAATTTATTAGAATTATTTATATTATAATTTTGAAATTCTTCAATATTATAATATAATGCGAACTACATGAAGGTAAAACATTTGCACTTATTAATAATGTTACTCCTTAATTTGGTAAAAAATAAGTAATATTGTTAAAAGTTTGACTTTGAAAATAATTTTTTATTTGATTTTTTCACATTTTTTTGTTATTTTATTGCGTCTCTCTCCGTTAGGGCAACGTTTATTTTTGCGTGTTTTGTTAGATTCAGGAACAGGTTCAGGAACATTTTCAATAATAGCATCAGGTTCGGGTACAGGAACAGGAACAGGAACAGGAACAGGTTCTGGTTCTACTGCCTGAGGTTCAGGCTCAGGTTCAACTTCAGAAACAGGTTCGGGTTCAGACGCCGGAGGTTCAACTTCAGGAACAGGTTCAGACGCATGAGGTTCAACAGTAATAGGCTCTGGTTCTACTACTGGAGGTTCAGGCTCTACTGCGGGAGGTTCAACTTCAGGAACAGGTTCAGGCGCAGGAGGTTCAACACTAATAGGCTCTGGTTCTACTACTGAAGGTTCAGGTTCAACTTCTTGAGGTTCAACTTCAGGAACAGGTTCTACTACTGGAGGTTCAGGTTCAACTTCAGGAACAGGTTCTACTACTGGAGGTTCAGGTTCAAGAACAGGTTCTGCTACTGGAGGTTCAACTTCATCAATATCAGCATTTGCATCAATAATATTTTTTTTTAAATTACTTTTTTTATATACTGTTTTTGTAGCAGTTGTTATATTGTAGTTATATATAAAATTATCTAATATATCAATATAAAGATGCAAACTCTTTTTTATATTACTATATAATTTATAACTTTGTGAATCTTGCAAATCTTGATTTATATTAAAAATAAAAGACTGATTGTTAAACATTAGTTTATAATTATGTTTTTTATCTCTCGAATATATGCTAGGAACTTTTAAAAAATAATAATCATCATTTACTTTATTTGTATTGATTATTATATACTTTACATCTATGCTATTTGTTATAGATATATCAATTGATGTATTGCACAATAATATTATTGGTAAATCATATTCTTTATCTGTGGCTAATAAATATATGTCAATAGATGTTACATAATATTCATCGCTGGCTATTAAATCCGCCATCAATAGTGTTCCATCTATAACTTTTTGCATAATACTTTTCTTATTATTTTTTAACAATATATAATATAATATTTCAAGGTTAGGATGGCTAGCATACAGTTTTATCAGTTTATTTTTTAAATCATTAATTGTCAAGTTATTATTTTTTGTATGATATTTTATTAGCATTAAAATTATTTGAAAAGAACATACATTATTATCTATATCAAACATTAATTGATAAACGGGATGCTTAAAGTTTGAATGAATACTTTCTATTATTATATTTTTGCTTATAACACAATTTTGGCTTCTATCAATATATTTATCTAATATTTGAATAGATGCAAGTTGTTCATTTGCATCATCTATATATTCAACAAATGTTTTATTATCAGCATCATTATTATCATCATTATTATCATCATCATCATCTTGATTTCTGGTTTCTAAGTCTGTTTTCTCTCTCTTTTTTTCTTGCTTTTGCTCTTGTTCTTTCTCTTTTGTATGTTTTTGCAAAATAGTTGTCATATCTTTTTGTATAGTATTGGCTTTTGGTATAGGCACAATTGTTAACTTTTTAAGATGATTTAATTTATTATTATTATAATATCCTAATGTATCAAATGTTTCATTAACATTTGTAGCACTATTTTTAGTAACATTGTTAAAATATTCAAGTGTTAATGAAGATTGAAATAATAAAAGTTCATTATCTAAAATATTGTAGTTAGCGGAACCATAACTAAAAGTTTGATTGTCTTGAAAAATAAATTTTTTAAATTTATTATATCTTACAAATTCATCAGCCAATCGTGTATAATATAATATTTCATTAGACTCATTATTTATTAGATTGGTAATTGGTATAATCAAAGAACATATGTCATTACTTTTCATACAATAATTAGTATTGCACTCTTCGTTATCCAAACACAAGGACATTTCTTTTATTGTATTAAGTATTTTAGAATCATAATTCGCAAAAATTATATATTGAGAACCCGCATCTTTCAATATATTGTAAATTTGTTGTATTTTATCCAAAAACACTAATGAATTTGTATTGATTATTTTTTTTAATACATTTTTATAAATACTATGTTTGGGCATATTTAACACTTTTTTAAACGTATTTTTAAAATTATTGTAAAATAGTGTTTCTAATTTAATTTTATTAATACTATCAATACGTTCGCTATCTTGTGCATTAGAAGTTTGTATTTGCTTATCTACAAATAAATAGTCCTTGTTTTGTATAACTTCTAGTTCATCATCATTATTAATTTCTTGATGCGAAATCAAGACAAATTGATTTCCTAATGTTAATATTCCTATTATTGAGTTATCATCTTCTATTTTGTATAACGGTTTGCATACAATTTCTTGTTTGCTCAAGTTATATATTTTTTCTAATAACTTTTTAGTATTATTATAATCATTGTAGTCATATTCATTAAGGTCGTCTATCAACTTATATGGAATATCTGGATATTCTGATGAAATTGCTGATGGATAACAAGGTATAAAACCATGTTCTCTTGTATCATCATTTGCATCATCATTTGCATCATCATTTGCATCATCATTTGCATCATCATTTTCATTGACAATTAATACTCCAATAACTTTATTTGAATAATCAACCACTTGATATGTTATTTCATATTTTAATTTTAAAAGAATAGTTATTATTCTATTTAAAGTAATATTTGGTTTAAAATTATACACACTATTAGTGCTCTTATTTAGTGTGCTAGCACATTTATTAATTGCATTTTTAATATTGTACAAAATTATTGTAAAGTTTTTGAAAAATGGGTCTTTATTTACAAAACTAAAAGTTTTTGTAATAGAATAGCTTACATTATCATTAATCAAATAAATAGGCTCATAATTTTCATCATTTTTAATTAATAACAATATTTGTTTTTTTATATCTAAAAACTCACTGCTATAGCTTTGCTTTGGACATAATACTTTAACATTATCTGTAATATCCTCATTTGTTATATCTAAAATAATAAGGTTTATTCCATTTGGAAAAAGTAATGGATTACTTTTACATATAATATCCCATATATATGTATAATTTATTAAATTTGAACTATTTAAATAGGCTTTAAAATTGGCAAAACTGTTTACTATTTTTTTTAATAATATTATATGTGATGGACTATTTGCAAATTTGCTATATAAATCGCTAGAACTGTACGTTTCAATGTCTATTGAGTCTATTAAATCATTAAAATTCTTTGAAATAAATATGTGTGGTAAATTTCCATTATTATATTTAATAAAGTCATCAATATTAACTGCATTTATTATTATTGTTTTCATTTCAGCAATGCTAATTATTTTTGTATTATTATGAACTAATGTGCTAAAAACATCAGCAATGCAAGCAATAAAAGACTGATTAATACTAGTTTCAACGCCATAACGTAAGAAACATGGATGATTCTTTTTGAGTGCATTAGGTATTTTTTTGGTTACACATTCGTCGTTATCAACTTGTAAAAATTTTTGTATTTTAATTGGGAGAAATCCAAGTTTATTTTTTTCCAATAGTTTATCTGGTCCTAAAATATAGTTTAAATGTAGCTTATCGTCAATATTAGGCTCTTGAGTATTTACTTTTAAACACTTGTTGCGTCTTTTTAATTGTTCTTTGGTTTTTGATATATTATTGTTAAAACAACATGGTAAGCAAAAACCATTTCTATTGTGTTTATCTTTTAAAAAACCAGGAACGTGTTCAACATAGTTACCTTTCTCATCAATATGATGCTTAGCATCTGTAAATTCTAATATTGTACCATCATATGTTCCATCTTTATTTTTTTTTGAAATAAGTGTTCCATATTTTCCACTACTAACTTCTTGATGTGTTAAACTTGTATTTTCCGTTATACTCCAATATCGTGGACATATATAATGATATTTTTTATCTTGCGTTCCATATTCAAAACTCTCACTATAAGAACCCGGATGATTTGTGTCTATATATTCTTTTTCTTCTTGTGTTAATATTACAGGTTGCTTTTTTACATTCCAATTACATAATCTAGAATATTCTTCATATAATGAATTTTTTTCTGTTGCAAATAGTTTTGGTTCTCTATTAATTAATCTTTTCAAAATTGGATTGCTTTTTTCAGATTTTTCTTTAATAATATCTTCAGGTTTATTCTTGGTTTGTGTTTTAGATTTGTCTTTGTCTTTGTCTTTATCTTTAATATCTTCATCTTTAATATCTTCATCTTTGTCTTTATCTTTAATATCTTCATCTTCATTTTCGTCATCTTCATTTTCATCATCGTTATTTTCATCATCATCATCATCATCATCATCATCATCATCATCATCGTCCTCCTCGTCATCGTCATCATCATCGTCGTCATCGTCAATGTCATATTTGTCTTTTTTAATATTTATTTGTTTTGGTAGTGTTTTTTTTGCTAATTTTATTTTAGTTATTACAATATCTTTTTTTTCAGATTCTTCATCATTATCTTCATCTTCATCTTCATATTCATCTTCATCATCATCATAAGTTAACATTCCAAAAATATTATTGTCATCATCAAAACTAGTTTCTTCTTCATTTTCTAATAAAGCATTCATTTTTCTATTTACCATTTCGGTGGTTTCAATTTCTTTAAAGTTAGTGGTATCTACAGATGTGTCTTCAATATTTATTGCACCATTTAATTCATTTACAATGTCTTCTTGTTCGCTATTAATCAATTTATATAATATTTTAATTAACGAGTCTAAATAAGTTGAAATATAATATAAATAATTAATATTATCAATAGCTTCTACACTAATAGAGAGATTTGATGCACCCGTTTTTTGCAATACAGTTTTAAAACCAGGATTATTTTTAATTATTAATTTTTTAGAATTAAACGTAGAAGTCAATAATTTTAATGAATTATAAACACTTATGAGTTTTAATCTAGCGCTCTCATTTGTTATTTTAAAGTTCTCTTGAAGTTTGACTAAAATAGCACTATCACTATATTCTTGTTTAATTAATTCCAATATAAATGCTTCTTCAGAATCCATTGTATTAAAATTCGAGACATGTTTATAGCGCATTACTATTTCATTGCTTTTTTGTGTAATAATGTTAAATAATAAATAAATAGAATTACCAACGCTACTAATATTTAAATCGCCATTTATCTTTATATTGCAACTATAATTGAGAGAATTAATTTGAACATTATTAGCGTTTAAATCACTAAATAAATCAATAGTATTAATAATTACTAATTTTTTAATAAAATCAATAATTGGATTCACACACGTAGTTATTAAGTCATTTAATAATTCAATACCAATTATTTGTTTTAGTTCTACATTAATATTTAGTAATCCAGTTTCATATAATACTATTATAAATTCATCCACGTTTGTTGTAAAACTCTCTTCGTTTGATGCAACATAAAAACTAATAGTATTAGTTTTCCCTAGGGATTTTGCATATTTTAATAATAAAGCTTTACTTAACAATGGGGTTTTAACACTTTTTGTAACACTAGAGCAAAATATTCTATATATGTTTTCTAGTTTTTTTCCAGGATTATATTTAATTAATGGATATAATTGTGAACTATGAAATAGTTTAAAAATTGTTTCCAGCGAAACAATTGAATTCAAATTATTATTAATGTTTAAATTAATAGACTTAATACCTCTATTTTCATAGCTCAATTCCTCTGAGTCATCATTAATTGAAGTTAATAAATGTACAAAGTTATTTTTATTTATAAAATTAATGTTGGTTACTATGTTATTTGTTTCTCTTATTAAGTTTATTTTTTGTGAATAATAATTTGTATTATTAAGTATGTTATTTTTATATAAAAAACAATAATATAACTTTATTATTGTTTCCTCATCAATACTAGACTTTTGTTGTTTAAAAAAATCACTTGCTAAACATACATATAGTGTATTATTAAATATGTTATACTCAAATAATAAATTTGAATTATTTGTGCTAATATTTTCACTTATTTGAGAAACATTATTGTTTACAAAATAATACGGATTTACTACATAATTTAGTTTATTACTCACTAAACTTTGTCCTATTTGTATATATTCTTTAATACTAGTTAAGTTTATTTTGGTTAAATCATCATAAGTATATGTTTCTTTTGAATTGTCCGGATTGTCTTCCCCTTGTAATGTATTCAATATTATTGTATTTTCATATATATTTGTCAAATATTTGATAAGATTTGAATGTGTTAGCTCAATTTTGTTATTGTTTGTTAGTATGTTAAACAAATAAGAAGTACTAAAAATATGTTCTGTCAAACCATACATATAAAGTTCTTCAAAACAAATTTTTTCATCTTCATTTACTTTATTATTGTAATGCGTTATAAATTTTAATTTTATTGTTTCAATAGTGTCATCATAATTTATAACATCATCTATAAAAACAATGACCCCATTTGTTGATTGAAATGTCTTTAAGTCATCTTCATTAAAATCATCGTTAAAATGTTCGTTGTATACAATACTTTTGCTAAAGGTGCTATAATCATTATATTCAGCATTAAGCACTTCAATGCTTGGAATAGTAGAAGATGGTGAACCAGTTATTGAATTTGTTTTAGAATATTTATTTTTAATAAACAAATATAATTTACTATGGTCATTATTATTATTTATATAAATTTTAAATATATTTGACATTTATATAAATAGTAAAGTATTATTTTATATATATATGATTGTAAATATTATTGTTGCATATTGCAATAATTATGGAATAGGCAAAGACAATAGTCTTGTTTGGAACATTAAAACTGATATGGCTAAATTTAAAAAATTAACTATTGGAAATGCTAATAATGCTGTTATTATGGGAAAAAACACATTTATAAGTTTACGTAATGAAAACGGATTAATAGAACGAGACAACCTAATTTTGTCTAAATCTATTGCAATCAATAAACAATATGGCAAAAATAAAATTAAAAGTTTTGAAACTATACAATCTCTCGAAAATTTTGTAAAGTTGCAAAATTATGACACCATTTGGGTTATTGGTGGTGAACAAATTTATAAATTATTTTTAGATAATTACAAAAAGGATGATTCTAGTATTTTTAATATTTCAAAAATTTATATAACATATATAAATAAGGATTATGAATGCACTTCATTTTTTCCGGACTTAACGCATTATACTAATAAGCACAATTTGCTTTTTTACAATAAAAAAGCACATAATTCAATCAATAGTGTTAGTTCTAGTCTTGATTCTAGTGTTAATCTTATTAGCAACGATTCAAATATTTATGATATAGAATATGTTTTTGTATAATTATAAACAAAACAAAACAAAAATAGTTCAATTTATTTTTACTTTAGTTTTAATTTTTTATATTTTTTGCTTTTTTGCTTTTTGCTTTTTGCTTTTTTCTTTTTGGTTTTTGTTTTTTGGTTTTTGCTTTTTGCTTTTTGTTTTTTGCGTCCGCCTGTTCCTGTTTTTGTTTCTGTTTTTGTTTCTGTTTTTGTTTGTATTGGCGCTATAGAGTCAAATGACTCTTTATATGTATCAAAATTATGTAATATTTCATAGCCACCACCATCAGGCGGTTTGCCAGGCTTTCTTTTATAAAAAAGAACTTTAATATTAGATGGTTTAAAAAAATCTGCTTTATTTAATTTTTCATATGTATTAAATATAGCTTTAATAGTGTCATTATATACACCCTCTAATAAAAAATTACCTAAACGAACTTGGCATGTGCTTTCGGCTGCTTTGCAGTTGGTCATATCCTCTAAAAATCTGCTTTTATTCGACGCTACTAACTCCGCCTTTGGGTGTGATAAATAACAAAACGTTATATCATAGCTGTCTCTTAATATTTGTCTTTGTACATTTGTAAATTCACTATAATCTTTTATGTTACCAGTATTCGTAGCTTGCTGATCAGTAAGTAACCAACTAAAGTTTTTATCACCATTTATTTCTAATACTATTGGTTTCTTCCTATTTATTGCTTGATATAACTTTTTATCATGTAATTGGTCACAAGTAATATTTGTGCTAATTTGATCATCTAAACATGGAATTATATTTTTTTTAACATTTATATATAATTGATTAAATAAGTTTGTTAAAAGAATTTTTTTATCGTCAGCTTTTCCATCTATTGTTTCTTCTATTAATCCTCCAGCTAACTTTATTAAATTATGTATAGCAGTTCTATAAAATTTATTTTGCACTATTAAACTATCTATTTCTATTTTAGTATAGGCTTCCTCATTCAGAGCAAAAATTTCTTTTGGCACTCTAGATTTACCAACACCAGTTGGTCCACATAATACTATAAATTTAGGTTTCTCGTCGGATGTCTCTTCGGGTTTATCTGTATCTGCCATAATACAATATAATAATATTTTAATGAACCAAATGAATGTTATATAGCTAATATTTTATATTATATATCATAATATGGATTATCGCTAATATTCATACCACAATATCGTGCTGGACTTTTTTTATAATCAACTGGATTATAAATATTTATTTCTTTTGCTTCACTAATAATAAATTTAAAATTTTCCCAAAACTCATCATTGTGTCCTATTGATTTTGTAGCAATATGACTTACTTCATGCAAAGCTACATACATTAATGTGTTCATATCAATTAAACGACCTTGACTATTTTTTTCTGTATCTAAACAAAACGCTAATTTCTCTCCTTTATTTTCACTATATGCTGTAAATTCACTTGTAGGCAATGTTTCATATATTTTTTTTGGATTATATCCTTTTACTAAACGTTTTACATTACTTTCATTTGGATATTTTTTTGCTAAATGATTAACTAATTTATTTAAATTAATATTTACTTGAGCTAATTTATTTGCTGCTAAATGAATTTTAGTACGGTCACGAACACAATACGTATTTCCATTTACATCCGAAATAATACATCGCAAATTAAAACTATCGCTATTTAAGTACAATTTTGTAGCAATAATTATTATAAATAGAATTAATAAAAAATGGAGTATATTTTCACTAAACAGTGAACTCATTAGTATTACTATAAAATTTTATAATAATATTTATTATAATAAAATTTTACCCTTATTACCCTTATTAACCTTAATTATCGCTAATTATCCCTAATTAACCTTAATTATTATTATTTTCATAAGTTGCTAGTTATTATTTTTAAGCACTCGCTCCTATTTCTAACGGTCTTCTAAAGGTATCTGTTTCAATTGTAGAAATATTCCATGGGCAATTTGTATTTGTTCTGGGATTTGCTGGTTCTGATCTAATTTGCAAATTAGAGTTTCTTAAACTAGAACCCTGTGTATTAATTCCAACTAATTGAGTTGGATTCAACAAATTAATATTTCTTAAATCTGAACTACTTACTGGATTTAAATTAGACCAATCATTTGCCGAACTATTTGGTAACAAATCCGAAGGATTTGAAACAGCTTTTGATGACACTAATTGATTTATGGCACTTGCACTATCTGCTGATGTTGCTATTTGTGAATTAGAATTGCCATTATATGGAGCATATGTTGAATTGCTGTTTGTAATAGATTGCGAAGTTACAATTTCTGTTGATGGATTACCTGGATATGTGCTAGGATTTAATGCTGTCATTGGTAATTGTAATAAATTTTTACCCTCGGAATATTTATAAAATGCATATACAACAAATAATAAAGTAATAACTCCTAAAACTTGTTCGTTCGTTATTCCTTTGCTAAATTTATTTAAAACTTTCATTTTATATAAAATATACAATAAAAAATTTTCAATAATAATTAATTAATATAATTAATTTAATTATTATAAAGTTATTATAAAGTTATTATAAAGTTATTATAAAGTTATTATTTGTATTCTTCATCGCTTGATGAATCATTTATTAAGTCTAAATTATATTTAATTTTTATATTTTTTGCTTCTAAAAATGCTTGAATAGCATTCTTTCTTATTTCTTTTGCTTTTTGTTTTGCTTTTTTATATATTTCTAAATAGATTGCATTATGTGTTTTTAATTCAATTGGTTCATTGTTTATAATAATATTATCTAAATCACATATTTCAATAACTGGATTATTTTCTAAAGTATGTGGTTCAAGTAATTCTTTTATTTCAATAGCTGAAGAACTTTTGTCTTGTTTAATTGTATTATAAACATATGAACTTTTGTCTGGACTAACTGTGCTAAATAATTCTTTGTTGTTTTTATTTGTGTTTATACTAACTATGTCTTGATTATTTACAATACTTTCTGCTTCTTCCTCTGCCTCTGCTTCTTCCTCTTTCTTTTCTCCCTTTTCCTCTTCTGTTTCTCCTTCTCTTTCTCTTTCTCCTTCTCCTTCTCCTTCTCCTTCTCCTTCTCCTTCTCCTTCTCCTTCTCCTTCTTCCTCTTCACTCTTTTCTTCATCATCATCATCATCATTTATAGAGCTAGAATCATCATAATTAATAGTATTGTTTTTCTTATTAATTACATTAATCTTATTATTTTCCACACGATTTAGTGGCTTAGCTATTTTAATTAATATCTGATTTTCAAAACTATCACTAGGATAAAGTATCATAAACTGAACCAATATTATATCAATAATAAAAGATGACTTAGAAAATTTGATACCATTAATATTTATTAATGGTACAATGTCATTAACTTTATCATATTCTTCTAAAGTTAATTTTTTCTCATTTTCATCATAAATAATAATTTTATCTTGCTTAATGGATGTCTTTATTAAAAATTTTTTACCTGATTTATAAGACCGCATAATTGGAACAACATATTCTTGAATATCGTCATTTGAAATATTTGTTGAGTCATAAAACCACAGGTCTTTATTTGAGCATATTTCTTTTACACAATGATTTTCTAAATTTTCAAAAAATTCAATTACTAGTTTATTATTGCTAAAAAACTCTAAATCACAAAAACACTTATTATTAGTATTAATAATACCTTGCTTAGTATTACACTTAGGAAGTTGAATATATAGATTATTTTTAGTAGTATTAGTTATTTTACTATAATAATTGTTTCCTGTTATGAGAGATGGATTTTCTAATTTTACATTATTAAAATCAAAATCATCTGTTAGTTCAAAAATTTTATTATTCATTTAATTAATTTAAGATTATAAAAATGTAATTAAATTTGTGCGCATTACTATTTAAATATTTAAATACTAATATTTTAAATAGTAAAATATAAGTATGGTTTTAAAAAGTGCCTTAGCTAATCAATGTATCAACTTTTTAAAAACAGAAGAAACAAAAAAAGAATTAAAAGAAATTTTTACACCAGTTTTAGAGTATTTTTTGAAAGAAATAAATATATATTTGTACTTTTTCATATTTTTCATATTTACTAGTTTTATTTTACATTTAGGAGTTTTACTTTTACTAATTCGTTATAATATTAAATTAAATAGGCACAATCCTAAATAAATATAAATAAAACTTAAAATAAATATAAAAACAAAAATATATTTTTATATTTAGTAAAATTTTTATATAATATATTTATATAACAATAAATATGAGAAAAAAACACAAGAGAAAAAGCAGAAAAAGCGGCAAAGGAGGTTCGTCATTTTTAGAGCTACTTGTTCCAGGCGGTTTATTTGCTGCATCAGAATTTATGAAAAGAAGAAGTAAAAAGCATGTTAGGTCTAGAAACTATTTAGTGCAGCAAAATAGTAATAAATCTAGAAGACGTAGATATTAAAATTAAAATAGTTATTGCTAATAGTATTTATTTAAATTAGTGCCGCTGCCTCCATTTTTTCATTTAGTAATTCGTACAAAATGCATACGCCGTTTGCAATATATTTTTTTGGGATTTTATTTCCATACTCTTTAAGTGCTTTTTCTAAATCACTTATAGAGCCTTTATCTATTGCTGTTTCAACAATATCAATAAAAGTAGTAATATCTTGAATAGTCATATTACTATTTATTTACTGTTAACTAGTAAATAGTAATATTATAATAGTTCAATTTTTATTTAGAAATTTAAAGTTATTTAAAGTTATTTAACTTAATTATTAATTATAAGTAATTAATTAAACAATGAATATTGAAGACAAAATTAAAAGATGGGTTGTATTAGATAATCAACTAAAGCAACTTCAAAATCAAATACAATTATTAAAAGATGAAAAAAATGACTTAACAAATAATTTAATTGAACATTTTGATAATAACAACAAAAAATATCCTATTATTAACATAAGCGATGGTAAACTTACTTTTATACAAATAAAACAACCTAATGCACTAAGTTATAAATTTTTAGAGCAATGTTTTACTAATTATTTTAATAATGTCAATGCTAACGTTAATGCTAGTAATAGTAATAACACAACTTCACTTTTAGATTATATTAAATTAAAAAGAACATATAGTGTTAATAAAACAATTAAACGAGTTTATAATTGAGAGAATATTATATAACTCTATTATATAAATGTATGCTAATATAAATGAGTTATATAAAAATATAACTGATTTAGATAAATCAAAAAGTTTACTGAAAAATGCTTATATGTTGCCTGGATTTAATATAACAGAAACCAATAGCGCTAACTCCAGTTCAGATTGCGATACGTTAAATAATAAAGTTGTTGATGACTCTTTGTTTATGAAATTTTTAGGATTTTTTAACAATACAAAAAACAATCAAACACAAAAAACGAAACCCAAGCTCAAGCTCTCTAAAAAACAAGAAAAAACATTTACACGAAAACAAAAAGAAAACAAAAAAGAAAACAAAAAAGAAAACAAAAAAGAAAACAAAAATTCAAAATAAAAGTTATTACTTTAAACAGAAACTTTAAACCAATTATTATTATTAAATGGACTTATTAAAATATTACTTATTCTATCCTTCCAATATTTAACACGCTGTTCAAACAACAATTCTTTACTTGTTTTTGGATACAAATCTTTGTCTATATATTGTTTTTCTAATTCGCTTTGTTTAGGTTTTACTCCATAACAATTCGACCCTAAACGTGTATGTGGATTTGGAACATAGCCGCCATTTATTCCGGGTAGTCCACAATCATATTCATGTCCTTCTTTTTCTTGTAAAATTCGCCAATCACTTTGGCTAGTTGGATATAAACCAAGTTGGTCTTTAGTCCAACCGTAACTGCACCAGCTTGCTCCCTTAGCTTGTGATTCTCTTAATTGGTCATAAGTTGCCATTTCTCCTTCAAAAGCATTACATACTGCTTTTGCATCGTGATATGTAAATCTGTTACCAGGAACATGATACACTTCATTATAATTCAAAGAAATATCAGGACCGCTAATAGTAGATTTTACTCTTAGTTCAGGTTCTTCTGTAAACATGTTTTTAAGCTCGGTAACAACATCAATATTAAAAAAATAGGCTAATCCATTTACAAAAATTAATAATATAAATAATCCCCATAACAATGCTTGCAAAATAAAATAAGACCCTGATGGCTCATAGTCTTCATCACTAGACCATGATTGTCCTAAAAAACTAAATAATATGTAATATATTATTATAATTAATATTAATACGACTAATACAAAAGGATTAGTGCCTAAATTATTTAAATTGTTATAAAAATCTTCTGTGACATTATTAAATAATGACATAATATTATATATAAATAATATATAATATTATTGATTACATAAAATATTAAAACTTATTAAATAATTGCATACTATTTTTCTATACTATTTTTCTATAACAATAACAATAAGCTTTTGCGCTAATTAATGATGTTTCATTGATTTCGGTTACACTTGTATCGTTATAACAGTACCATTTTTGATTAGCATTTTTAACATATGAAGTATAATGCCCGCCTAATGAACCTCCGCTGTGATTACATATTCCAAACAATTCATAAATGTATTTTTCGTTATTATAACCTAACACATATTTGCTTAAATCTATATTTGTTAATGGTGTTTCCACAATATTGTTTAATTTACGATTATTATTATCAAATCGCTTTAAATCAACTATTAATATAGTTGGTAAACTCCAAAATTTAATACATTTTTTAACATTTTCTTTTGTGTTTGTTTTTTCATTAAACCAAGCATTTTCATTTTCTAATATTTCATTACTTGTATATAAATCAAAACAGTCATAAATTGTAAATGTTTTACTATTATTTTTATTTTCTATTGGAATTGATAAATTTATAATACTAAAACTTTCAGGTATTATACTATAAATATTATTTTCTTCATTATTTGAAATAATTAATGAAACGTGTATTCCAAAAAATAGCTCTATAATTTCCGAATAACTATTTGAATAATTATTTTTAATCATAGTATAACATTTTCTTGCTAACTCATCTATATTGTTTTTTGATATTCCAACAATATTAATATCTACTTTACGTTCAATTGCTTCATGAAAGCAGTCAAATAAAAAAATTAAAAATTCTGGCAAATCATTTTGAGCATATCCTGTAAACAATTCGCGATTCTTTTTTTGTGCAATATGTTGTATTGCGTACATAAATCTATTTGGACTAATAATACAATTGGTAGACCACATTAAGTCTTTCAACTGTTTCCATTCATATAATAATAATGCTTTTTCATCATTGTTAATATTCATATTTTCAAGAGCATCATTTAGTTCGTAACAATGTGATAATATTTGCATACATGCATTAATATAACAACTATTACCCAAATTACATAGTCCAGTAAGTCCTTTATTACAATATTTACTAGTATGTATATTTGTTAGTCTATTAGATGTTATTAGGTTATAATTAGGCTTAACCATCATAATGTATTTAAATATATAACTAAATATATTTAAATATATTTAATTATATATAATGAATATATATGAACCCTACTAATTTTACCAATAATTTTGAATTAATTATGTTAAATAATTCAATTGCCAATCTAACTAACTATATAAGAACAGTAAATTCCAGTATTGAATATTTAAATAATGCTAGTGCTAATATAAGATATATGCAAGAACATATTAATTATTATTATCATGCTAGTAATTTTCAATTACTAGTAAATAATAATGCTTTATTTCAAGCATCTAGCGTAAACAACGAAAACAACGAAAACAACGAAAACAACGTAAACAACGAAAACAACGAAAACAACATAAACAGCGTAAACAACGAAAATAGTGAGTTAACATACGAATATTTCCAAGAAGTATCATTAACTAATTTAAAAGCAATTATTAAAAATAATATTAGCGAATGTCATTTTTCTACACTATGCGAACCATTAAATGAATCTTGTAGTATAACACATGAAGAATTTTTACCAAATACTAGAGTATGTATAATTAAAAATTGTGGGCACATGTTTAATCCAAAAGCAATTAATGAATGGTTAGTTAATCATCAAACATGCCCAAATTGCCGTTATAATATTTTGACAAATTCAAATATAATTTCTTATAATGACCAAGATACAAATAATAAATTTTTTTTTAATATTAATCAACTAATAAAATTTTTTTACTTTATACATCAATAGTTCTAAATAATATAATATAGTTATATCGTCTATTTATTAATTTGTTATTTTCTAACATTATTTGTTTTTGTATTTTTTTCTTTCTTTTATTGTAATTTGCTAATTTTTTTTGTGCTTCAGCATACATAATTGGATTGATTTTCAATGACTCTTTAAAATTTTTATAGTTTGTTGTTTCTGTATTATATAACTCTTCTAATTTATTAATTTTTTCAAATTTTTTTCGCAAGTCAATACATAATGTATTACTAGTATTTTTTTTTGCGTATGCTATTTTGTGTAAATTTTTTAAATAGTTCTTATTGTTATTGCATGATTTACAATAACTAGATTTTTTTTGTAAATTATATATTTGGCAAAAATGGTTAGAAGTTTTGCAGTCTTTACTATGTGTATTACAACATAATACACATTTATTTGAATTATGATAACCAAATAGTGCGTTTAAATTGTTATTTTTTTCGGATAAAGTAACAGAAGATTGTTCTTTGTTATTAATAGTATTGTTCAAATGTAAATGCAATATATCAATAGCTTTTAATAAATTATTCATTACAAATTTTTATTATAATATTATTACTAAGTAGTAATTTTTATATAAAAATTAATACTTATAAATACCAACCCATAGTATAGTTAATCAATCATATTTATAATTAGATTTTCGTCTTAATAATGCACTAAATGGACTCCAATAAGGTAATAGTGTTGGTTTTTGATTTATTAGTGATAATACTTTTTTCGGTGCATATTTTTTATCTATTACTATTTGAAAAGTGAAATCTTTAAACCATGACTCAGACATGTAATAATTACCATCATAGTCAACAGAGTCATCTTTTTCATACATTTTATCACCCCAAGAATTTTCAACAAGAAATCCATTAGTTTTAGAGTTATTAAAGTTATAACCTTTTATTACCATAGCATGAACAGGTGCTGTTTGTCTATAATTTAATGAATCGCATTTATTCATTGCATTATTAAATCCAAAAATAGAATCATAATCAAATGCTTGTGCATCCATAACACTATTTTTATGTGAAATATATTTGTCAACGTCAAGACCTACCCAAACCGCTTCCTGATTGTCTATAGATTTTTTTGTGGCATCAATTAAATAGTCTATTGGCACATTTATTAAACCACGTCTTTTTTCTCCTAAAACATCAAATGACATTTCAACATCATATTGTTTAAAAAAAGGTGCTTCTTTACATGGGTAATTTATTAAACATATTTTATTCTTAGCACAATAAGGAACATATTTTTTATAGAAGTCAAGTGGACTAATATTTCTAATAATTTTAGCTCTATTAGCCTTATTTTTAGAGTCTTTAGAGTCTTCGTAATATTCCCATGTTATTTTAGTAGGAGGTTCTCCTAAAAATATAACCAAAATTTTATAGCATTCTGATAACATATTATTTAATAGTGTAGCTCTGTTTTTGATTAACTCATTTTTAGGTGTGGTTTTTATTTTATGAGAACATTTGCGTAAAAAGTCATTATAAAAATTTTTAAGCTCTTCTGAGTTCATACTATGAAAATTATCATCCATATTTGTTTTAGGAATAATTCCATATTTTTCAATTAAATTAACAAATACATTCCAACGACCACCATCGTCAGTTAAATTGTCCAATGTGTGTACCAATTTAACTACTTTTTCATTTGATAGTATTGTTTCTATATTCACGTCATAAGTGTCAATTATATAACTAAGATAATAATTAGCTTTTTCTAATTTGTCAAAAAAAAACAAATAATTTTGCGAAAACTCAAAATCGGGTGCTAACTTATACTTTTTTATCATTTTGTAACGAATAATATTTAAAAATGCAAAAATCCAACAACGACCACTCTGTTTTTGGTCACTAATTTTTGATTGAACATCAATTATATTTGTAAAAGTCTTTTTTTTATCTTGAACATAATCGCTTTTTAATAACACATTTTTCAAATCTGTTTTTGTATTAATATTTTTAATAATTTTATTTGTTTTATTTTTATTAAATTTATGTGAAAAATTTGAAATTAACTTATGTGTTAATTTATTAACCATATATTACCTTATATATATTATATATTATATAATATATATATATATAATATATTGCTATATTATTTGCATTCTTTCAAATAACTATCAAACAATAAACTTTTAATTTCTTTACATTTTAATTCGTCCAATTTTTTCTCAAATTTCTCTTGTTCAGTCCATTTACTTTGCAATTTAGCGATTTCATTAAACCATGATTGTAATGTAACACCTCGTTTTTTTTTAAACTCAGTCATTTTTTCTAAATTTAACGCATAAAGTTGCAATAATGGTTTCATAATTTGATTACTAATATAATGAGCATAGTCTAATTTCAAATTATTTTGCATAATAAAATCGGGCGTTTCTATTTTTTCGCCCTGAAGTGCTTTTTTATTAGCATTTACAATATATGCATAATACATTCTATCACCTGAACTTGGTTTATTGCCGCTATCTCGTAGACCAATTCGCTCCGCTAATACTTTATGTGCTATTTGTTTAGGATTTTTATAATAGCTTCGTAAAGATTTTGTGACTAATAATTTTTCTATTGGATATTGACCAGCAACTAATTTTTCAAGACTTTCATGTAGAAATTTTATTGATTTAGCAATGCTTTTTTCTTTCATAATAATATTTACAATAGTACCATATATGTCTTTTACAATAGGAGCATTGTCTCTGCGTTTAAGTACAATACCCATATATTTTAGTTTACCTTTTTCTATATTTTCTTCATATAGTATACCTACATAACGCTTTTTGGATAATAATATCCATGGCCAAAATGTTTTTTCATATTCTAAATCATGTGGTTTTTTGAGAAACTGACTTGCCAAATTTCCCGCTTTTTTTGCTAATTCAATAGTATAAATAAGTGCTTGATTATTTATAATTTTTTCATTGCTATTTGGATCGCGCAAATTAAATTTGAAAAACACGGAATCTGTATCACCATATACACATTCTGCTTTTGCCTTTACAATTGAACCATCGTCCAATGTTACTAATACATCATTATAACATTCTTCAATAATTGCCCTTCCATAAAACAATAATTTACGACCGATTGCAGTAGTTGATGCAGCAACATCTCCTTCATAAAACGCACTTGTAATTGCGCCCATTTGACCATATAAAGAATTTGCTGTCACTTTAATACTTAGTTGTCGTTTGTCTAGCACATTTTTCATAAACTCATCTTTTTCTAATAAAATTAGTTTTCGGGTTGCTTTTCGTGCCGCTAACAACTCTTCTAAAATAGCAGGCATAATAGCTTTGCCATCTTTATCGGGAAACTGGGCAAATCTGCAAATTTTATAACCAATAATTACTTTTTTCTCAGCTGCTTTTGGAGTAGGTCGCATATATTTATATGTATCATATTTCACATCAATATATTTATAACCCAAGTCATACAAATTATCATACATAAAGTCGCCGTTTTCAAATTTTTCACCTGTTTCACTAATTAGATTATTGTCTAAATCATATTCTTTTGTCCATACTTTTGAGTCGTGTGACAAATTTTCAGAAATAATAGAAGAAGGATAAAGAGAACTATAATCAACACATGCAACCGGTTCATCTAAATAAATTCCTGTTTTTGGTGTGAAAACATGAGCACCCTCATAACCTCCGCCTGTTTTTTGCTTATTTACAACTGGCATAAGAGTGTTTTTTTCGCCACATTTTTTAGAAACATAACTTTGCAGTTTAATTCCTTGACCTCGTAATAGTAAATAACTAAGCGGAACATCACATAAATTAGACATTTCTACTTTGTCTGTAATTACGTCTACTTTCAATAATAACCAAATAACATTGTCGCAATCCGCAAGACAATATTTACCAACAGTCCATCTATCATAATCAGAACCGTTAGCAAGAGCAAATATTTCTTGTGGAGACACGTCATCTTTTGCTAATCCCCAGTTATATTTGTAATTGGCCAAATCCAGTTCTTCTAGTCCTTCAATTACAAACCATTGTTCGTCTTTATTAATTTCAATAATTTCAAATTTTTTCCCTTTTTTATATAAATTATTACTGAACCCTTGTTCGTCAAACTTTATAAAACTTCCCACACTGATGCCTGTAAGATTTTTACTATATATTTTAGTAGTGTTAGTTTCTTCAAGTAGTGTAATTTTACTAATAGAGTCACTAATAAAATAGCTTGATGTAAAGTCTAATTTATTAGAACTTAATGTAAACTCTTTGCGAAAAATAACACACATATCTATAATAATGCGCCCGGGCATTTTTATAAATTTTAAATTATATTCACCACTGGCTAATACAATTTTATTTGTTTCAATGTCTTTATAATCTTTTTTCTGAAGGTCGCTAGCTTTAGCCAACTTATCTCTATATTCAGACCGCCAATCATTTGAAATACATATTTCATTTTTATTTCGCGAAAGTTTAAGAAATTCATTAACACAGTTGAGCTCTTTTGACCGTTTATACATAAATTCAAAATCAAAACCTGTAATATTATAACCTGTAATAATATGTGGATTTTCACTATTAATGATTTTTGTAAATGTTAATAATACCTCTTTTTCACTTGCGCGTTCCAATACAATAACGCTATTTTCTTGTGCCCACAATAAATACTTATCTGGAATTTTGCAACCACCTTTTACAATAATAACACGCTTATATGGTTTAGATTCTGTATAATTGATAAAACTTAAACCAATAAACGTAATTATATCACCTTCTAATTGTGGAAAATTAATGTTACTAAATGCTTCTGTAAGTTTTACCAACTTTGTGGCATAATCACAAGAACTATCTTTAATTAATTCTAATAGCGTCGCATCTTTTTTATACGCTTTTATTTTAGGTTTAGGTTTAGGTTTACGTTTGTTATACATTATTTCTGCTCCGACTTCAGCTTCAGCTTCAGCTTCTGCTTCTGTTTCAGTTTCACTTTCATCTTCTAATTCTGTTTCATAGTCACTGCATTCTAAAATGTCATCACTATTTAATGTGGAATTAAACTTTGATGGACTATAGTTTGTTAATTTATCTATTAATATTTCCATTTCATCTAATGTAATAGAAGAGTTTTTGGGATATACTTTTTCTATATAACTTAACTTTTCTTGTGCTAAACTGAACGCATTTAATACTTCGTTCTTTAAGTTGTTAAAATCATAATTGTCTTTAAAATTTTCAGAACTTGAATTGTAGTTTTCAAGAATATTTGTTGCTAATTTTTTATAATTTTTAATTGGAATAGGAAAATCGCCATGACTACTACTTGCTTCAATATCAAAACTGCATATATTATATTTTACCAAACTCTCTTTTTCTTTATAAGGATAAATATCTTCATAATTAATATGATATTCATAAGAGCAATTTGTTGTTTTATTATTAATGGTTTGTACTTTATTTGAAGGCATCTTAATCCATCCACTTGGGCTAATTTGTTTTTCATGAAAGAATTTTAACAATGGCGGAATATCTGCTTCATATAAATAACAATGTGTTGTCCCAATGTCATCAACATATTTATATCCATCCGTCTTTAATGTTCTTTCAAATTGACCCGATTTACTGGTTTTATCATCATAAAATATTTTTTTTAATTTGTTATAGGCTCCACTATTAGTAAATGAAATTTTAATGAAATTATGTAACTTTTTATTATCAAATCCGTACAATTTATGTCTTTTTACAAGTATACATTCAACAATAGAATCTTCATAATAATTTCCAACTAATGTTTTTATATGTCCCATAAATTCATTTTTTCGTTGGTCATTCCAATCTTCATTCACCATTATGTAGAAAAACGGATAAAAATTTTCTATAAATATTGATGCTGTTTTGTTAGATGAGTTTATTCCAAATGCTTGAATAATAAATTTTTTATTATCTTTATAGTGATTTCCTTTAGTGTTTTCTTCTAACACATTATAATCATAACATTTGAAACATTTAAAGGTTGTCATATTAATTATAAACTATTTAATAAATTAGTTAGTTAATAGTCTTTAAATTTATAATAAACGGTTCAATTTTTTATATAATTTTATTATATAAATTATATAAATTATATAATAAAATGACGACTATTCCAAAATTGATTTTTATTGTTCCATATAGGGATCGTGAAAAACAAAAGCAGCATTTTTCTATATATATGAAGTATATTATGGAAGACATTCCAACAGATGATTATGAAATATATTATAGTCATCAAACTGATAATAGAAAATTTAATCGTGGTGCAACAAAAAATATTGGTTTTTTAAGTATGAAAGAAAAATATCCAAATGATTATAAAAATATAACGTTTGTATTTAATGATATTGATATTTTGCCTGCAGTAAAAAACACATTTAATTATGTAACTGTGCCTGGAGTTGTTAAACATTTTTACGGTTTTGAATTTGCTTTAGGAGGTATTTTTTCAATTAATGGTGGTGATTTTGAAAAATGTAATGGTTTTCCTAATAATTGGGGATGGGGTTTAGAAGATAATGCTTTAAATGATAGAGCAATACAAAATTCATTAATAATTAATAGGAGTCAATTTTACCCTATAAATTCTACAAATATAATTCATTTGTATGATAATCCCGATCGAATAATTAGTTCTAGAGAACCTCTTTCTTACATTAATAAACAATTAAATGATAACTTAGATAGTATAAACTATCTAACTTATAGTATTATAAATCATACTAATGCAGAAGAAAGTGGTAGTAATAAAGTAACTTCTATAAAACAAAATGAGTTTATTATAAACATACATACATTCAAAACGTTAATTAATGAATCCAGTAGCATTTATTATACACAAAATTTGGCTTTGACATCAACTATAGATCCGCATAAATATAATAGTATTATAAGAAGAAATGTAAAGCCTAGATGGTTATTAAATAATAACTTTAAATAATAACTTTAAATAATAACTTTAAATAATAACTTTAAATAATAACTATACTATTATAATTATTCGACAGAAACTACTTTTGCCAAATTACGTGGTTTATCTGGATTAATATTTTTACTTATTGATATTTCATATGCCAATTTTTGCAAAGTAATAATGTATAAGATTTCATTATAATAGTCAAGATTTGTTAATAAAATATATTTGTCTTGTTTTAATTTTAATTCATCTATTACATTTTGAGAATTTGTTATAATAAATATATTTGTTTCACGACCCATTATTTCATAATAAGTAGATTTTAAGTTGTTATAATCTTTAGTGTTATTAGCATCTATTAATAATAAGCTTAAGTTATTTGAGTCTAATAAAGCAAATGGTCCATGTTTTAATGAACTAGCACTAAAACTTTCGCAATGAATATAGCACACTTCTTTAATTTTTAAAGCGCCTTCACATGCTATTGGATACAATTTGTCTTTACCTAATATAAATATACTAGTTATAGAATTGTTAATAATAAAATCTTTCAAGACATAAATTTTATTCATAAAAGTTATATCATATAAATGTTGCCTAATGCTATTTGGAAGCATTCTTATAGCATCTAATTTTTTAATATTATTATAATAATCATTATTGACAAACCACATACTAAGTAAGCTTAGTACTATTAACATGCTTGTAAATGATTTTGTTGAAGCAACACTGATTTCTGTTCCTGCATTTATATATATACCACAATCCACTTCGCGCGCTATTAATGAGTCAACTTTATTTATTATACCCAAGGTTACGCATTTCTTAGCCTTACAAATTTTCAAACAATTATATACATCCATTGTTTCGCCTGACTGTGATAAAAAAACGCATAGTGTGGTAGAATAATTTTTAATATTAGGTAAAGTATTTTCATTAAATTCACACGCATTAATACTTTTAACACATATAAAATGTTTAATTTCATTTAAATATAATTCGCCCACTAATGCCGCATTATAACTTGTTCCACAACCAATCACATAAATAAATTCTATATACTTTATAATATTACTTATATTATCTAATCCTCCCAATTTTATAATATTATTATTTATACGACCACCATAATTATATGCTTTTTGTATAGTCTCTGGTTGTTCCATTATTTCTTTAATCATCCAATGACTATATAATCCTTTGTTTTCAATTATAGTGTCATAACATACTTTTTTTATAGTATAATTATTAAAATTATTAGAATTATTAGAATTATTACAATTATTACAATTATTACAATTATTACAATTATTAATATCATTTAATTTGTTTTCTTCGTCTACTTTATTTATAATACTATAATTAGAATTACTTATTTTAATAATATTATTGTCCTTCAATGGAATATATTCACTTATTAAGCCTGCAAAACCATTTGTTTCTGATGTGCATATTATAAAATCATTATTATAACCTAATAATAATGGTGACCCCTTTCTTGTTACATAATATGTATCCAATTGTTTAGTATAAATAATTACAAGAGCCCATGTTCCTTCTAATTGATTTAGCGACTTTTTTAGTGCTTCTTCAATGTTACATTCCATAACTATAATATAATATTCTATTAAATTAGCAATAACTTCGCTATCTGTATCGCTGTAAAAATTATAGTTTTTCGATTGTAAAAACTCTTTTATGACCATAAAATTATTTATTATACCATTATGAACTAATATAATTTGTTTATCTTGTGATACGTGAGGGTGAGCATTAAAGTCTGTCTTTCCGCCATGAGTTGCCCATCGTGTGTGTCCAATTACTATTCTAGAAAATAAGTCTTGTTTGTACTTTACTCGCTCTTCTAAGTTATTTGTTTCAAATAACAACTGAACTAACTCAAAACAATCTTGTTTTGCTGTTGATGCTTTTTTTATTATTTCATATTTAGTGTTACTAGCATTATAGTAACAAATTCCAATCGAATCATAGCCTCTATTTTGTATTAATTCTAAGCTATTAAAAATATGTTTTAGTACATTTTCTGTTTTTTTAGAATATATAAGTGTAATTCCACACATAATATAATATAATAAACAAAATTTTTATATTTATATTATAACTGTTTGTTTATTATATTATAACATATTTGTTTGTTTGTTTGTTTGTTTGTTTGTTTGTTTGTTTGTTTGTTTGTTTATTTGTTTGTTTGTTTGTTTGTTTGTTTGTTTGTTTGTTTGTTTGTTTGTTTGTTTATTATATTATAAATAATGACCTTGTCCTGTTTTAAATATTTTAAAACGAGGTGTATAAGGAACAATATTAGCATAATTTACTTGTGTTGCTAAAGGGGTGTTGTTGCGTATGTCTTCTCTTAAATCTTCTATACATTGTTGCGATAGTCTATTTCGTCTATTTGACCTAACTAAATTAGCAAAATTTTGTTTTCCTAATTTATTGGTTGTAAAAGTTCGACTATCTTTTGCTGAACTATGTTTGTTAGCATTAATTTTATTTTTTATTATGTCTTCTGTTGTGGTTATACACGTATTATCTATTTGATATTGATTAACAAAACCACGACCAACAATAACATTTTCATCATATGGTTTAATTGATAATAATTTTGGAACATTGTTTAATCCAATAAGCCCTTGTATCATTTTTCGTGATAAATTACTCCCATTTTTCTCAGGAATAATTATACTGTTTGATGTTGAACTACTTGCTCCTGGTAAAAGCTCAATTGCTTTTGCCAACGTATCAATATTACTAGGGTCTCTAATAATTTCAATGTTATTATACGGATATCTATAAAGGGGATTTGGATCTGTTTCTGGATTGTGATATATATATATACACTCTATATCTGTAAAATCACGAGCTGGTGTTGTATAAATTAAACACCCAAAATTTATAACATAAGTGTTGATTATTTCATATTTAGTTGGATAATTATAAAGAATATTAAAAGTAAAGTTTGTATAAAAATAACTATCATAATTAAATCTTACATCTAAAAGAGCAGGTTCAATTAAAGTGTAATATGAGTTTAGCAGTGTTTGAGCTGTAGAATTTCTAGTATATAAGTTAGCACTTGTTACGCTTACTATATCAAAACTAATTGAATTAATATTGTAATTATTAAAACTATCAAAATAATTAACAACAGGTCTAATAATATTATTGCTTACAGTAGTAATAAAAGCAAGATTATTGAAATTATTATAATAATTTCTTAAATTTGAGAGGTCAAAAAAATTACTAAAATTAACAGTAAAAATTTTATTTATACTTGTATAAATAGTATTAATAGTAACACTTTTTAAAAGTATATTTGCTGACAACTCAATATCATATAAATAGTGGTTAGCTAAGTATGGTATAAGTGTAGAATATTTTTTTGCTACATTAATTGGGTTTTTAATAACATTTGCAGTTATGTTTTCCTTAAAATATACTTTTTCCATATTAGGTGTTAAAGCTATATGATTATATATATCACTTTGAACAAGACCAGTTCTAAAATTTCCAAGTGATAAATAAACAATATGTGGTTTGGTTAATTTTTCAACAATTGGTTTTGATGGTGTAGAAACTTGCACATTTAAAAAATATATAGTATTATTGGTATCAAACAAAATTTTGCTTTGTGCGTTTTTTGCTATTTCAAAAGTATTTGTCTTAATCAAAAAAGTGTCAAAACTTATTGTTAATGTGTTGCCGCTACAAGTTAGAATAACATCATAATTTATGTTTTTATTATAAACATAATATTTATTGTATATATTGTTATATATAGGGTAAGAAGTAGTGTTATTATTGTATTTTACCAATTTTGATATATTAGAAATATCAGAAAGTCTATTAAAATTGTTTGAACAAACATCTATATAAAGATTAGAAGAATAATCTTCTGATATAGCACTTATTTTAAAGTTTAATTTATTATAACATATATCATTACCTATACTAGAAACAAAAAAATTATAGCTATAATCTCTCAATATATAGTCTTTTACATTTAGTTTATAATAATCATAAGTATAATTAGTTGTTCCACTAATAGTATTAAAATTATTAAAAATGTTATTATTTATTATAACATTATTAAAATAATAATTTAAGTGAAAAGTTAAATTTTTAGAATCTGACCTTGTAACCTCATTATCTGTTGCAAATATTAAATAATTATTATTTAACTTGTAGTTAGCTACATTATTATTTTTAACAAATAATATTTTGCCATTTTTTTTATTAGTATTATCAGTAAAAAGAAATTTAATGTTATTTTTAATATTATTTATTGTTAATAAACAATTATAAGCATTACTAAATTTGTAATTTAATATTATATTATTAGTATAATTGGGCGAATTATATAAGCGACTATATAGTTCTGCACTCTTTTGGGGCGTAACAACCCGTGTTTTTATAAATATTTTTACACCTTGATGTGCAGTCATTATCTTATTTTGTGTTAAAATAATATAATTATTTTGTGAAGCAGTTAATTGTAGCGACATAAAAAATTATATATTAATTATATTATTATATAATAATTTTTTAGTTAATCATAATTAATCTTATATATTATTATATAATAATTTTTTAGTTAATCATAATTAATCTTATATAATCTTATATAATCTTATATATTATTATATAATCTTATATATATTATTATATTACTATTTATGATATTATATCCGTATTATTAAAATACCAATTTGAAGATAAATAATCGGCTTTTGTATCTTTGAGATTACTTTTTTTACTTGTTGTAAGATTAGGACCTTTATACAGAATTGAGTTAATTTCAAAAGTTCCTATAGCATAATTATAATATTTTAAATTGGAAATAGCACCGTCAAATCCTCCATTATAATTTACATATAAATTATCATAATTTTGCTTAATAATATTTGATAATTTATGCCGCTTTGTTAAATTACCATTAATATAAATATCAACAATATTTTGCGATGTTACTCTAATTACTACACATACCCATTTTTTTATAGGAATACCGTCCACATATATATCATCATAATAAGAATTATTGTTATTTTCATTATTATGAAAAACATTTATTCTAACTAACATACCTAAAAGAGGGAATTTATCTAGTAAATCATCACTCATATTTTTTTTTCCATTATATAAATATACACCGGGAGAATTATTTGGTCCAAATAATCCGGAACCTCCTTCTCCTTGTGAATTTGGAGAAGACCCCTTATTAAATACGTGTTTAAAATCTATTGATTCTTTGTAATCTGTATCACTAACATTCATCCAAAATGAATAAGTAAATTCTATTCCTTCATATTCATCTCTACTGCGCAAAATGGGGATTGATGCTCTTTCGCCTAAAGACTGTGTAATAGTTACTCCTTCAGTTCCATCTTTTAATCCATATATTAAAAAAGGCGTTTCCGATGGTGAAAAAAAATAATATAATAGTTTACTTCCAATATAAAATAAGAACGAAAAAAGTACTACTATTGCTAATAAAAATGTAATTTTTGCTATCATTGTATTTGATGATAAGAAGTCATTTGTTGATTTTAACCTAGCTTCAGCACTATATGGAATTACTGCGTCTATATTTTTTTTAATATTAGTAAATATACTTTCCGGAGGATTCATTATATTAATATATAAAATTATATATATTAATATTATATAAATTATATAATTTATATTGAAATACTGCCTTTTTCTTTATTATACTCTAAAAAGCTTACTTTTAATCTATATTTATTAAATAATGATTTTGCTAATGATTTATCAATTCCTTCTTTATAAATATTGTATGCTTCTTGTGGATTTATAGAATCATTTTCATAACGAATTCGTGTAATATAGCCTTCAAATCCGCTATTTGTACCGTTATTATTTGAAGCATTCGTGCCTTGAGACATATTTCCTATATATATATTTTTTTTCTCACTTGTACTGTAATAATTTTTATATAATCCATGCATTATAAATGAGTTCCGCAATTTTCCATCTAAATATACATCTAATGTTCTTGCATCAACACTTAATGTTAAGTTGTTCCATTTTTGAACAGGAATGTTTGGTATTTTATATCTTGTATAATTTCTTTTATTGGCATTCGCGCTACTAGAAATAGACCCAGAATTTTTGTCTAAATATGTTTCAATATCAATTAATAAATTATTTTCATATTTATCTAAAGCAATGTTAATATTTTTAGGTTTAAGTTGATTTATACTAATATCTTTTTCTACTTTAGTACTTAGACCGGTTAATACCGAAGATAGTTCTGGTAATGTTGGAGCACTTGGATCCACCGACATATACAATACATTTTTCTCATTTGATATGTTATTTCCCCAATTATCTATATAAAACCAAACACTTAGTGTAAAATTAGATGAATTATTTTCTGGTATATCTTTTGCCATTATTACATTGCTATTTGATACAAACATTGAAGTAACTGTATTTTGCAATGATACTGGAGCTGCTGCATCGCACATAGCATCATAAATTATGTTTGTTTTAAAAAACAAATTGCGAAGTCCCCATATTACCACAATAATCAAAATTACAACAATAATAATATTAAATACTCCCATATTAAAATATTAATATATTAAAATATTAATATATTAAAATATTTAAATATAAAATAGTAACTAAACATTGTTGGTTTTTGTTTTATTTGTTTCCTGATAAATTATATAATAGCTCAATTGTTTGAGGAGTTTTAATACTATCATAATAGCTTATTTCTTTTATACTTCCATGTATTCCCTCATTTTCTCCTATTGTTACTTTGTCACCTTTAAAATATGGGGTTACGTCTTTTTTTGAACCAACCAATTTGCCATCTATAAAAATATCAATATTATTATTATCATAATTAATAACAAAAAACACCCATTTTTGATGTTTTATATTTTTTCCTTCATATATAGTATCTAATTGGTCTCCTTTATTATTTAATGTTCTAGATTTAATAATAATAGATTGTGTTTTTCCATTATAATATATTACTGGTTTATATGCATAATTAAATATTTCAGTATCTTTATTATAAGCAACTGATGTATTTGATGGTTGTGGATTAATATACACAAAAAAACTTATACTGTATGAATAATTATATGGAAATTTTTTAACAACTGTGGGTGGGTCATAAAAACTTGTTTTTATATTGTAAACACCGTTATAATCATTTTTAAATAATTTAAAATTGTAACCTTTTGTATCACTAGTATTTTCTTGTGTTTGTTTGGTTACTTCTTTACTTTCAGGACTAATTAGTTTTGAACTGTCAGATTCGGATGTACTAAATATTGTTGTTTCTTTTTTATTTAAATTTAAATTGTTCAATAAAGCATCAATGGGATTTTTTATATGACTAATGGTTTCAACATCATTTTTTGGTACTGGAACATCCACGCTAGCATTAACATTTTTATTAAGATTTTGATAAATACCAATAACTTTCATTTCGTTTAAATAGTAGGGTCCTGTTCCTTTTAATAAACTGCTCTTGTTTAATGTTCTAGAATAATTAAATAAGAATGGTACAATAAATAATAATGTTATAAGAAATAGTAAAATAAAAAGTAATAAATATACAGCGTTTGGTGTTAATTTAATATCTTTATTTAATTCATCAATAGCAATAACCAATAAACAAGGTATGAAAAAAATTACTTTTTTAATAATACAAGTGTAATTATACATTAGCAAACTCGTTTCTTCATTAATGCAATCTTCACTTGCATTTGATGACTTTATTGAAAAAATTGCGGCAATAATTGCTAATATAACAACTACAATTGTTAAACTTATAATTGATTGCGTAATACTAAATGAATTACTATTTTTTTGTGAATACAATATATAATTAACAATATATAATACACTTATTAATATAAAAAATAATAACCCAATATACATAAACAACGTTAATAATGGTTTTGTATATGTGTCTTTGATTCTAATGTTATCTACATTATAATCTGTATCATAATAACTATTAGAACTTAAATTCTTTTGTGCGTTATTGTCTAGTTTTAATCTATCATCTTCAAAAATTGTGCTATTGTTATTATTTCTAAATACTAAAAAAAGAAAATAAAAGATTCCAATACCTAATAATATTAGAGCTCCTAATATTTCATATTGTGTATTTTTTATTCCAAATAAATTTTGATAAGTGTTTAAATAATATAGCAGTCCAAATACTAGAGCTATTAATATAACAGTTATGTATTTATAGTAATAATATACATAACTACCTGTTTCATTTTTTTTAAATTTTATTCCGTTAACTATTGTATCAAGAAAAATATTTAGACTATTTTTAAGAAATGCCACTGTTTTATCTGAAATGGTACTAACCAAGCTATAACTTGTTTTTAATATTTGTGCCATATTAAATAATATTAATAATATAAATTACTAATATAAATTACTAAGTTTGTCAAAAACAATATTATAAGTTTTGATTATAAGTTTTGATTATAAGTTTTGATTATAAGTTTTCAAATGCTGTTTTTTTGCCATGACAATCTCTACACAAAGCTACTAAATTAGTAATAGAGTTTGACCCACCATATTCTAGTTTAATAACATGGTCTACTTCAAACCATGCTGGTAATTGTTTTTGGCAGTCTTTACAATGCCAATTTTGTGATGCTGCCACATATTTCTTTTTTGTTTCGCTCACGCTTCGTTTTGTTGAAGTATTTCCTGATTGTAATATTTTTTGTTGCTGTTTTGTCAAATTAGTATTAATTGACCTATGTAAATTTTGAGACTCTCTAATATTTGTTCCATTACTTAAATTATAATTGCTGTTTAATTCGTTACTTATTGATTTAGATGTAAAATCAATAATAGGAGTTATAAAGCTTGCTGTATTTCTATCTATTGGTAAATATTTAATATACCCATTTGTATTATGAACAAAATCTTTATAATTTGCGGGATTTTTTTTAATAAATAAATATATGCATAATCCAACAAAAGCAATTAATCCCATTTTATAATATTTTTCGTAACTTTTAAGTTTTTGTATTAATTTACCTTCAAAATATGTATTTAACAATACAAAACCTGTTATAGTTAATATAAGCAATTCTAATTTCATAGCTAATGTTATTTATTATAGTTAATTAAATATAATAAATATAATAATTATATTAATATTTAATAGTTATTGCAATTATTACTAATATTAATAACACTACCAAGCTTCCAAAAATGTATTTTTGTTTATTTTTACGGTCGTCATTTTTCTTTAGTTCTTGCAATTTATAGTTTTCATAATATTTATTCATTGCTTCGTAATATGTTATTTCGGGTTTTCCTAAATAAGTGTTTATTTTATTATGTATAAAATGAACCCATTTTATAAATGACTCGCGGGAGTCTAAGTATGGTGTAACAGGATAAGCATCTAAAAATCGGCTAAATACATTTCCAATATCACTAATTGGTAAAAATAAAGGTAAGTTTGTTATAAAGTCATAATATTTCTTTTTTGTTGAATCATTGCTATTATTAGGATAACTGAGTGCAATTGTATATAATACAAACCAATAATGAGGACCCCATATTGTAGGATTTAGTACATTATTGTTTAAATTAGTAGGCATAACTTATAACTAACACTTATAAAACTAATGCGTATTTTTAACATAAAAACTCTTGCCTAATTCATATATTAATTTTATTATTATAATTAGTATTATAACTTTATATAAATTAATTGAACTATCAAATAGTTTACCATTTAAGAATGTATGTTGATTTGTTAATATATGACTAAATACTCCTAATGGTAATAATATTAAATAATATGCTTGTCTATTTAGTCTAGTATATACTCTTATAAATGGTTCAATTAAATAAGCAATAAAAAATGTCATAAACAAATCAAATAATGATATACCTAACCCTGTTGAATTATAAAATGGTTGCTCAAATTGAATTCTATAACTTCGTAGTTCTTTTAAATCCATTTTATATATATGTTATTTATGTTATTTATGTTATTATATTTTAAAATTCGATTTAAATGTCTATTTTAAATAAATATAAAACAATAACACGTTAATAGTTTAACTAACTATTAACGCTAATTATGAGTATTAAGAAACAAGTATTTTGCAACAATTGTGGTAAGTTAGGGCATTTATTCCATAATTGTCGTGTTCCTATAACAAGTATTGGAATTATTCCATTACGAATTGTTAAAAAGTTTAATGCTACTTTAAAACATTTTGAAAATGTTATTGAACTATTAATAATAAAGCGAAAAGACAGTTTAGCATTTATAGACTTTATGAGGGGTAAATATATTATGGAAGATAAAAATTATATTTTAAATTTATTAAATAATATGAGCATAAATGAGAGAACGTTCTTATTAGAAAATGATTTTGCTACAATATGGAATTATTTATGGAATTATAATACAAATAATTTATATAGAAACGAAGAAAAGTTATCAAAAATAAAATTTAATAAATTGAAATGTGGTTTTGTGAATATTTTAGAAAGTTATACTTTAAAAGATTTAGTTGATTTATGTGATAAAAAGTATGATGAACCTGAATGGGGGTTTCCAAAAGGGCGTCGTAACTATCACGAAAAAGATATTGTATGTGGATTGCGCGAATTTGAAGAAGAAACAGGATATAAAAAAAGTGATATTGACATTTTTAATAATATTGTACCATTTGAAGAAATTTTTACTGGTTCAAATTATAAATCTTACAAGCACAAATATTTTGTTGGTATTATTAATAATGCTATTATTCCTATAAACAATTTTCAAATAAACGAAATTAGCGAAATAAAATGGGTTCCTATTGATGATGTATATAGTTATATTAGAGATTATAACTATGAAAAAACTAATATAATAAATGATTTAAATAAATTATTAAAAACATATAGATTATATATATAATGACGGAACCGTCGCAACAACTAAGTATAAAAGAGCCAGATGACTTAGAAACGCTTGATGAAGCATCTGGTAATGAAGAAGCTAATGGTGAAGAAGATGAAGAGGAAGAAGAAGAAACTAATGGCGAAGAAACTAGTTCTGTAGAAGAAGAAGCTAATGGCGAAGAAACTAGTTCTGTAGAAGAAGAAGCTAACGGCGAAGAAGCTAGTAGCAAAGAAACTAGTTCTGTAGAAGAAGAAGCTAATGGCGAAGATGATGAAGAAGATGAATCATCTAGTTATACTAGGCCACTAGTTGACAATACTAATAACTTAAAGTTATCACAAATGTTCAAGGAAAATATAAACAAAGTAACGCTAGATAAAAGTGAATTAGAAGCTCTAGAAAAAAATGTTAAAACAAAAACTGACACAAAACACTTTTTGAATGCACTTGAATTATTAAATATGAAAGAATTAAATGAGTCATTTGATAAAAATTATAAATATTTGTATCCACATTTAGATGATGAATTTTTTAATATTAAAATAGCAAACAAACAAGAGTTTGCAGAAAATAAACTAAGAGTAAATTTAGATTCTGATTTTGAAAAATTAAGTAATGAAATATGTGATAAAGATTTTGAACTAGCACCGCACCAAAAATTTATTAAGAATTTTTTGTCAATAAACACACCTTATAATGGACTATTACTTTATCATGGACTTGGAACAGGCAAAACTTGCTCAGCAATAGGAGTTGCAGAAGAAACAAGAAAATATTTAAAATATATGGGTTATAGCGAACGCATTATAATAGTAGCCTCTCCAAATGTTCAAGAAAATTTCTATTTACAGTTATTTGATGAACGAAAACTTGAATTTAAAAATAACATATGGACTATTAATAATTGTGCGGGGCAAAGTATATTAGATGAAATTAATAGCACACATAAAAACTTGACACGAGAAAAAGTAGTTAAAATCATGACAAATATTATAAATAATTATTACTTATTTATGGGTTATACACAATTTGCAAATCTGATAATAAAAAAATCCAATTCTGCAAATGTTGCAATTGTGTCTGAAAGCCTACATAAAAAGAAAGTAGCAGAACGACTGCAAAAGTTTTTTGATAACAGACTAATAATAATTGATGAATTTCATAATATAAGACAGTCAAAAGATAATACTAATAAATTGGTTTCAAACGAGTTATTAAAGCTAGTAAAAAATGTAAATAATTTAAAATTGTTGTTTTTATCCGCAACACCAATGTTTAATGATTATAAAGAAATTGTTTTTTTGATTAATATACTAAATATGAATGATAGGCGCAGTATTGTAGATATTAAAGATATATTTAATAGTGATGGTTCTTTTCTGGTAAATGCTAAAGGAGAAGAAGTGGGATTAGAATTATTTAAACGAAAAATAACTGGATATATTAGTTATGTAAAAGGTGATAATCCTTTGAGCTTTCCTTTTAGAATTTTACCAAATGATTTTTCTTCACAAAACAGTATTTTAAATAAACCATATCCACAATTAAAAATTAATGCAGCTCCATTAACACAATCAATAGAACTATTTGATATATATATAAATGATAAAATCTCTCCTTATCAAGAATTTATATATAACATTGTGTTAAAAAATAATATATCAAAATTTGATGAAGACAAACTAAATGATATGGATTCTTATGGATATACACTATTACAAAAACCATTAGAAGCATTAAATATTGTGTTTCCAAACAGTAAATTAGAAACTTATTTTGAAGAAAAAATGGCCTCTTATGAAAATAATATTGCACAAGTACTAGAAAATATTAACTTGGAAGAAATAAATAATTTAATTTCTGTTAAAGAAGTGATTGGAAAAGCAGGCATAAATAATATTATGCATTACCAAGAAACATATGCTCCTAAATCACGGCATAATTATGTGTATAAAAATAGTGCTAGTCCCAATATATTTGATATTAATAGTATTGGCAAATATAGTTTCAAAATTAAATCAATAATAGACGCTATTATTAATAGCAAGGGTCCTGTTATTATATATTCACAATTTATTGATGCTGGTCTAATTCCAATTGCTTTAACACTAGAATCTCTCGGATTTACAAGATATGGAGCAAATAAATCACTATTTTTAACACCTCAAGGCGAAGAATTAGATATTGTTAGTTATAAGAAAAAGTCAGAATTAGCACCTGGAACAAAATTTAATGGAGCCAAATATATTATAATTAGTGGCAATGAAAATTTATCTCCTGATGTTGTTGGTGATTTAAAAGCAGCTACTAATACAAATAACAGTGATGGTACAAATGTTAAGGTTATTCTTCTTTCTGCTGCGGGAAGTGAAGGCATTGATTTAAAATTTATAAGACAAGTTCATATTTTAGAGCCATGGTTTAATATAAATAGAATAGAGCAAATTATTGGACGTGCAATAAGAACATGTAGTCATAAAAATATGCCACTAAATGAACGAAATGTGCAAATATTTATGCATGGCACATTATTAAATAATAATGTTGAAGCTGTTGACTTATTGATTTATAGAAAAGCAGAAGCAAAAGCAAAAGTTATAGGTAGTATTAGTAGAATATTAAAAGAACATTCTATTGATTGTATGTTAAATTATGAGCAACAAAAATTTGATGAAAAACTACTTAATAAAACATTGTCTATAACACTATCAAATAATTCTACAATAACTTATACTATTGGTGATAAATCATACAGTCCATTATGTGACTATATGGCCGAATGTAGTTATAAATGTAAACCTGATTTAGAAGAATATAAAACAAAAATGAGTTTAACACAAGACATTGAAGAAAACGATTATTCTTATAATGAGTCTTATTTACAAACAAACAATGAGGCAATAATTAAACTAGTTAGAGAGTTGTTTAAAGAGAGATTTTTTTGCTCAAAAGATTATATTATTAGTTATTTAACTAGTTTTAACAATTATTCAACAAATCATATTAACAATGCATTGGATCAATTAGTAAATAATGAAAATATTTATATAACTGATAAATATAATACTTTAGGTAGATTAATTAATGTGGAAAACTTTTATATTTTCCAACCATCATTATTAAATAATGATGCTACTATTTTTGAACGTTCTAATCCAATACAAGTTAAAGCAGATGGTATACCCTTTGCTCTTCCGGAAACATTTGATGTATTTGGTGATAAAATAGCTAAACAGCCTGAGCAAACTGAAAAGCCTGAGCAAATTGAAAAGCCTGAGCAAATTGAAAAGCCTGAGCAAACGCAGAAAATTAAAGAATTGCCGAAAAAATCTAAGGCAAACACAGTTAATACAAAAATTAACTTTGATATATTTGATGCCAATTATTTAACAATTGAAAATATAAACTATGTAAAATCATTAATTGTTGAACTTGAAACTAATTATAATTATATTATTAATGTACCAGACAATAATGCTAGCAATAGCAATAGCAATAGCATTGACAATAAATTTATAAGTTATGGAACTATTATTAAATTATTACAAAATAATGATGTATTAAATACAACTGTTTCCCAAAAATTAGCAATTTCTATTTTGTTAGATGAACTTGCATATGACAAAACCATTTTACTTGTTAATTATTTATTAAATAATGGATATAATTTGTCGGGATTGGCTGATTTTGAAAAAGAACTGTTATATTATTATAATGAAAATTTAATAATAAGTGCTAATAATAAATTAAAAGCTCTAATATTAGCAGAAAAGAGTGAATATAAAAATTATACATTGTACATAATAACAAAAAGTAAAACTCCTCATATTAGTGGTTCTAATATGCTATTAACATTAGGACAATCTGAAGACTATGATGATTTTGTTGAAACTATTGCTAATAAAAAATTAGCTTCATCATCATTGGCAAAATCTCTCGGATTTTTAGTATTAGCAGAAAAAAACAAAAAAGAATTTATTACATATTTTAAAATACGTAGCGGCTCAAATAAAGGAGCACGGTGTAGTCAAGCAGGAAAAGCGCATAGCGAAAAAATATTTGTTGCTATTGGAGTTCCTAATTCTATTATTGAAAAACTTAAAAAATACAATCAAATTACTTTTTGTAATGCTTTGGAAATTTATTTTAGATATTATGATTTAATTAAAAAAGATGAAAAACATTGGTTTTTTAACTTAACTCAAGCATTAATTAACAATTTTAGCTAAATTGTTTTGTTATTACATTATTATAAAAATTTACTATTAATATATATAATTGAATAAATATTAAATATAAAAATATTATTATATACCAAGATGTCTAAATTAGTAAATAAAAACTATTCATTAAAACAAAGTAAAGACAAAACTTCAATTGGTAAAAGTTTGGCTAGTAAAAATTTGACTGGTAAAACTTCAAGTACCAATTTACATATATATATAAGTTCATTATTAACCCAAAAAATAGTGTTAAATTATAATGAGGTAAATTCTGATTTATTTAACACATTAGAAGTTAGATTAAAACAATTTAATGAAGGAAAATGTATTAAAGATGGTTATGTTAAAAATAATAGTGTGAAATTGTTAACATATTCAGGGGGTGAGTTATTTTCAAATAAGTTAGTGTTTGAATGTGTGTTTGAATGTTTGATTACAAATCCAGTGGAGTCAATGATGTTAAATTGTGTAGCAAAATCTATTACAAAAGTTGGCGTGCGTGCTGAATTATTAACGGATGACAATATTAGTCCATATGTTATTTTTATAGCACGTGACCATCATTATAATAATGAAATATTTTCGCAAATTAAAGAAAATGATATGTTGCAAGTAAGAGTATTGGGACAGCGTTATGAATTAAATGATAAATTTATTAGTATAATTGCCGAATTAATTACTATTAATAACTATGGTACATTAAAAAAAGAATTGGAAGGCGATTATGGATTAGAAGTGGAAGATAATTTTGACTCTAATGTAGAACAAACAGTTGGTGGCGAAAAAATTAAATTAAAAACAAAAAGAACTGGAATAAGAGTTAAAAAACATATTGCTTAAACATATTAAATTAATTTTATACTATTTAATACTATTTAATACTATTTAAAGCTATTTAAAGACATACTATTAAAATATTATTTCAATAATGGCTTCAATTCAAGAAAATAACATACATCCTAATGATTTAGACAAATTGTGTAAAATTATTGAACCGTTAGATAAAATACATCATATTGAAATAGCTAAAATATTAAAATCAAGTTCTATTTATTTAAATGAAAATAACAATGGAATTTTTGTAAATCTTAATAAAATATCACTAGTTACATATAATGAAATCCAAGACTATATTAATTTCGTTAAAAAACAAGAAACATATATTAATAAAGATGAAAAATTGAAAAAGGATTTGGAAACAATTTATTTTAAAGATAATAAAGATAACATTAGTAATAGTGTAAGTAATGTTACACCCTAAAGAAGCATTGTGCTCACCTATTAAATTAGACGAGTTAGCACACTATATGTTATATGATTTAAAAAAATTTAGTGTTAATCCTATCACTAATGTTAGTACTAATGTTAGCACTAATGTTAGTACTAATGTTAGCACTAATGTTAGCACTAATGTTAGTAATTCTAATTATAATAAAAAGTATAATATGTCAATTACTCCCAATATTCCAATGAGTAAAGTTAAAATAAATTATAGTAAAAAATATAGCAAATACAACGAACCCTTTAAAATCACTAATCATAAAAATTTTCAAGATAAATTATTTTGGTTATTTTACAAAATTATTAATAATTTTGATGATAGTGATTTGGAAAATATTAATTCTTTTAAAGTTATGAAAGACTTTAAATTTGGTGTTGTTGAAAAATTGCGAAGTCAAAAAAATAGTTTAAAACATTTCAAAATAAGTAAATCGTTTGTGGAAGACGATTTAACTAATAATGAAAAAATAAGTTTTAAAACATTTCATGCCTTATGTATATTACATTTAATTAATGTAATAATTATAAGAACCAATAACACGTATTGTGTTTTATGTAGCAATAACGATAATGATGAAAAAGTTTATAATTTACAAAATTATAAAGTCTTACAACTATCAAATGAGAAAATGAGTGCGCAGTTTAATAATTTTGATGTAGAGTTACTAAATGGCTCAATCAGTGAAGAAGAATTACAAAGTTATTTATCTAATTATTTTTATATTGAAAATATAGAAAAACCATTAAAAGCATTTTCAAGCTATAAACTTGATGAGTTAATTAAAATAGCAGAGCAATTAAATATTGCAATATGTGATGAAAATGGAAAAAAGAAAAAAAAACAAGATTATTATGAACAAATAGCACAGAAAATTTCTTAGCTAATTCTTTATTGTATTTCTTAAATGGTTGTTTAAATTATTATTCAATATCAACATGTGTTATCATGTGTCTACGACAACAACTTTTTTTTAAATTAAGAAGGTCAAGTACTTCTCCTTCAGGTGTTTTGTCCATAAAATCTTTTGTTAAATATACTACTTTGTCAAGTTCGAGTGATTTATCTATTTTGCGTTTTTGAACTTCGCGTTGATAAAATCTATATTTATTACCTAATACTTTACCACAAGTGAAACATTTTACTGGAATAATCATACTAAACTATTATATTATATTATTAAAATATAATAGTTTTATATTTCAATTTTTAAAAATAATATATACCAATAACTATGAAAATATGCATAATAATATTATAGTATTATAGTATTATAGTATTATAGTATTATACTATTTATTGTATAATAAAATTAGTTTTTTTCTTTTCTTTTTCTTGCTGCTCTTCAAATCCTTCATAAACAGCAAATCTGTTTAATTTTAATGTGTCATTAGAGGTCATACTAATATTGAAATAACTTAATAATATTATACTTAACACTACCGCAAATATAATAAAAATGATTGTTTGTGTCATCTTTGCAAATCTACTTGCCATATTGGTTGTATATATTAATATTATAAAATATATATTATAAACTATAAAATATATGTTATAAACTATAAAATATATATTATAAAATTGAATTGTTTTAATTTTATAATGTTATTTTATAAACTAAACAATGATTCAACATCAAGATTGGAATAGCATTAAATTTACTAGTGCTATATCAAATAATAATGCTAATAAAGTTACTTTTAAGAAAGCTAGTGTTCCAGAAGTAATATTTATGGATGCTCCTAAACAACTAGGACAATTAATCTCTCAAGCCAGATTAAGTCAATTAAAAAATCAGAAGCAATTTGCTGCGCTTATTGGAGTAGCTCCACAAATGTTGGCGCGATGGGAAGCAAATAAAGAAGCACCTAATAATGCGCAAATTGCTAATATTGAAAAGCTTACTAAGGTTAAACTTCCTAGGTGTCAGAAAACAGTTGTGCTTGAATAATAAAACTTATTTTCAAGTTCTTAGGTTCTTAGCGTAGTATTTTTTTTGGTTTTTCTGGCTTCTTGGCTTTTTTTGGCTTCTTGGCTTTTTATCTTTTTTACCCTTTTTTCTTTTTTTACGTAATGTTTTATGAAGACCTTGAGCCGTGTTTTTTGCTTTTTCTAGTGTTATTAATTTTTTTAATTCATCATAGACTCTATTAATTAATTCCTTATCAACTATCTCACTATCTGTAACGCTTTTAGTAAATGGACGAACGAAGCTAATTGTATTGAATTCGGGCAAAATAGCAATGTCATCACCGCGCTCCGCTCTAATTTTAATTAACGCATTAATTAAATAGTAACCAAGAAACTGTTTGGTCAATGCTCTATGTTGTTTTTCTAATTGTTCAATTCTTTCATAACGTGACCCAGCTAACTTGGCGTGTTGATCGCTTGTAAATTCCATATATGCGTCTTTATAAGTTATAAATTCAAATACTTTAGATTTTATACTAAATCTATGTTTAGAAAGATGCGATTCTATTAATGGTATAGCTTTAAAGTCTGATAGATTTTCTACATAATTTGTAAGAACAACTTTTGTAAGTGCATTATTTTTTGGTTCACTAACTTCATAATAAAAGTTCTTTAAGTTAACTTTACTAGCTTGTACTTGCGAATATGTTATTTGTGGTTCAAATGTTGGTGCTTCTGGTAATACTAGGGGTTGTGATTTTACGCCATTAAGCCTTGTTATTGGGTTAATGCTTACTAGTTTCGGATTAATTTGCTTAACACTTTGTGGAAGAGTACTGCTTAATGGTAAAAGTCTTACATTATTTGGTGGAAGAGCACTGCTTAATGGTAAAAGTCTTACACTATTTGGTGGAAGAGCAGTGTCTAATGGTACAAGTCTTACACTAGTTGGTTCTGGATTGTATGTTGGAGGCCTTTCACTAATACAAGATGGTGAACTATTTGAAGGAGTACAAACCAGTGCAGTGTCTTGTGTTTGTTTATAATAAGGATTCGCTATTTTTTTTATGTAGTTATATGCCCTCTTATAATTATGTATTAATGTTTTTAAATCCGTTTCACCCAAACATGAAAATATATAAATTTTTATTACACAATTGGGTTCATAACATGTATCACAATGTGCTTTTATAACTTTTACAGCTTCGCTCATTAAAATTGGACCACATTTACTAGTACTACTAGTAGGATCATGCACGTAACCTTTTAATTGTTTCTTGTAATAGGTGCTATAATGTTTCTCACAATCATAGCGTAAATCAATACTTTTAGAAACAATTGAGCTACATGTACAATGTCTTGTATTTTTAGCATCAATATTATAAATTATTTCTTTTTTTCGTGAACCGCTCGTTCTAAGTGCTTCTGGAATACAATGTGTTATACCTGTGTAAAAATGCGATGGAGTATTACCATCTGGTGTAAAAAAGAGTTCAGGAAATTTATTAATTTCTCCATCTTCATGACTAAACTTAAAAGCAGGACTAAGAGACGGCTGTAGTTCATCTTTATAATTTTTACATATAAAATCCGACTCTGTTTTATACATAGGAATGCACTTTCCTAAAGTGTCATGTGTATACAGTTCAACATTTTCTGGTATAGTAATAGCAAAATATTTTTTTGTTTGTGGAGTTCCTAAGATAGATGTGAGCATGGTTCCATGTGCGGCAATAATATATGTTGCTGTTGATTTTTTTAATTTCGGAGATTTTGGAGATTGCTCCATATTATATTATTATATTATTATAACATAATAATATAATATTTAAACTTTTTATTTTACAATGGAAGCAATTTGTAGCCATCACTAGTCTTTGTTATTCTAAATTCGCTGTTTAAATTGTGAATTTTATGATGACAAGCTTCGCATATATTTATTAAATTGGCTTTATGGTTTTTATTAAATTCTCCATTAATAATCCCATCTTTTGCATTTTTCTGGTACTGTAAATGATGGACTTCTGTTCCTTGATTGTTATTACATAATTCACACATTCCTCGTAATTTATTTGCATTATAATGACTTTTTTTTGCCTCTAATACACTAGTAGTACTATGCGTTTTATTATATTTATTTCGAATAGCATATGCTCGTTCAATAAAATCGTCAGGTAAAGCCAACGATTTACATACTTCTAGTCCATACATAGATTCACCGTGTCCATGTCTCAACTTTCTATCATATATTAATGTGTTTTTTTCACGGTCAAATAATACACACATATGATAAGCATCAAGTTTGTCAAGACTTTTAATTTCTTCATATTCCAATATTTCGTGAAAATGTGTCGCAAATAAGAAGGTGCTTTGTAGTGCATGTAATCTCTCTAAGCTCGCAACAAAAATACTTAATGCTGATGTAGTTTCTGTTCCGCTACATAATTCATCACCTAAAATAATACTATTACTATTGGCATTTTTCATAATTGTTCGTAATTCACACATTTCCACAGCAAAAGTAGAGAGACCTTTGAAAATATTGTCATTACCCAAAATGCGCGTAAATAAATATTCGTATGGATAATATGTAAATTCTTCGCATGGAACATACATTCCAGCTTGAGCCATTATAATAGCTATTCCAATTGACTTAATAAAACTTGTTTTTCCAACGGCATTTGTGCCATATAATAAAATTCCATGCGTGCTTGTTCCTAGTTCTAAATCGTTTGTTACATATAATTCGTGTGCATTTAAATGCTCTATTAAACAGTGTCTAAGCTTTTTAAAATTAACATATGACTTTGTTATTAGCGTAGGGTCGTTTACAATATGTGGTTTACAATAATTATATTTTAACGCATTATAAGCTTTTACATAACATACATCACTTAGCGCTACAAATTGAGAGATTGACCCAAGTAGTGAAGTATTTTTATTTGTACTTGTGTTTTTTAAAGCATTATAAAAACTAGCTGTTAAATTATTGAATTCACCAATAATAGTTTTATAAGTAGCGCCTAGTTCTTCAATTAACCAATCTCTCGAGTTTTGTATAGCATGAGTTAAACTGCTAATTTGGCTTGATATTATTACATTGTTACTATTATTTGAACCATGGCTTTTAAAATCAATAAGTGTTAAGTCTAGTTCAATAATTTCATTAGTTTTGCTATATTTTGAATAATAACATATACTATATTTTGAGCCAGACTTGTCAATAAGGTTGCCAATTAGCGTTTTTAATAATAATGACCTGCGCTTTGTAATAATCAATAGCGCATCGCTTTTGGCTGTTTCATGAATTTTAACATAATTATAGGCTAATACTGACGCACCAATCTCTCCTAACTCATTATTTGTTTTTGGATTATTTAACAAATCACTATTTTGAACAGGAATTACTTCGTCGTCATCATCATCGCCATCTTTATTAACTAGTGTTTTCTTGGCATTTTTCGCCTTGGTACTTTTCGTTGTTACTGAGGCACTTGTTCCGGTCTTTTGTTTCTCATAATCTCTCAACAAATCGCATAAAAAATTGACAATTGCGCCTAATTGTTCTTGTGAATCATAACAGTTCTTAAATAGTTTATCTAATTTTTTATTATAAGTTTTATTAATAAAGTCGAGTTCATACAGGCTATAACTAACAAACTTATCACAAGTAATAGAAGCAAGTTTATTCAAATCAAATACTTTTTCAATATAGCTATTAAGATAGCTAACGCTAGCATAAATGTCGCAATTTACTAGACTACTAATATAGGAATAAAGTAACTCATTCGATTTAGAAGTTCTAATTTTTTCATATAATATTGAAATATTAGAGAGATTTGCATACAATGTTCCAAAGTCCTTTGGGTCTAACTTATACATATTGAGTTTCCGCTCAAACTTCTCAATATCTCTCACATTTAATAAATAAATGCCAATAATTTTATAAAATTTTGTGTCTATTAATTCTTGTGTTACATCATAGCTTGCATTTAAACTAGCAATATTATTTATTGGATGTAATAAATCATAGGCAAATTTGCGCCGCCCTGCATTTGTAATTGTGTTATTTAAAAAATTAGCTACACATCCTAATTTGCCATTATAGCGCTGGTCACTAATCATATTTAATTGTTTGAGAGAATGATTTGCTAAAATTAATTGATTGTTAATATTTTCAAAATGCGGATAGTCGATTGCCTTAATTAATGCTGGATTGTGTTTTTCAATAAACACTAACAAAAAACACAAGCTTTGATTGGCTACACTGTAATTTTGAAATTCATATTTGCCTCTATAAGAGCCTGTTCCATATATTTTATCTATTAATGTTTCTTGATATAACTGTTTTTCGCAATTTTTTGCGATTGTCTCAAAGCTAGTTATATTTGTATTTGTATTTGTATTTGTATTTGTATTTGTATTTGTATTTGTATCTTCCTCCTCTATTAAATAAACCTTGTGAATTTTTGCTGAATTAATATTTGCGTAACTAATAACATCATCAATAAAATGACTATGTTCACCATTTTGACTATTTTTATTAGTAATAATAATTAGTTCGCATGGATTATAAATAGAAATGTATTTTTCCAGTTGGTCATATGTTGTTGGGCTATTGCTATAATTAATAGTATATTCATAGCTTACAAGCTTTCCTGTAATAATATCTATTAATGTTAATCCAAGTGTAATCATGTCTTCTTTAACAATTCTGTTTTTTTTGCTATAGTGTATCCATATACACATTGTATTATTGCTTAAAGATTCATTTGCTCCGCCTTGACTATAATAGTCATTGTTATCAAAATATGTTCCTGGCGAATATATACAACCCAAACTGCGAGTAGTTTTAGAGGCTTGTTTATCTTGAATATACACAACGATTGTGTATCCATGAAGCAACATTTTTCTAACATATTTGTCCAATTGAGTTACTCCAAATCCAGCCATTACAATATTTTGTTCATCAACACAAGTATTTTTATTAGCAATTATCATATCGTTAATTTGTGTAAAATCCAAAATATCACTGCCTTCATAAACACCTTCTGCCTTTTTTATAGCATAACATTCGTAAAAACTACCTACTTCCATTAAAACTAATGTTTTTGTGCCATAAATCACTTTATAATGTTTCGTATATTCTAAATATTCTTTTACCAATGTCATAAGATTATTTTATTGATTATCATAATAATTAATAAAATAGTTTTAAATAGTATTGCTTTAAATGTTAACTCTATAAATATTATTATCTAACATATTTACTTGCCTTAGCAAATGAATCTAATACAAACAGTATAAATATTCCTAAAAATAAATATAATATTAATTCTTCTGTAATATAATTTGTTTTTTCATTATGTTGTTCTTCTAACAAATGAATTATATATTCCAATTTTGATAAGAGTTTGTTATTATCATAATTTAGTGAATTAGTACCTTGTGAAGACGGATTATATTTTAAATTATAACTATCATTAAAATTTGAGAAGTCACCAGTTTTTGCTATATTTCCTAATAAGGTCGAATTAAATGAATTGTTATTTGATGTAGGATTTTGTCCTAGTCCTTGATTAGGAGTTTGTCCTAATACTTCACTTTGTGTGTTATTTAATTCATTGTTATTAAAAAAGACATTATGTGGTATATTGTTTCCCGATTGTCTCATTTTTTGAATCTTCTCTAGTTCGCTATTTAAACTACTTGTTAATGATTTGCTAATACTTTCATCTATAACATTTGCGCTATAGTTATTATTATTACTATATTCATCGTCTTCCTCATTATTGTCATGTATTTTTGACATTAAATTTCCTAAAGTAGTTATTTTATCTTTTGCTAACTCAGTATTTTTTGTGTTAGGAATATTAGTAGTGCTAAAGTCTACTGATTTTTTATTTTTTAATGTTCTATTAGCATTTTTAACTAATTTTGATTCTAATAAATTGGAATTTTCAGAATCAAGTGGAGCCGGATTTAGTTGAAGCATATTATTATATTGTTATAAAAAAATAAGATTATATTATTCTCAAAAACTACTAAATAACTCTATTTTAAATGAAAGAAAAAAATGAAAGAAAAAAATGAAAGGAAAAAATGAAAGGAAACTATTTAGTAATTACTATTTATGTTTACAATAATATTAATATTATTTATAAAAATATATTAATATTCTAGTAATATAATAATAATAGTTTAAATAATGTTTAAATTATTCAAAAAATTCAAAAAATTTAAATTTACAGATTCAATAAATTCAATAAGTAATTTGAAGCAAGATTTAAATACAAATAAACTATTAGCTGGTTTTGTTATGATTGTTATGAATATTGGGTCGCGTTATATTGAATTAAAATTAACAAAAGGACAAGAGCTATTATTAAAAAATATTGCTCGAGAAGTCCTAATTTTTACAATTGCTTTTATTAATACAAAAGATATTGTTAGCTCTATTATTATTACTCTTATTTTTATAATATTGGCAAATTATTTATTAAATGAAGAATCAAAATATAATATATTACCAAATAAGTATAAACAATTATCTCAAATAACTAGTAACAATGATAAAATTGTCAGTGATTATGATATTAGTAATGCGTATGAAACATTGAAAAAAGCTAAGCAGCAAATAAATAATTATAATAAATTACAAATAATTGAGTCTTTTAATAATGTTAGTTATTTTTAAATTTAATATTTATATAATATAGTTTAAGTAATAGAATGTCAAATCCTCAAACAATACCGGGAAGGCAAACAGATACACCTGAATCTCCAGAAGAAGAAGCCAGAAAAAAAGCTATAACTATACGGAAAAACCAAGAATATATAGTCCACATTGAATTAACAGATCAAAATAATAATGTTTTTAATATTGACAATACTAATCACAATTATGGAGGTGAAAGTAATATTATATTAAAAGATGCTGAATATTCAACAGGTGATGTTTCAGGATATACAATCAAAATGAACAGAGATAATTATTATATTGATAGTTCGGTTATTCAAGAACTTAAACAGATTTTTAAAAATCTGTATAAAACTAACTATATTATACCAACTCCTAAAGATCCAAATATGCGATATCCAACTGATATTAGTGACGTACAAACGCTTATGAGTAATACAACCAACTTTGTTGAACTACATAAAGTGTTTACAAGTAAACATTATATTAGAATAATTAAAGATAATATAATAAATTTTAGTTCAGGAGCCTATCAAAATGATAGAAGAATTGCACCTATTAATAGAAATGATATTATGAACAGGATTGTGTCAGACAATTATAAATATATTAATAATAGTAAAAAAACAGCGGACTTTAATGACGATGAAATGCAAGACGCATTAATGTTTAACAATATAATGTATATCTTAAAAAACATATTTTTAAAAAGAGAAACTATTTTGATAAATATTCAATGTGAAAAATTTTATGTTGATGAAATAGCATTTTATGATTTACCATTTATTCATATGAAAAAAAAAGACTATACTGGTACTGGTACTGGTACTAGGAAAGATAGAATAGTAAATATTTATTTAAAAGTTAAAACTACTCCCATTATTGATATTCCAACGTTGAAAATTCATTATATAATGGACGACTTAGAAATTTCAAGTATTAAAACAAATGCACCTACACAATTATATCCTAAAGATTTAAATGCTGAGTTAGCAAATTTTAATATGATATATTTATTTAACAAAATTAGATATAAAAAAGAAAATGATAACATAAATGCATTTTTTCAGAGCATGAAAAATGAAAAAAGAGTTAATAACAATTTAGAAGTATTTGTTAATGCAGACATTGTAAATAAATATAATAAGAAATTTACCAAAAATAGTAATAATAATAATAGTAGTAATAGTAGTAAATGTAACAATAATAACAATGGTGCAAATGATGATAACGACTCAAACAAAGACGCTCCAATTATAAGTGAAAATATTATATATTTGCTTCGTGAAAAATTCAATTTATTTGATAATCAAGTACAAATTAATAATAATCTTATAGATGACACGTATATTGCTTATAGGACTAGTAAACAGGCGCCTGTTACATATCATAGTATTATGACAAATAAAAAATACACTAAATATGATAATCCAAAGAAGAATCAAACAATAACCATAATTTTAGAACAACATTCAAAAAAATATGATAGTGATTTTTCTAACAATAATTTTTTTTACATCGATAAATCAAATGACCCACGTTTAAACAATGTAACATATAATATTGTAGTTATTTTTAGAACATATAAAAATGATGGTTCCAATAAAAAACCTTCCATTACACGCCGCTTTATTGCCGATGAATGTTTGTCTAAAGCAGGAACATTAGATAATATATTTTCAAAATTATTTTATAGAAGTTTTGGACTACCTGACAAATTTTTATATGTTAAGTTAAGTAATATGAACAAAAATGCTATAGAAAGTGCTAGTAATGCCATATCAAGTGCTACTAACGCAATAGCAAATACTACTAATGCTACTAAGCCCATCAATGAAAAAAAAGGAGGAAAAAAATATAGCACAAAAAAATATAGCACAAAAAAATATAATACAAAAAAATATAGCACAAAAAAATATAATACAAAAAAATATAATACAAAAAAATATAATACAAAAAAATATAATACAAAAAAATATAGCACAAAAAAATAATAATAGTATATATTATAAAATGCCTAAACTCGATCATGTAATAATAAGACCAAATATTCGCGCCATATTAAACATTTTACCTATACTCACTATTACAAAATTTTTTAAGAAACTATTTTCATTTAAGAAACCAGAATCCATTATATATTTAGCACTTGGCTTAGTGTTAGTGTACATTCTTGTTTATTATGTTTTGCCCACAAATATGGTGTTTAAAGAGAATTTTGACCTATTTAATAGCAATTCTAGTATTGATTCAATGAACAATGATAAATCAACAAAATTAGTCTATTTTTATATGAATGGTTGTGGTCATTGTAAGAATTTTACACCAACTTGGGATAAATTTTGTGCTGCAAATTCTAGCACTATTAAAACGTATAAATTTGAACAAGCACAAGTACGGGAGCAAATAGACACTTATGCTATTTCTGGATTCCCAGCAATTTTACTATTAGATGAAAATAATGCTAAAATAGATGAATATAATGGACAACGAACACTTGAAGGTTTAACTAGCTATGTGAATGGTCACGCTTCGCGTAGTTAGATAATAGTGAAGTATAAAATATCCATCTAGAAAACAAGTTTATTATTGATATTATTAGTAATAAAAATACCAGAGAATACAGTGGGTTTGTAAAATTGAAAAGATCACTTATAATTTTAAGAATATTTGATAATTTATGAATATTTGATTTCGCCATTTTATATATAACATTTTTTTTAAAATAAAAATTATATATGTTAAAAAAAATTAAAAATATGCTTTTACACTTTTACACTTTTACACTTTTACACTTTTACATATTTAAAACACCGAAATAAATATTTTTGGTTCACAATAAAACTTATAATTCTTATAATGCTCATACAAATCACTACTTATTTCATGTTTAAAAGTCTCGTATTCTAAAATATTACCACCACAACGTATACATGCTACAATATTTTGTTTTTCTGTAATATATAGATTAGTATAGTGTATTTGAATATCCCAACTTTCATCGCCTTCCCAACCTTGCTCTTCGTTTGTTTTTGTATTAATATGTAGCAGTGGTTCATCGTTTCTATCATGAAATCCGCAATATTCACCCACTCCTATTAATTTACCACCGTATAGTTTAGATGTCATAAACCACAATACATCTCCGGGATTTATTTTAGTTACAATTGTCTTCATACATCCATTTTTTCCTCGTTTTACTCCCCAAAATGGATATACACTATTATGAAAGTTAGAACCATCCTTTACTCTAATAATCCAGTGTTTCATTTCTGTTGTCTTTACTAATATACATAAAGTATTAAACAAATCAATTTTATTTAAGTCTTCAAAATTATATAACTATGTTAATAAAAATTGATTAGTTTATTACTATTATTAATGTTAAATAAACACAAACATGCTTCACAAGCTAAATGACTTAGTATACGTTAAAGTTAGCTCACGCCCATCAAAAGTGTGTAAAACTCCGTATGTTGCCGATATAGAACTTCCCGATGGTTCAATTGTTCAAGCACATTGTGCTTCATTAGGTTGCTGTGGACTATGCGAAAAAGACTGCTATGTTTATGCGTCACCTATGAAGTCCAATTGTGTACAATCTAAATCTAAAGTTTGTTCTTATAAAATTTATTTGGCACGCTTTTACGAAGAAAAAGTTATTAATGACATTAGTGTTAACAATAATCAACTTATTGGAATAGATCCAAAACTAGCCGAAACCTTGGTTGAAAATGCACTAACGCAAAATTATTTAAAAACATTAACACACATTAGGACTTATAAACGCGAAGTTTGTCTTCTTAATTCGCGGTTTGATTTTGTTGGTATTGATAATAACGGCAAGTATTTTGTCTTAGAAGTTAAAAATGTGCCACTTGCCGATTATGCGGATGTGTCAAGTACAGACCGCAAAAAAATGATTAAACATGGAGAGTTTGCCCATATTCCTATTAATGAAAAAATATCGTATTTTCCAGATGGTTATAGAAAAAAAAAAGGTGCTGTTGTAAGTGAACGCGCATTAAAACATATTAATGAATTAGCTGAAATTAGTCATTCAAAAATCTTTAGACCAATTATTTGTTTTGTTATTCAGCGAACTGATGTTTCCAGTTTTCAAGCTTCACTATTAGACCCAATTTATAAGGCGGCTTTTAATGATGCTGTTGCAAAAGGTGTAGAAGTTATTGTATTGGTTGTTTCGTGGAATGCGCAAGGAGAAGCTAGTTTTGTAACTTGTGATTTGCCAGTGAATTATTAGGATTTATGGCGATTTGTCCATAGTTTATTATATAATGCTTGAGATTCGTGACATACAATATCGTTATCTTGAAAATTATTCCTAAAGAGTTCTATGAATTTTTTTGCTGTTACATTTGATTGTAATACTATTGGTAATGGTGCTGGTGCTGGTGTTAGTGCCGGTACTGGCATTGGTTTTTGTGTTACTACTGGTGTTGGTTGTGAAAACGTAAATGTTGCGGGCTTTGGTGTTACTAGTGGTACTGGTACTGGTCTTGGTGTTACTAGTGGTGCTGGTACTGGTCTTGGTGTTACTAGTGGCATTGGTTTTGGTGTTACTACCGGCATTGGTTTTGGTGTTACTACTGGCATTGGTTTTGGCATTGGTGCAGGTTGTTTAATTTTATCCCAAGTTTTTTTACAAAAATCCAATGCTAAATACTGAAGAGTTGTAAAAATAGCTGAGTTTATAAGATTTTTATCAATTTTTGATTTGTTAACTTGAATACCAAATAGTGAATCTAGATTAGTAGTGAATTCTACTAAATGTTTGGATGATGCCCTAAGATCTTTATAAGCATAATCACCAGATGTAGGATATGGAATTTCAATTCTATTAATTACTTTCTTATTACGCTTTAAATAGTATCCACCATCAAATATAGACCAATTGTCTGCCTTATTATGTTGATTATATCGAATACTATTTGTATAATTAATTTTGCCAATCTCTCTGTAACCTTCATTGTAAAGATTTGTTGCTGGATTATGAGTATTTGTTTTTGGATCAAGATAAACCCTTTTTTCATTTCCATTTTTAAATTCAGCAATTATAATTTCTTCTTTTTTCCATATTGTCAGTTCATTTTTCTTTGTGTATGTAGCATCTGCAATCACATTATTAACATCAACTTCTATAACTACTTTTTCATTATTAGTAAAAATAGTAATTTTAATACCTTCTTTAAGATAGTCCGCATATGTCTGACCAAGCTTCTCAAATGGGAGTTTTTCTATCATATCAAAGATAACATTATGATGACATTCTAAAATTATTAGAGTACCATGACTTTTATCTACGGCATAAGTACTCCACATTTCGGTCATGGTTCCTGTTGCCTCATGTGGTGTATATACAATTTTGTTATTCTTTTTAAATTTAGGAAAATCTAATACAAGTTGGTTAACAGATTCGCCCTCTTTCTTACTCAATATTGTTGCTTTACCATCTCCTTTTGTAAATCCATAATATCCAGCGAAACCACCATAACCATAAAGCCCATTTTTATTATCACTTGCATCCTTGCGCTTATTAATAATAGCACAAGTTTCTAGTTGTTCAATGGTCATGCCTTGTGCGTTATCTCCAAATATCATAAGAGATTTACTACTTTCTACTTGAGAAATTAGATAATTTTGAATTACAGATGCACCAGCATCTAATTGGTTATCTAATATTTCACGGTATAAATCTGTATGAGTGAAACCCATAAATGCAGAGTTTTCAATAGTCCCAATATGGTCAATTGGTTCAGAAGACATGATTTATAACTAATTTTAAAACAAAATAAAATAAATAATAATTATTTCAATTTTTTAAATAAATATTAAAAGCATTTAAAAACAAAAATATAAAAACTATGATTACTATGTTTAACATTTTAACATTAACATTAGCATCCGCATATGCTTTACCATCAATAAATAAAGTTTATAGTGTGGCGCTTGTATTTCCATTATTAGGCAATCAAAAGATTGAATTTGAACGATTAAAGAAAAATACTTCACAAGTTAGATTAAGTGGATTAATTAATTGCAAAGGATATATTTATAATGATATTACAGATTTAAAAGATGAAAAAAAAACGTATATGAACTATGAGTTAGACAACACTCTTAAAAATATTATGAATAAATATAGATGTTCAATTGAAGCACCATATTATGATGTAAACAACGATATAATTTTATTTGTATTAAAAATAAACATACTTGGCTTAACAAAAAGTGTTAAATTGCTTAGTGTTGGGTGAAACTATTAGTCCAATTCTACATCCACACATTCAGCATAATGATTATTAATAAGCTGTGCTTTTTTAGTATAATTAATGTGTTGCTCTTCGCTCAAATCTTTCCACAGTTCGCCCATTTGAGTCATCCAATCAAGGTCGAGTTTATAAGCCGGTTCATAGTACATTATACTAAGGTCTGTTTTATCTTTCTTATTTTCGTTGGCAAAAACTAAAAATCCAGTTGTGCGTTTGCAATGCGGGTTTTCTTCGTCACTTAAATAGGCAACTTCTGTAGTATCAGAGTTATAATCTTCTTTATCTTCTTCTTCTTGTTCTTCATCTTTAATAACTCCGTCTTTTAAAACATTATAAGGCATAGCTATTTCTTCGCTCTTCTTTCTTCTATATTAAATAAGAAATAGCAATGTTAGTATTCAATTTTTTTGTCACACTAACTAAAGCATTTATAAAAATTATTTAAAGTTATAAAAATAATTTTTATAAATGAAGTATGTCTACCCATAATACATACAAATATTCAATTCTTATTACGTGTAATGTAATAAATGTAATTTATCATTTACCTCAAATTATAAAAACATATAAAACCCAATCTGTGGCAGACTTTGATTCTTATTATTTATTATTAGGCAATCTTCATAGTTTTTGTTGGGTATTATATGGAATAGAGGATAATAATGGACTAATGATATTTAATAGCTGTGTTTCAATGTTTTCTATTTCTTTTGTAAGTTATTATAAAGTTCGCAATTATATTAGAGAACGTAAAAGCATTAAGGAGATTAAAGAAACCAGAGTTGATGTTATTACTGTAACATGTGAATAAAAACTTTTATTTTATATTATACTATTTTATTATATTATATTTTATTATATTATATTTTATTATATATACTATAATATAATATGGAACCAACTAATATTATTACTGAAATAATTTCCGGATTTACAATTGCTTTGTTACTTATTCCAGAAAGTATAGCATTTTCATTTATATTAGGATTACCACCATCAACAGGATTAATTTCTAGTGCACTTATGTCATCAATAACATCTACAATTGGAGGTTCTCCAACTCTTATATCAGGTGCTACTGCTGCAATAGCAACCTCATTGGTCGGAGTAAATACATTATATGGAAAAGAATACATATTTTTAACAGTTATTATTGGGGGTATTTTACAGTTATTATTTGGAATTAGTGGATTATATAAATATATATATGACATTAGTCAACCTGTTATAACAGGATTTTTAATAGCATTAGGTTTTTTAATAGCCAAATCACAAATAGCTAATCTAAAAGATGTTAAAACTGGACTATGGTTTACTAATACTAATTACAAATTAACGGGGACACTAATATTGTCTCTTATTAGTCTTTTTATTGCTATATTTGGTAAACTTATACATAATATTTCGTTTAGAACAAAGCACTTTAAAATTATTATACCAGGTGGACTATTATCTATATTAGTATTAGGATTATTATTAGCTATTAGCCCTATTAAAAACATTGTTGAAGTGGTTGGAACAAGAGGAGACAGTAAAATAAGTAATTTTGCATTCAATGTTCCAAATGTAGAATTAACAAGCGCAAATATTTTGAAAGTTTTACCTTTTGCTGTTGCTATGGCTCTAACTGGATTAACAGAGAGCATTTTTATGGTAAAAGATGCAAGTAAAATATTAAATAGCACTGCTAATCCTTTTCTAGAAACATTAGCACAAGGAATCGGAAATATAATAACTGGACTGTGTGGAGGTATAGGAGGATGTGTATTAGTAGGACAAAGTAAGTATAATTTGGAAAATGGTTCTAAAACAATATTATCATCACGCGCAACCAGTCTGTTTTTTATAGCATTAACATTATTTTTTTCAAAGGCAATTAACAATATACCAATGCCTGCAATTATTGGTATTATGATTATGATTGCCTTTAATACGGCAACAGCCAATTATAAGTATATACTTAAAAATTTCAAAAGCGAATGGTTAATTATTCTATTAACAGCAAGTTTAGGTATTTATAGTGAAAGTCTTGCATTGGCAATTATTGTTGGTTCCATAGTTCAACAAGCTATAAAATATATTAAAAGCATTTAAAGAGACACGAAACTGTGGCATTTAAGCATTATATACTAAATACGCTAAAAACAATCCAAAAAAGTTTTTAGAAAACACATCTAAAATATTATAAGAAGCATTTTTAATCTTATTCTTATATAATGCGGCAATACCATAAAGAGCCCAAATAAATAACATTAAATAAAATATTAAATAATTAGCACTATTATTTTTAACATAATAAACAAACGTTTTCGAAAAGAGTAATCCTAAAAACAAGAATCCAAAAATTGTTGATATAGTTAATGGTATAAGCTTCAACTCTTGTAAATAGCCTATAAACAACATATTAAAATTATAAAACAACAATTCACTAATTTTTGCTATATCTGTTTTTATAAAATTATATAAACTTGAAGCAGCACTAGCACTAGCACTTAGACCATACAATTTAGTATTATTATAATGAAAATATGCGACTGTTGATATAATCATTAATGGTGTTGAGAAAAACCAATCATAATATCTATACTTTGCTATATCTTCTTTATCCACATTTTTGGTGTAAAAATAAATAAACCATATATAAAACGACCCTTCAATAATTTGGACGCAATTTTCTAAAATTAGTGCCTCTCTTATTAATCTATTCGACGGTGAAACAGTAATGAAAAAAACAATAAGTAATCCAAAAATTAGAGTTATTATTTGAATGAAAAAAGATAAGACTAAACTGTCTTTTACAATAAAATCAGAGTTCATTGTTATTTATAAATACTAATTATTATAATAAATATAATAATAAAAAATAAAGGCACACCAATCAAAATAGACTGAATAATTGTATAGTAATACATTATTCACTCTATACTATAAATATTATAAACTTTGTAATACTCATAAACTTTGTAATATTTCATTATTTTCGGTTTTAAAGTTTGTAATTAAGTCATTTGGGATTTCTGTAAATGAAACCAATTTTCTGTTTAGCTCATATTTTTCACGCGCACCAGCTTCTTTAAAAAGTGCCTCATTAAATGCTTCCTTATCCACATAATACTTTTCACAAGTTTTAGGTCCGCATTTTTTAAAAACAGGATTAATGTTATCTGATTTATCACCTAGCACAATTTTATAAAATAAGTTTTTAGCAGGCTCAGGAAACACTTTTTTCGCTTCTTTCAAAAATTTATATTGAAAATTAATAATTTCAGTTTGGTCGTCAAGAAGCTGTAAATAATCGTGGTCATTTGCTATAATATAGATTTTAGAATCGGGATATTTTGCGCGTAATTCTTGTTTAACAATTGCAATAATATCGTCAGCTTCCAAATTAGGAAACTGTAAAACGTGATTTACACCAGCTTCATATAGTTTTTGGTTATTATTTTGATAAATAAATTTGAAAAATGGTGCACCATTAAAGCTATTATCTTGTGGTCGTGTTCCTTTATAGTCTTGATAAAGTTTATTTCTCCAAATGTTCTTTCTGGGACAATCACGTAGTGCTATAATAGTAGGACATGGAATAGTCTTACTTTGTCCCTTAATTCTTTCTTTATGTAGTTTTAGTTTTTTTTTGAATAAAGTCAATGACTCTAAAAAGGTTTTTGTGAATTTTTCCAAAAACTCTTCATTTTCAATATGATTTTCGGGTAATGGTTGTTCTGTTTTGGCATGATTCCACCATTGTAAAATAGCATAATATCTGTAAAATATCCAATAACTGGTATCAACCAATATAAATGTTTTTGGTTGCTCCATATTTGTGTCTTGAATTAGTTTATATAAATATATATATAATGTAACTTTAATTCAATTTTTTGTATATAAAAAAATTGAATGTTTACGTTATTAATTAACATAATTAGTAAAAATAATAAAATGACAACATTAAATGAGCATAGTGATTATATTAGTACACGAATAGCCACTATTGAAAAAAGTAATACAAAGTGGAATTCAAAAATAGTTGATACAAGTCATGAAGATTTTATTAGAGATTATGGTTCTAGTGTATTTACAAATTTAATAAGAAATACATTTACAGGAACATACGTTAAAAAGTTTAAATGTAGCGATTGTAATGCTCCAGCAAGTGAACGGTGTCATGGAAAAGGTGAAGAACGCCCTTTATTGCTTAAAAAAGCACTTGAAAAAATTTGGCCTGACACATCCAAACCTATTACTATGAAAATAATTGTAATAGCGTTTTTAGAAGAACACAAGACTACTAAATTTTCATTTAAATGTCATACTTGTCATGTAAATGAAAAATAAAAATACTACTTTTTGTATAGTTAAAAAAAAATTGATTATTTATATTGTTACTGTTATAACTAACATTATTAGCGTAATATAAAAAGTATAGCTTAAATAAAATGACTAATAACGGAGCGCTAGTGTTTATTTGGGTTGTTATTCTTCTCTTGTTGCTCTTATTGTCTTCGTTGTTTCCTTCGGCTTTTCTATGTGCACTATTATTGTTTTATTGTCCAATCATGTTTCTCTTTCTTGAACTAATATCAGATGCTGTTGGAGTAACAGGAACTGCCATTTGTTTTGGTTGCATGTATCTTTATTTTGCATAGTAAGCATAGTAAACATAATATAAGATTATGGGGAAACCGCACAAAAAAAATTGAATCTTTTTTTCTTTAAGTCATTTTTAATACAATTTATATTAGTTATGTTAGAACTTGAATGCTTAATATTGGGTCTTTTTATTCTTCTCTTGTTTGTGTTACCACCTTCATTATTTCCTCCTGCTTTTCTATGTGCGCTATTATTGTATATTGTACTAGTTCTTGAACTATTAATAAGGGTTATTGAGTTAGAAGAACCTGCTATTTGTTTTGGGTGCATGTAAGTTTATTTTGCTTATAAAACAAAAAATTGAACTGGTTTTTTTCTTTAAGTACTATTAATTCATAATGTTAGAAGTTCAGTTGGCAATGTTAGGACTTCTTATTCTAAAAAGTCTGGTTTCGCTTATTGAAGTCATTTGTATACAAATAGTATGCTTATTTAAATCGTATTATATTTCTACTACAAATGTGAATTTTGCTATTAACTATGAAAAAAATTATTCATATATTCACGACTATAATGAAATTGCTTTTTATGTTTAAAACTATAAATTAATCACAATCCACAAATGTTTCATTATCAATTTCTTCACATTGTAATTTGGCATTTTCAGCAATTAGCTTCTTATTAATAGCAATTAATTTAGCGTTAAAATATAATTGCTTAGCATTGTCCTCAATAAGTTTAGTGTTTTCTTCAATAAGTTTGCTATACTTTTCACCTGCTTTTTTTATTTCCCATTTTAAATCAATCACTTCGTTGGTTGTTTTAAGCGCATCTTGCTTTAATTTGTCAATAGTAACCAACAAATTGGCTTTTTCAGTTGTTAACTGTGAAACATAACATTTTAAAGAGCGCATTTCTTTACTTAATACATTAATAATATCTTCTGACGAACTACAATGTCCATAAGTTTGAATGTGCTCTTTTTGAGCTTGTGTTTTCCATAATATATGTTTATGAGTATTAAAATGAGTTCGCACCCAATTTGATGTAATATCAAATACTTTATCTTTACTAGAACACGGACATCTAATTAATTTTTCGCTAAATTCGTTCTTCAATTCTTGATATGATTTATCTCGTAGACCTTCTGTTTTAACATCATAAATTAATGTATATTCTGGAATAACAGCAATAGACGTATTATTATCATTAGTATGAGACATATTATTAATGTGTTAATAATTGTTTTAAATATAAAAAAAAGTATTCAATTTTTTATATTGAAAAATATCTTAATATTTAATGTTTAAATACACAACAAAAACATTAACAGCAAGAGCACCAATAACCCCATACATAAATGATTTAGCTGCTAAATATCTCTCATAATCATCTTGTGCTTTTTGTTCAACTGCCTCTAAATACTCAACTTCACATTCGAGTTGGCTTTTTTCAAGTTCTGTTTTGTCTAAAGGTTTTGTTTCTAATACATTCGTTTCTAGTACATTCGTTTCTAGTTCATTTGTTTCTAGTACATTCGTTTCTAGTACATTCGTTTCTAGTACATTCGTTTCTAGTACATTCGTTTCTAGTTCATTTGTTTCTCTTACAATTGCCTTCACAACCTCACAAATTAGCGAGTCAATTTTATCTCGTTGTTCATTAACTTGTAATTGTGCTTTAGTCCATTTCCAAGAAATAACATTATTAAAATTGCTTGTTCCCAATTCTTCATTTGTTTCAATAATTTCAGTTAACATTTTCTTACCTCCACCAAGTGACGAACACATAATTTGCCGTGTCAAGTCATCGTCCGCACATCTTGAAGTAATCATATTACAAATATGATTGACCAATTCTTTTGTGTTTATAATCGCATTACGTTCTTCAATAATAGTAGAATCAAGAGTAGAATATTTTTTACAAATATTTAGTAATGTGCTATTTAATGCTGACATAATTATAATAAATATTAGTTTTAATGTTTTAAATCAATTCAATTTTAATTATTTAAAATATTTTAAGGATATAATAATATTATTATTATTTAAGACATAATATATGAATTTTAAGATTTTAAAAAAAAAATCCTTAAAAATGGTTAAGGTTGAACCAACAAAACAAACAAAAGATAAAGAACAAACAAAAGATAAAGAACAAACAAAAGATGGAGAACAAATTTATACTCAAAATACGTTAGATTCAGTTATGGCCGCTGTTAAGTTTACAGCGGAACTTGGTTATATTGCAATAAAGTTGCACGATAACCCAGATCCAAAGGCATATTTTTTTAAGCCAAATCCTGCTAAATATGATAGTAAAAAATCTAGTTTCAATACCAAACAAAAAGGAGGTGCTGTACCACTCCTCTCAGGGGAAACACCAGGACATCTATTCCATGAATTCCTTACTAACTCAAATGTTACAGTAGTTCCAGCAGGCGGGTCATTTACTTCAAGACTTGTTATATTAACACTCAATGAAAGTAATGAGGCCAGTATATATACAGACTATTCAGCTAGAACATTTACTGATCCTACTCTTGGTAATGTTAAACAATTAATTGTTAAATTTGTACTTGTTGGAAATAATACAACTTTTGCTAGAACCAGTCATGACAAACCAATCGAAATTCTTACTATGGAAGCTTTTAAAAACGAAATAGAAACCCTCAATAATGTTGCTATATCTACTGCAAATAATGACCCTACAGGGATGTATGAAAAAGCATCACCATATGTGGTTTTTTATACAGGTGGAACAATACGTCCGGTTAGTAATGAAAACACATCCCAGGATACTACTCGGATTGGAATTAATATTAACCAACCATGCAGACGACCCAATAAATATAAAGGTTGTGATGATGATGAAAGCAAAAAAAGTCTTGAACAATCAATTATTGATTTATTTTTAGATGCTGCTAAAACCCAAGAAGTTCTGGAAACCGACCAGTTTATTAGAACAAACAGTTCATGGAGGACTTTTAAAGAAAAATTAGATAGTAGTGTGGCACAAACAGAAGCCATAGACTATAATGTTCGTTTAGGTGTAATAGCAATGACTCTTGCTCCTGGTTTAGATGCTTATACATCTTGGAGAGATAGTGCACCACACGAGTCTAGACCATATCGCGTTCCTATTTTTAAAGAAAGCGCAGCAGCGCTAATAGTAGAAATAATACGAGTTTTTTTTTGTACACAATTGTTACATACTGATTTACATTATGGTAATTATTTTATTAATAAGATACCAGAAGACCATGAGCATGGAAGAAGAGTTGATAAGCCATATAACTATAGAGTTACATTAATAGATTTTGGTCGTACAGTATCCATTTCTACCCCTGATAGTACCCGTTTGGATGAAGACGTTCTTAAATCTTATCGTAAAACGTGGAAATATATTGGACAAGATGTAATCAGTGATGAAGATAAAAAAACAATTTTAAAAGAAATACTTTTGTATATAATTTCCATAGCCACTACTTACGAAAATACTCACTTTACATTAGTAAATGCATTAACAGCATTAACAGATAAGTTTGCTGCAACAACCCCAAACGAATGGCTCAACGTAGAGCCAGAGCATTGGGATGAAATTGTAACAAACATTCTAGCATACTATAAACTTTGTATTTTAGCAAATGCCAAAACTCGCATTAGAATTAGTGATATATGGGGAGAAGATTTTAGAGTACCACCTCTTAATGAAATAATTGATGAAATTAATAATAAAGAAAGAGGATTACCAACAATATGGACAACTTTATACAATAATCCATATCTAGAATATGCAATTGGAGGAAAAAATGAAAGAACTAATAATAAAAAAACTAATAAAAAGAAAAGTAGTAAAAAGAAAACTCGTAAAAGGAAAAGACAAGTTTATAACTATAAATATAAAGTTGTTAGTCTTAAAAAAAATTGAGTTAGTTTAATATATTATAAAGTAATAATATATTAAAGTACAATGTCTAGCATTTGCCTCAATCATTCTATTGACTACACTGATTTCAATGGAAAGTCGTGGCAAGAGAAGATGATTAAGTGCAATGAGTGCAACTGTTGCAAGAGTCACCAGTACCTAAGACCGCGTTATGTGTTGCCTATTGTTTATGAGTATGATGCTATTGACGTATTAGATGCAGAGAATCATAGGTTCGGGGTCTGTAGATGCAAGTGTCGGTTTTTGGCGCGGCGAATGTGTGAAGAGGCTAATTCTGAAATTATGCGTGCTTCGCCTAGTCCAAGTGAATTGCCAATGCCGCAACAAAAGTGGTTGAAAAAACAACCACATTATGACATAAGCCTTCTGGATTGGGCAACAGAACAAGCAATCGAAGTCCATTGGAAAAACCAAGTCAAAGCATGCCAATATGCTATCTTCCATATATGCTGAATATTTGGCTAGTGTTTGTATTGCATGAAAGTCTGTATTGCGTGTTTTTTTTTATAAATAAAAATTACGTGCCTAATTTAAGCTGTGATTAAGCAACAACAGCTTATTATAAGTTAGTGATTTTTGCGATATCTTACAGATTTTCTTTAGAGAGATTATAGTGTAGTTGTAATTATAATATATTATAATGTAATATATATGTCAAAACGGTTTCTTATATTGTGTCAACGAAAATCAAGCACGCTTGCTAATGACAAAGATGATGTTGAACAAACTGTAGATGCTATTAATACTTATGTGGGAGCAAATTTTGGAGAAGATGTAGATATTGAGTATTTAACTACACATGAAGAGCATATAGATGATAGAGCTAATATATCTAATTATTCTGCCGACTACAAATTTGCGCTTAATGATAATAGTGAAGCAAAACAATTTGTAGAAATGAACGCAGGAATCTATGATGGTATTATTCTTAATACTTGTGCAGTCAACAACATGAATTATGTTATGATAGCTAAACTATTAAAATCTGGTGGTTTTTTATTAATAAAAACATTTGCTCCAGAAGATACAGATGGCGAAAAAAATCTAAAAAGAATAGCATTTTTACCTATTACTTTGAAGAACATAAAACACTTTTTTACACCGCAAAATGGCTATGAAAGTCATTATTATATAAAGCAAGAGCAAGCTGGAAAAAAAAACAAAAAACAAAAAACAAAAAATAAAAACACAAAAAATAAAATTAAAATGAGAAACATTAAACGCATAAGAGCTATGAAGACAATAAAAAGACGTAGTTAAAATTGCATAAATAAAATTGCATAAATAAAATTGCATAAATAAAATTGCATAAATAAAATTGAATTGCGTCTTTAAATGTTCTTATTTTAAACAATAATAAAAACACCGCCTATTATGAACATTACTTCTCCTACTATATTAGTAAATTCATTTTTCCCACCACAAAATGATAAAAATACTACTGTTGTTATAACAATGGACGTATTTTATATTGGAACAATTATTGGACTAGTAGCAGCGTTCCTCATTCTTCTTATTAGAACTCACTATTTATGTCATAGAAGACAAGTAAGGTTGAGCAAAGCTAATATAGTCTTTGAAAATCATACTAAGATTCATGATATAGTAAAGACTAACATCGAGTTAAGTGCATAATACTTAAAGCTACAAATTTTATTTTTAAGTATTATATTTTTTTTAGAGAGATTATAATATATTATAATTATAATATATTATAATTACAATATGTCTAAAAGAGTTCTTGTATTATGTCAACGTAAAGTTAGTAAACTTTCAAAAGATAGAGAGAAAGTTAAAGATGTAGTATCGCGTATTGATGAATATATAGCATTAAATACTCCTGTTCGCGCTCCCATCGGCACTCCTGAAGACATTCGTGTAAAAGTTGAATATTTAACGTATCATTCATTTGAGCCACAACATGCTTATGCCGATCATATATTTCTTCTCTCTCGAACAGAATACTATGGTAGTGAGTCTAATCATACAGAAAAAAAAGTAGATTTAGAGAAATTTATTGAAGAACATAAGAACACTTATGATGTTATTATTTTAACATCTTGCCCACTACCATGGTTGGACTATAATTTAATACATCAAGTATTAAAATCAGATGGTGTTTTAGTAGTAAAACGTTTTGGCAATCAAGAAAGCTCCCCAAGTAAAGAAAAAGATAAAAGTGTAGTAAATAATATTAAAAAAAATACACAAAATATACCACCACACCTATTTACAAGACTAGACGCCCAGTTTTCTGGGCATTATACTTACAAAAAAATAGAAACACAAGCACTAGGAAGAAAGTTGAAAACTACAAAAAGAAAAAGACAAAAAAATAAACGAGTTAGTAGGAGACAAAACATAAAAACAAGAAGAAAGCAAAGAATGTAAATTTAAAAATTATAAAAGCCACAAATTGTATTTATGGTATCTCCAATAATCTATGTATACTAGTTAAGTTATTAAACAATTTCATTTGACAAGCAGACACATTTTTTGACAATTTTTTTCCAAAACTATTTACATTTAATAGGCACAATACTAATTTATGAAATTCTTCTGTAAAATTCAAATTATAATTTTTAAATATTTTACAAAAGCCCGCTATTAGTGTTGGGTTTATTTCATTATGTAGACACAATTCAATAGTGTCACAAATTTCTTTTTTTAATGCTTCTTTAGTTAATTGAGGCATAGCGTTAAATCTCTCCTTTTCTTCAATAACATTGTGCAAAACTGTAAAAAGTTGGCTATAATCTTTATTTATTAAGACTTCATTCAAGAAAATATAGTACGCATTTTGATTTAACTTATTTGGAAAACACGTAAGTCCAAAATCTATAATCCCCATTTGATATTTGGGTGTGTAATTGTTAACACATTCATTTATATAAAAAAACACATTTCCACAATGTAAATCGCAATGAATAGCTGAATAATGTAAAATACCCAATATTCCAAATTTTATATATATATAAGCAAATTCTTCTTTAACAACAGCGTCCATCGTTTCTAAACTCTTAAGAGTTAGTCCTTTTATATTTTCCATTACTAAAACTTCATTATAGCGTTGAGTAATATTTTTATAGACCTTAGGAAATCTGTATTCTTTATTATTTTTGTATTTTTCGGCAAATCTCTCCAGTGCATATGCTTCTTTCATAAAATCTATTTGTTCTAACATTAATTCTTTATTGTCTAAAACTAATTTGGTTATATTAAAAGAATTAATAAACGGAATAAGCTTACACACATATGCTATATATGTTAAGTCATCAAATAAATCTCTCAACTCATTAATTATATTACGTTTTAACATTTTAACAACAACCTTTGTATTAGAGCTGTCATATCCGTCAAATACTAGTCCAACTATTCCACTGTTTATAGGTATTGCGCTTAACACACTAATTTTATAAGTTTCGTGTAAATCACTTAACAATTTATAGTCAATACAATCACTACTATATGGAACATTATCACAATAGTTAATTAAATAATCCTTTTCATCATCATATAATAAATCTTCATTTAAAGCTAATGATTGAAATATTTTAATATATACGCTATTTAGTTTTTCCAATTTCAAGCATAATGCTTTAATTAGACTCAATCTGGACTGAGGTTGCTGTTTATATAAATAAAGAGTTAGCATTTTATTAACATTAAAGTGTGTAACTGTATATGTTAATACACTTACTAATTTTATAATGCGATAGCAAACACTAATATGTTTGCTATAGTTTTTTAATAAACTATACATATTAAATATGCTTAAGTTATATTTTTTATATTTTTATATTTTTATATTTTATATAATTTAAAATATAAAATATTATTTAATGCTTATTGTAAATAAAAACTAGCTTGCGCTAATAAAATAATTTTTAAGATTATAAAACATCTTTTTAAACATTAATCCAACTAGATTTTCCATATATAGCGGCAAATCATCATCAACAATAACTTGAAAATCTATATTTACTTTAACGCTATTAATTTCATTGCTATCTTTAATATCTTTATAAAAATTTATTTGAGTTTTGCCATAATTATATATTAGTGCTTCATAATTAGAATTTATTAAATTAAGTTGTTTTAAATAGTCTTCTTTTAATTTTTCACATATTAATTTTACATCTTTATTATAAAATGTTACTGAATTGTTTAACTTATTCACTATTTTAGTGCTTCTAAATAACATATATTTTTGTTTTATTCCAATTTCTTTGGCAATATGATTTATTAATATACATATAATCGCTTCATTGTCTGTTTCATTGAATACAACAATTTTTTCTATTAGCTCTTTATTTTGCGCTTCTAATAAATCATATATTTCAAAACCAGTCAGACTAGCTATATTAGCATTTGCATTTGTACTATTTGGAAGTTGAATAGTAAATGCTAAATTATAGCTTCGTGTGTTAAAATTTACGCTTTTAATTTCAGATAATAACATGTCTCCTTTTCCACATATTAGCTTCGGTTGAAACCTATTTTCTTCACAATAACTCATTATAAATATTATAAACAGTTAGTATTTAAATACTTACTTTTTATAGTTTCAAAATAATATATTACTCCGACACTAATTGATAAAAGAATAACGAATGATAAATTATATTCATAAATTGTCATTTTTAACGAATTATTATATAATTTAAATCCACTATTATAATTCATAACATATAATAGCACTAATGCTATATAACTACTAATATATGAATAGTTTGTAGTTATAGAATTTGTAATAAAGCCTTTAACATAATATAATGCTAAAAATACAAGAAATATATGCATTAGTATAGAACTAACGGCCATACATATAAAAAACAAACTTTCAGATAGTGGAACATATTTTTTCCATAAATTAAAAATAGTATTATTGTATTTTTCATTAAACTCACGTGATGCAAAGACTTGAAATTTTAATAATAGTGCATAAGAACCTATAAACAATATAGAAATAAATGATCCAAAAGAAAAATATATTAATACATCATAACATTTACATAATGAGGAAAGTATAAGTGTTGCTACTAATATTGTAACTACTTGATAACAAAGAAATGTATTTAGTTTTATAATTTTTTGAATCAATGTTCTTTTTGGTTTAGGTTGTGTTGTTTTGTATTTTATACTATATGATGCATCATAGGAAATATCAAAATTAATATTTGAAATATCTAACTTAGCATTTGAAATATCTAACTTAGCATTTGAAATTTTAAAATTAACATTTGAAATATCTAAAATATTAGAAGAACTAATACACTTATTCATTACTAAAGTATTATCTTAAAATAAAATTATAATTTTAACATAAAATATCCAAAAAACACATAGCTAATTTTTGTAATAATATAATTTGCTTAATATTTTTAATCCTATAAAAGAATCAATAATATCATTTGTATTAAACTCTTTATTAAAAAAGGGTTCTTTAAATACTTTATATTCAAAATAATGTAAAAACTTCTTCTCTCCTCGCAACTGAATAATATTTGTATAATAATTTATTAATTCAAATAGTTTAGATTTCAAAAACAAACTATAGCTGCTAAGCTTATGTGATACAATTCTATTTAAACTGGTTTTTTCATCGCTGTAAAATAAATTCTCTTTTGCTCTATATTTATTATAATTCATAAAATTGTGATGTATTAAATCAATATGACTATATATTTTAGACTTCAATGTTTTTTTTATTGCTTTTTTCGATATTAAGTATGCTGCTGCACTTATTGAACCAATATGTGTACTATACGTATCTATTGTTGGCATAATACCATCGCTATGAAGCTGAATAATTTCCCAATTAGCATCCAAAATTTGTATGTCATATAGTGTTTTATTAAGGCGTTCATAAAACTCGCCTTTTTCATATAAAGGAAAAACATCATCTTCCATTATTAGAAAATAATTTTCACAGTTTTCTTGTTTATGTGTTTTGCGGTTCTTTATATAGTTTTTATATATATATTTGCAACACATTATATGACTTAAAGCACACCCAATTACAGATTTTGGTGTGTAATTTAATGCAAATTTGGATACATATTTTTTATAACTGCTTTTGAAATGCTCGTCTTTTAATGCATTTACTCCACTAAATCTCTCATTAACTATTCCCAACTTTAATAACTCTATTGCTTGTTTATTATAATTAATTTTATAATCATCTAAATTTATGGTAAATGATTTTAAATTTGAATAATCATATTTTATTAAATAATGTGGACTATTATACTTAGTCATAAGTTAATAATATTAATTTAATATTTTTATATGAATATTAAATTAATAGTTCATAGTTCATAGTTCATAGTTCATAGTTCATAGTTCATAGTTTATATGTCCAAGCTTACAATATTTCTATCGCTTTTTTGTTTCCGTTTTGATTTTGTCGGTATTCTTGCATTAGTTAAATCTTTAAGGTCATCAATACTAATTGTGCTTGCCTCATTATAATTAAATTCATTATTATTTGCAGTGTTCGCATTAGTATCTAATGATTTGGTCTTTAGACCGCTTAATAAAGACGAAATGTTTTGATTTTGAGGCATAGCTAGACTAGGACCTCTCATTTCTGGACGTGTTATTCTCTCTTGTTCATATGGACTTGCTTCATTGTTTGTCACTTCAAGTCCACGTGCGGAAGTAATATCGGGACGATTTAATATATTAGGCATTCGTTGGCTACGGTCGGGTAATTTGGTTTCAACAGACATTGGTGGTGGTCCTGAATTTACATTTGGTGGCATAGTACTTCCAAATCCAGGAGTAAAGCCATTATTTTTATTATTCATTGAACCATTATTTCCGGCAAAAAGCCCATTCATAAAACCGCCAAATCCGGGATTTGTTTGTCCCATAGTATTAACTGCAGCTTGTGTAAACTGTTTCATTAGTTCTGGATTTTGTCTCATAATATCATCCATTCCTGGCATTGAAGATTTAAATAATGTATTGGACATATGAACCATCATGGCAGAACCACCTAATTGAAACAATAATTTTAATTCAGGAGACATTTTCGCCTTAGACTTATATTTTTCATGTAATTCGGCAAAAATATCATCATAATCATCTATATTTTCATTTATTTGCTCACCCCATCCATCTAATTTTATATCAAATGGGTCAAATTTGTTATTTAAAAATTCTAGTCCTGTTATACAAGCCATCATCATTTTACCTTGAAACTTAATAGCATTTGATTTCTCTTTTTCGGCAATAATTGTTTCATATTCTCCAATCATTTCATCCAAATTAGAATCCATGTTATAACGCTTAGACAAGTTTATTCCTTTTTTCTCTAACTCATCTAACTTGCGCATATATTTGAATTTTTCACGCAACTCTTCTTCTTTTGTTAATTGCGGTTTTTCTTGGGCTTTGTCTAAATTTATTGGTATGTTGTTAAATTTACCAAATCCATCCCATGTTTTTGTTTCATTCATATTTGCAGTTGATTTGCCTAAATTATTTGTTTCATTATCATTTGAATCATTATTTCTTGTAATAGGCTTAATATTTTCACCATCTACTTTGTTTGAACCAAAAATGTCACCAAATATTGATTTTTTGGTTGAACTGCTTTGTCCATATTTTATTTCCTTTTTACTATCATTGTCTTGAAATTCTACTTTTTCTGGCGCTTTTGTTTCATTTATAGTGTCTGCTAAATTATTTAATTCACTTTCTAAATTTGTAATGTCTTCAATATCAATTGATGAACTTGCTTTTTTTTCATTTTTATTTTTAACATTCATTAATAGTTCTATGCCTCCACCAAAATTTGAAGTCGGTTTTTTTGAGATTATGTCATCATTAGTATCAATTGTGTCATTAAATTTAAAATCTGGTATACTAAAGCTATCAATATTTAAAATTTCAGGCTCTATTTCAATAATTTCCATTACTCCTATTATGAATTAAATAGAAGTTTAATTTTTAAATCCTCCGCAAACATAATTAATATATTGTTATAATAATTAATATAACAATTGATTAAACAATTGATTTAACAATTAATAAAATAATAAGCTTGTAAAAAGCAGTCAGCTAAATCGTCTTTTTTTAAATGACTACTAAAAAAAGCAAGTTCATTATTCATATTATTTTTTTTCAATACTTCTTTTGTATAAAAAATACTTAATTTTTTTCTCTGTGCATAGCTAATTTTATTAACACCATTAATAGGGATAATAATAGGACTAGTATTAGGACTAGTATTAGGACTAGTATTAGGACTAGTATTAGGACTAGTATTAGGACTAGTATTAGGACTAGTATTAGGACTAGTAACACAATTACTAGTAAGTGTATTATTTTTCATAAATAATTTTAATTTATTAATTGCGGAAATAAAGTATATATTATAATTATTATAATTTATAAAATATTGTGCTATCATACCTTGAATAGTTTTCATCCTATTTGCTAAAGGACTTATTTGATTTTCCAATATTATTTTATCCAATTCCAATATATTATAGTCTTTAAATAATTCATTTAACCGATCTTTAATATTAATTCCAATATGTACCAAATTTATAGTATTTGCACTAATGTTTTCAATTGCTTCTAAACAATGACTATTTAAATAGTCTTCTAATAGCACAATTAACATGGGTTTTTTTATAGACTTATCAAAGACCAACTTATATTCGTCTGCTAATAATATGAGCTTTTTAAGCGATTGTTTATGTAAAGTTTTAATATTACACGTAGGAATACTATAGTTTGTTTTTTTTGCATGAATTTTACAATAATAATTTGAATTTTTAAAAAAAGCTGGTTTCTTTTTACATAAATGTTGGCAGCAATCATTTGTGTTAGTACATAAATTTATAACATCCCACTTTACTATTTTAAAATCATTACTATTTGTTTCAATTATTATAAATGCTAAATTCTTTATACCAATATCAATACTTAATAGTTTCATAATTATATAATACTTGTTTAAATAAGTATTATATAGTTATTTGTAAAGTTATTACTAACTATTTAACGTAACGCACCTAAACATATGGAATAATGTATTCTTGAAATATAGTATAAAATCATATTACTTAAAAAAGACATAAAATATGCACCCATTGCATATTGCGTATTCTTTTTAAACAAACCTATAATAAAACCAACAAGAGCAGCAGTAGCAAAAAACAAACTTATTAAACCAAGGTAATAAAATAACATACAATGATCGCGGCTTAAAGGAGACATCAGACTATCAAAAAAATTCATATTTTTATATTATAGTAATATAATAAAAATATAATAAATTATAATAAAATTATAATAAATATTTAATATTATAATTTTTATTAAATAACATTAAATTTTTATTAAATAACATTAAATTTTTATTAAATAACATTAAATAACATTAAATAACATTAAATTTTATTTGTTTTCACCAATAATATATTTTGTTACATGTTTTTGCGCATCTAATTGTTGGCGTGCTAAATATATATTCTTTAAATTACTAGTTTCATAACCATACGGTTGATCGCGTGACAATGTAGATTCAAAAACATATGGAGTTTTACTAGTCGCATTATTTGAACTTGTGCTATTATAATATGGACATACACTGCATTCATTGCATGCAATTAACTGATTATTTTTAATAATTGCATCACTATTTATTTGTAAATATTTTCTATAATCACTATTTGTCTTTATATTGTTTCTATGTTTTAAAACATTGTCATTTAAAACTGATGAATTATAATCGCTAAACAATCTGGAATCGTCCATTAATGGTGGATAATTAAAATGAATATTATTAGAACCACTATAACAAGTTCCCCAACTCATAAAATTAATATTATATAATTATAATATTAATTTTTATAACATTGTTCTAAATAAACATTCTTTAAATATATATTATTCTAAATAAATACTATTCTAAATAAACATTCTTTAAAATAAATTTTTATTTATTGTTCCTGGTAGTTTATGACCAAATAAAATCATATATATTAAACTTAGCGCTGCTAATATTAAGCTTCTATTTTCTGCTACAATATGCCTCTGGTTAAGACCATAAATCATTATTACATATAACACTAAACCAATAATTATTGAATGCAACAACATCATTCTACCACTTTCCATTTGTATATATATTAATTTTATAAAAATTATTTTTGCAATAATTTTACTAAATCATTTTTTTTCATTTTTTGTGCTGACTCATTATCTAAAATGTTTTTCGTAACAACTAGTGTTCTTAAATCATCTATTCTCATTTTACTATAATTCTTTTTTTCTACTTTTTGCGTAGTCTCTAAATTATTTTCTAAAGTAATTACTCTGGAATTTATTTCTAAATCTTCGTTAAAAGTATTTAACATAATTGGTAAATTTTTAATAAATATATCTTCATCCGAATTAATAGTGTCTTCTACCAGTTCTATGGGCTCTTTAGTTTGACCTGTGCTAATGGTTTCAAAAAAATCGTTATTGAGTATAATGGTTTCTTTAATATCAAATGTGTTGCATTTTTCTGTAGAGTCTTCGTCTCCATCTGCATCTGCATCTTCATCTTCGTCTTCATCTTCATCTTCGTCTTCGTCTTCGTCTTCATCTTCATCTTCATCTTCATCTTCATCTTCATCTTCGTCTTCGTCTTCGTCTTCGTCTTCGTCTTCGTCTTCATCATCAGAAACTGGTATTTTATTTTCTATATTTATTTTTTTAATTGCCGTTTCATTATTTATGCAAGTTTCATAGCCACAAGTTTCATAGCCACAAGTTTCATAGCTAGTTTCACATTTATTAAGTAAGCATAAACTACTCATTTGAACATTATAATTTGCTATAAAATTTTGCAATATTTTACCGTGTTCTATTATACTTCTTTCTAATAAATTAAGACGACGATAACAATATAACATTATAGAACCCCCTATTAATAATAGTAATCCAAATGTTAGTAAAAAACCAGAATCTATAAATTTAAATAATTGTAACATTTATATTATTATTAAATTATATTATTTTAAGTATTGTTTAACGAATTAATATTATTTAATTTCTAGCATTTAATTCATAGCATTTAATTCATAGCATTTAATTCATAGCATTTAATTCATAGCATTTACTATATTTTCAGGAAACGCCAAGTCTTTAAGTACTTTTTGTGCACCTTTTACTTTTGATATTCCTTTTTTCATTTTATATGTATATACAAAATCATTGTTCTTTTTTACAACATTCATGCAATAACAGTTATTTTGCTTATCTAATTTTTTACATAATTTTGTATAATGTGTTGTTAAAATATAATCAACATTGCTAAATTTATTTAAATAACTTAAGTAACTAAACGATGAACTTAAAGCTTCCACTGGATTAGTTCCACTATATAGTTCATCAAATACACAAAAGTGTGTTTGTTCTTTATTGTTTTCAACGTTATCTAATATACTTTTACATTGTCTTGCCTCCGCTTGATATAAACTATCACGACCACCTGTATCAGGAATATTTATATAACAATGTATATGGTCGTATAATTTAACTTGTGCATTATCAAAAAAACCACAGCCGATTTGCTGGCATAATATAATATTAAATAAGCTAGATTTTAATATGGTTGTTTTACCCGAAGCATTTGGTCCTGTAAGTATCAAATTTTTATCTAAACAATAAGAATTTTTAACTATTGCACTATTTGCACTATTTGCACTATTTGCACTATTTGCACTATTTGCACTATTTGCACTATTTGCACTATTTGCACTATTTGCACTATTTGCACTATTTGCACTATACTGAATAGTATTTAAATTAGCATAATATGCGTTTGTAAATGATGTTGGAATACTATTAGACTCATTATAAGAACAAAAATTTATGATATTTTTATTTTTAAACTCTTGCAATGTTTCAATATTTTTAATATAGCCATTAAAACCAAATGAAAAATACAAGCTTTTTATAAAACAAGTATTTTTATTTAAATAATAAAAGCATTTCATTAACTGTCCCAACTCAGTAAGTTTATGAAGGGTTAATTTATAAGGGTGTAACTTTACTAGTTCATTGTAATAATCAGTAAAAATTGCGCTATTTTTTCGTAGCTCTTCATTAAACAAATTATATGATTTTAAATGTTGTGAATAATTCAAAAAATTATTATATTTATTTAAAGCATTACTTATATAGTCTTTCAACTCTAATAATGTATTATTAATATATTTAATATTTGTAAAATATTTTATACAGCTTGTAACATTCAAATACATTTGAAAAATATAAAATCCAAAACTAAATAATAAATAAAGTTTGTTACTTATTGAAGTATCACTAAATGAATTAAATAGTTGGCCAATAATATGATTCGAAAATACCTCTTTTAAATGCTGAAAATATAACTTAAAGGTTATATTATAACCTTGCAGTTTAATTATAAAAAATGGCAATAATAAAAATATAATTGGAATTAATAAAGAAAATATTGGACTAGATAGATTGTATATGCTTAAGCATTGAAGCAAAACACTATTATTGTTGTATTTATCCAACAATGGTATATCAATATATTGATAATTATTCACAAAGCCATTATCATAAATAATTGTTTTACAATTTGCATATAATTGTTCTTCTTTTGTTATAGTATTAAAATTTGCGTCAACACTATTACTATTAATTACATCAGTCGCAAAATTTACTTTTTTCATTGATTTATAATTTGTTAATAAGTCTTGACTTTCTAATAAAAATTCTTTATTATTTGTATAATAATTTGACCATCTATTTAAAATATTCTTTTCAAATACATTTGTTGGGTCAAATACATGATAATATAGATTGTAAACACAAGACATACTATCCACTAATGTATCATTAGTGGTAGTATCGTCTTTTGTTATTTTCAATTCTAAATCACTAATAATATTAGCATTTAACAATTTTTTTTTTGAATCTTCTAAATATTCAATTGGTAACTTAAAGCAATCATTATAATCATTTGTGTTATTCTTTTGTTGCTCATCATAAAAACTCAAAATAGTTGTTAGTACATTCATAGGCCTTATTAATAATAGTATTAGACTTTATATATATTAATAAAACGAAAATAATTAAAAGAATAAATATAATAGTTATATTATTACTATAACAATGATTGTTTACACTACTTCATTTATTAATGAATATTATCAAGGTTTAGAAAATAAAACTTTGAATTCACAATTATTAGATTGTTTAAATGTAATAATAACAACAATTAATAATGATATTTCATTGAATATTATTGATAATGATAATGATTTGAGATTTAAAAAAAACAAATTAAAATCTAAATCAGGTGATAATTATTATCAATCTAATAATCGTAGTAATAGCTATAGCTATAGCAATAGCAATAACCATACCAATAGCAATAGCAATAATCATAGTACTCTTAAAAGAAAAGAAGAAGTAAAAACAAAAATAGAAGAAATTAAGAGCACAATTAAAAGTATATTAAATAAATTGTCACCATCTAATTATATTAAATTAGAACAAGATTTTCTAATGATGTATTCAGAATTACTAACTAATTGTATAGAAAGTAATAATAACGAAACAATTGATTATATAGATAATTATATTATAAATTACATATGTTATAATAACATAACTTAATATACTATTTTCATTATTCAATATGTATTGTTTTATGTATTGTAATAAAAATTATAAAATAGAAACACTATTATTATATAATTTATTACAAAAACACTATAATGACTTCATTGTTTTTGATAATATTATTAAATGTAGTAGTCTTGATGACAATGATGAATTTGTTATAAATAAGAATAATGATAAATATAAGTGCTTCATTATTTTTATTATAAATTTTTATAAAAAAATTTATTTTAATTCATTAGAATTAAAATCACACAATACACGCAGAATAGAGTTTTACGAACACTCATTTTCAAATATTAGCTCATTGACATCATTATTTATACTTTTTAATAAGTTTTTTATCAAAAATTTGGAATTAGAAAACAACAAAACTTATTGCGAAACCATACAAGAATTTTTAATAATATTTTACACTGAATTATTTAAAGACAGTAAATTTATTAAAATAGTTGATTGTGATTGCAAACTATTAGATGATATAAAACTATTATTATTAAACAATAGTGAGTATCCTAGCTTTACAAATAAAATAAAATTTAAATTAATGAATATTCGTGACAAATACGAAGTCCTTTCTAATTCTTAACTTTTAACTCTTACTATATATTTAAATAGGTAATGTTTTGTTGTATTATTGTCTTTTAATTTTTAATTTAAACTATAATTATAGTTTAAATATTCCTTATAAAATTATTATAATATATTATATAATGATAAAATCTATTATTAATAACACTATTCAATATGAAGAAACAAAGGCTATTGCTACTAATGATATACAATATGAATCTTGTGTTTATTCGGCAAAAATATATAATAAAACTATACAATTTGTTTTAGGATTACCACAATTTGAATACAAAAGCAAAAACATTGTATATTTTAATATTTATTTAGCAAATAATGGATTTGTAGTATCTAAAATTGGTGTTTACGAAACGTACAATAGCTCATATTCTTCATTATTAGATGATGATGGAGATATTGATTTATCTAAAATGTCAGAACCACTACTTTTTTCATTTGCTAAAACTGTAATTAACAATTTGCACATAGCTCCTATTAGTATGTCCGAAGATGAAGATGAAGATGAAGATGAAGATGAAGATGAAGATGAAGATGAAGATGATGACGATGATGATGATGATGATGAATCTAAAAATAAAAGTATTAAAGGGGCACTATTACCAAAAAAGCCAGTTTTTGATATAATGGCTTTAGCAAGTCAAACAAAAGAAGAAAGCGATTATGAAATTAGTAAATATGTTGAAGACCCGACGCATAATTGGGTAAATAAATATTTTAAGAGTGCAAAATATTCTATTAAAGCAAATGAAGGCGGTGGTGATTGTTTTTTCGCAGCATTACGAGATGGATTAAGAAGTGTCAAAATTGAAACTTCAGTAAAAGCTATTCGTGAAAAATTAGCAAATGAAGTTGATGAAGAAGTATACAATAATTATTCCGAATTTTTCAAATTATTTTATGGAGGTATGAAAAATTCGCAAATGATGCTAAAAGAATTTAAAAATAAACATAATACAATTAAAAAACTAATAGGAGGAACTGTTGATGGTCAAACCAAGAAAAAATTAGTTGATGATGCTAAGACTAATTTTAGTAAATATACTCTTGTAAACCAAGAGAGTGATGAATATGAAGATTTAGTGCAAGAATTTGATTTTATGAAAGACGTTAATGACACTAAAGACCTTAAAAAAGTAATTGCAACTGTTGGCGGTAAATATTGGGCAGATAATTGGGCGGTTGTAACTTTGGAAAGACTATACAATGTAAAGTTTGTAATCTTATCACAAACGCACTTTTTGGAGGGTGAAAAAGAATTAGTATTGCAATGCAGTGAAGCAGATAAAAAATTGGCGGCACAAGGACTATTTGAACCTTCTTATTATATTATTTTAGATTATTTAATCAGTAAACAAAGCAGTCATTATCAACTAATTACTTATGATAAAAATATTGAGCGCGGCGCGTTTACGTTTAACGAGTTACCATATAAAGTTAAAGAGTTAATTTTAGAAAAGTGTATGGAAAAAATGGCTGGATTGTACGTATTAATACCTAATTTTATAACATTTGCAAATAAAAATGGAGTAACAACAACCAGCACCAAAAATGATGCTTTAATTGGAACCAGTGTAAATTCTAAATATTATAATAGCTCAATAATTATTCAAATATATAATAAGTCTAGACATGTGAAAGTCGGGCTTGGAAGTGGTGAAAGTATTAAGCCCGAATTAAAAACTGCTAAAAATATATTAGAACTTAATAACAATAAAGAATATTTAGATTGGCGCAAAAAGTTAGACTCGCACTATTTGGTTCCAAATTTAGTAATTGATGGAAAAAATTGGTCTAGTGTAAAACATTATATGTTGGCGTCAAAGTTTAAAGCCATACCAGAGTTATATAATAAATTTACTAGGGATGGACAAGTCGGGTCAAACATTGATGAGGCATATGCACTTTATACTTCAAATATTTCAAAAAAATCTATTAGCTCGCTGGTAATAAATGATGAAGAATTTGCCAAAATAAAATCAGGACTCCTTGAAAAAGCTCAATATTCTAAATTTACACAAAATGATGTTTTGGCAAAAATATTATTATTAACAGGAGAATCATTAATAAATATTTTTAAACCAGGAAAAGGAGGTGGAACATATCCAGATCATGAACTAATGAAAGTACGTGCAATGCTTATAACTCCAAAACCTTAATAATTGATATAATAATCAAAATAATAATCAAAATAATAATCAAAATAATAATCAAAATAATAATCAAAATAATAATCAAAATAATAATCAAAATAATAATAATCAAAATAATAATTGATATAATTGATATAATTGATATAATTGATATAATTGATATAATATAATAATAATTTTAATTATTAAATTATATATGAGTTATACTTTATTAATTGTTGAGTCTCCGGCAAAATGTGGAAAAATAGAAACATTTTTAGGCCAAGGCTATAAAGTAATTGGTTCATATGGACATATTACTCATCTCTCAAGTTTAGAACAAATAAACATTAGTGCTAATTATAAACCTAGTTTTAATATTATTGAAAGTAAGCAGCAACAAATTGCAAAAATTAAAAAAGCAATAAATGGAGCACGCGAAATTATTTTGGCAACAGATGATGACCGCGAAGGAGAAGCTATTGCATGGCATATTGCGCAAGTTTTTAATTTAGATATAGCAAAAACTAAACGAATAGTGTTTCATGAAATTACTGAACAAGCGTTGAAACGTGCATTAGCAAATCCAAGAACAATAAATATGAACCTTGTTTATGCACAACAAGGGCGCCAAATTTTGGATTTACTTGTTGGCTTTACTATTACTCCATTATTATGGAAATCCATAGTGTATAATAGTAAAAATTCGTTAAGTGCCGGGCGTTGCCAAACTCCAGCTCTACGTTTAGTATATGACAATTACAAAGCAATAAAAGCCTCGCCTGGTACATTATGTTTTAACAGTATTGCCTATTTTACAAGTAAAAATATTGAATTTGTATTAAACAAAAACCATAATAGTCATGATGCAATTAACGAGTTTTTAGAATTAAGCATAACACACCTCCATATATTAAGCAAAGCAAAAGAAAAAACTCTAATACAAACCCCGCCTTCTCCATTTACCACTTCGACTCTTCAACAAGCAGCAAGTAATAGTTTACATATGTCACCTAAAGAAACTATGAACTACGCGCAAAAATTATATGAAGATGGCTATATTACTTATATGAGAACAGACAGTAACAATTATTGTAAAGATTTTATAGAGCAATGTAAAATGTTTATTTGTGCAAAATATGGCGCATATTATTTTGCTAATGCAGAGTACTTAAGTAAGATGTGTCAAACAGAACTAGTTATAAATAGCGCACATGAAGCAATTCGCCCTACAAATATAGCACTTGAAACACTTGATTGCACAGATTATAGTGCAAAACACATTAAGTTATATAAACTAATATATACAAACAGTTTGGAAAGTGTTATGTCTAATGCAGAATATAATCAGCTAAACGTTAGTATTAGTGCTCCCCATGATTCATATTATAAATATTGTGCTTTAGAAAATACTTTTTTAGGTTGGAAAATAGTTAACAATAACAATGAGGAAAAACATTATAATTATTTAAAAAACATTAAAGAAGATGTAATAGATTATAAAAAAATTATTTGTAAAGAAACATTAAAAGATTTAAAATCACATTATAGTGAAGCACATTTAGTTCAATTATTAGAACAAAAAGGAATTGGTCGCCCATCAACATTTTCATCGTTGTTGGATAAAATTATAGAACGTAATTATGTAAAAAAAGAACACATTCAAGGAAAAAAAATAACTACTACTGACTATACTTTGATTGATGAAACTATTACTAAAGAAACAAGCGCAAAAGAATTTGGCAATGAAAAAAATAAATTAGTTATTACACAGCTTGGAATAATCACCATTGAATTTTTAATAACACATTTTAATAAGCTTTTTGACTATGACTATACAAAAACAATGGAAGATGACCTAGATGTTGTTGCATCAGGAACTAAAGCATATTATGATGTATGTGATGAATGTACTAGTTTGATGAATACATTAATTGAATCAATTAATACAAATAATACTGATAATACTGATTCGACTAAGAGTAGTAACAAATTACAAATAGCGCTAGATGACAAACACACATATATAATAGGCAAAAATGGCCCAACGCTTAAATATACAAAAGAAGACGGAACATTGGGATTTTATGGAGTAAAAAAAACTATAGACATTGACTTGCTAAAAGCCGGGCATTATACTTTAGAAGAAGTAATGGAGTCATCCCAAGACACTGTTAAAAACTTGGGTCTTTATAAAGAGCATAGTGTTTATTTAAAATACGGCTCTTATGGTTATTATTTAGAATGTGGAGACTTGAAAAAATCTCTCACTAGTGTTAAAATAAATGTTCCTTTTAAAGAATTAACACTTGAAGATGCTATTACTATATTGGAAACATGCGACCCCGTTTCAAATAGTTTGCTCCGCCATATTTCAAGTAGCATGTCAATTAGAAAAGGAAAATTTGGTGACTACATATTTCATAAAAGTGAAAAAATGAAAAAACCGCAATTTTTAAAATTAAACGACTTTAAAAGTAATAGTGATACTAATTATTTAACTTGTAGTCTTGATGCATTAAAATTATGGATTAAAGAAAAATATGGTGTTTAATTACATTAGACCCCCTGATTGATTTATAAATGAAAAAAGTAATATAATAGCAAATAAAAATAGTATAAATAGTAATTTGTTTTTTTTATAATAATATAAAAACTGTGGTTTCATTTATTAACTATAAACTAACACTATATTTTATAGTTTTTTATAGTTTTTTATAGTTTTTTATAGTTTTTTATAGTTTTTTATAGTTTTTTATAGTTTTTTATAGTTTTTTATAGTTTTTTATAGTTTTTTATATTATATTATAATATAAATGTTAAAAAAACTTGCGCTCATTGCTTCGTTAATGCTAATATTAGACTTAACCTATTTATTTGTGTTTAAAGATTTTATGCTGCCTATATTCAAAAAAATACAAAAAACAGACCTCAAAATTAGATTTGCTTCTGCATTTGCATGTTATATAATATTAGTTGGTGGACTCTATTATTTTATAATAAAAAAAAATGCGCCAGTTAAAGATGCGTTTTTATTAGGTGTACTAATAAACGGCGTTTATGAAACAACTAATTATGCTTTTTTCAAAGAATGGTCGCCATTATTAGTAGTATTAGACACATTATGGGGTGGTATTTTACTAGGTACCACAACGTTTTTATATTATAAAATAGCTAAATGATTTAGCGCACAATAACATTTTCTTGAAAATCTCAATGTGCTTGGTTCCAATAATCATAATGAGAATTATTGTAAAGAGCTCTGTAAGCGACACTTTCCCGAAGTAGTTCTTGATTGAATTCATTATCATTATCAGTATTATTAGTATTATTATTAAGAATATTAGTAATTATAGGATTATTATTTGTATTTGTATTTCCAGTATTCGCATTAATAGTATTAGCATCACTAATTATAGTAGTAATATCATCATTTATAGGATAAGGTTCGTTACTTATAAGAGCACCACTGCTATCATAAACTCTTCCATAATGACGTGCTAGAATTCTAGTGATTTGGACTTCATTATTAGTTTGAAGATTTTCACGATATATATACCTTTGATTACTAGTTTCTCTAACATTACTAGATGTTTGTGTTCCTGTATTGTGTATATTATATAAACGTTGTAGTCCATTTACCAACCTTAAATATGTATGTTCATCAATGTGTGAAGAAATAGTATCTAAATCATCAATCATAGTATGCATTGTCGATAAAAATTCTTGATTTTGTTGTGCATTAATAGTACTATGTCCGGTCATTGATTTAGTATAATGATTAATGTTTTCATAAAAAAATAGTTATCAATTTTTTTTAAGCATTTATGATTTTTTATCACTTACATATTTAGTAAAATATATATTAGTTTTAAGAAGTAATATATATGCGTTTGTTTAACTATCTCTCTAAAACTAAATTGTTTGTTAGTTTTTTATTAAATAGAAATTATAATTCTGTTACTCGTGTGTTGCCTACAAAATATTATTCTATTAAAACTATAAAACAATATTACTATATTAACAATATATATTATGACTTATATAATGATTTTTGTAACTGTTCGCAAGAATGTGATTTAAATAATTTAAATAACTTAACTACATTTAGTAATTTAAAATATACTAAATATAATAATCTAACAGCGGAACACATATTTCCCCAATCATTTACAAAACGTTATAACAAGGCAAATAAAGACATGCACAATATAGTTTTAACAAATTATTATACAAACAATTTACGTAGCAACAAGAAATTTGCTCATACTGCAGAAGAATCAGCAGCTCAAAAATATTATGTTCCATGTAATTATTCTCGTGGAACAATTGCCAGGTCACTTGCGTATATGAAATATAGTTATCCATTATTAAATCTCTCAAATGTTATAGATACTAACATATTATTAGCATGGAATGAGTTATATCCGCCAACAGAATTTGAACATAAAAAAAATAATATTATCTATAAGTATCAAGGCAATAAAAATATATTTATTGAAGATTATAAAAAGCTGACTGCATTTATTAACAATAATTTTGATTTATAAAAAGTTTGATTTATAAAAAGTTTGATTTATAAAAAGTTTGATTTATAAAAAGTTTGATTTATAAAAAATAGTTATTCTAATTCAGCGGTTGACAAATCAACACGACCAGTTGGTCTTGGAGTTAATACAACTATTTCATTACTGTCATTATTTTCATTATTTTCATTAATAATTAAATCTATTGGAATTAATTTATCACCTTTAACTCTACTAAGGGTTGATGAACTTTCAATCAATTTTGTATAAGTATTATACGACTTTTCAAGGAAGTCTTTTGCAGGTACAGGTCTATTTTCCCTATGTAATGATAATGTTTTAAATATATCAACTGAGAGAAGATAGTAATCACGTTGACTTATCATATCATTTTCAAGCCGTTTTTGAATTCCAAAATATAACTCTATTGAGCCAATTATACCACAAGTTAAGGCTATTAAAGAAGTTGATAAACTAATTGTTCCTTGGTCGGCGTAAGGCTGTAAACCAACTGCTATTATGCTATTTGCTCCATTTAATATAATAACTGGTAACCTGTAATATTTTAATGTAGACTTTAATTCAAAATAGCGTTGTTTGTGTAGTTTGTTTAATATAACGCAATTTATTCTAATATTATTTAGCACAGAATCAATATCGTCAGTCCATGTAGTTGTATTCATTATTGGTATATTATAATATGGTAATATATTAAAAATTCAAAAAAAGTTTATTTTTAAAATTGAAATTAGTAATTATTAATACTTAATTACAATTTATTTATTTATTTATAAAATAGTAACACACTATGAAGGACATTAATAGTCCATTTATTAGCATTATTTACGGTCCTATGTTTTCTGGAAAAACTACTAAACTAGTTGAACTTTATAACTTATATGTTAAAAGTTATGGAAAAGACAAATGTATTGCAATTAATTATGAGCTTGATAATCGTTATGGTGAAAACAGTATAGTTAGTCATAATAAACAATCTATTGAATGTTATTGTATAAAAAGTATGGAAGAATTTATTACTGGTGAAACATATAATATTATTGCAAACGCACAATATATTTTTATAAATGAAGCACAGTTTTTTGAGTCTATTGATAAATGGGTATTGTTTTTAAACGTTAATTTAAAGAAAACTGTCATTTTATGTGGTCTTGACTTAGACTATAAGAGAGATAGTTTTGGAACGATGATGAATTTGCTTCCTTATGCTTCTAAAATTTATCCTCTTTCTGGATTATGCAATGGATTATGCAATGGATTATCGCGCTATAGTCATCGTATTGTTAATAATGATAAACAAATATTAATTGGAATACATGAATATGTACCTTTGTGTGAAGAATGCTATAACGCTTTAATGCGTTAACGCACTAATGGAGCAAATTCTTTATTTAATTGATTAATACTTAAACTTAATGATATATTAGCGTTTTGTAAATTTACAAGCATATTATTATGGTATCTAATCTTTATTTTTAATTTTGCTATTTTTTCAATAGGTGGTTTAAAATAACTCATAGTAGATGAAATCTCATTATCTAATAAAGCAGTATTAATACCACTATTTGCTGCATGAAGTGGTATTTTAGCAAATGCGGAATTTACAATCCCGCTATTAGAATTATTATAATTATAAGACAAATAAGGTTTTAACTCATCACATTTATTGTATTTTTCTAATTCAATATATATATTTTCATTAGCATCTAATGTATGTTGATAGTCTGAGCTAATAACACTTGCACTGCTACTATCTATCCATGAAGTATTTGCATAGTCAAATGCTAAATTTTGTGAAGTATCAATAGATTTTGAAGTATAAGTTTTTTTATCAAATCCTAATATATATCCTAAACCCCAGTTGCTATGTTGCGAATATACATTAATATTTGTTACGCACGAAGAAGAGAAATCCAATTGTTTATCAAATTTTAATTGAAAAAAACTAGCATTAGGAATATTATGAGTTACTGTAGTTCCATTTGGAAGTGTGTGTGTATGGTTATTAGTATGACCAAAATAAAATTTACGATTGACTGTATTGTAAGCTACAACAAAATCCGCATTTGTGTGATTGGTGTTATTATTTATTTTATTTTGTAAAGAACTTCTTAAAGTGTCAACACTATAATATCCATCTTCTAATGTTATTATGTATTCTCCTATTCCAGATATGTCTATTGCTAATTTGTTATTTTGTAAATAATCACTTATATTATATATAGAATTTGGTAAGACAATATTTAATAAATTTAATGATTGAACGTTATTATACACTTGAGGACAGTTTATTTCAAATTCAGATGAATTAGGCCATTTTGCTATATCGCGGTCATTACTATCAATAAATAAAATTTTACTATCTATTGAATAGCTAAAGTTAACATTATCTGAATATGAAGTCATTATTAATTTATATATATATATTACTATTTATATAAATAAATTTATATACTATAAATAAATTTATATACTATAAATAAATTTATATACTATAAATATAAAAAATAGTATATTAATATAGAAACTATTCCATGCCAAACGAAGACAATGGAGAAAGTATAATACCTAAACCAGGTAAAGAAGTAAACATATTTGGTATTGGAATAACAAGTAATAATAACTTGGATTTATTAAATCTGATTGTATTGGCTTGTGCAGGAATAGTTATTGCAGTCTTTTTTAAAGAAAATTATTCTAAATTAGGAAATATTGGACCCGCAACCACAACAATATGGGGCTATGGGTTAACTGGATTAGCTTTGACAATTATGATTTTTGTGGGAATATCATATACAAATAAAAATAATAGTGATGAACTATTTGGAAATAGTGTAAAAGTTTTTTCTAGTTTAGGAATGGTTATACCTATAATATTGACTTTGTTAGTAATTATATACATTATTTATTTAAATATTACATTCTTTACCAGAATAAATAGTAATAAAGTTACACCTGATTATCATACATATTCATTTATGTCATCTATTTTATTATTGTTACAAATAGTTTTAATTAGTAATTATTTATTAAAAACATTGAATAGTACAGACCCAAAAGACAAAGTAACAATAGAGTTAACTAAATTATTAACATATATATTATCGGTTGTAAATATTGTATTTATAATAATGATACATATTAGTTTAGTATTTTTTTCAACAGATGAAACTACTACTTCTAAAGCCAAGTAAATACAGGCTAATAACTAAAATCTAGTAAAATTGTAAATATTTATTAACAAATATAAATTTAAATGTTAGACCAATTGATTCTTTTGATTCCCATAATCCTGAAATTTTCAAAACTACATGAGTATTTTTTGTAGTTATTGTATTTACATTGTTGTCTAATATTTCATTGGTTTCATTATACACAAATCTAAATGTTTTATTATCATATATTTCTTTAAATTTATAGACCTTGGTTTTATTCGAATTTAATAATTTTAATAAATATTCTTCAAGTGCTATTAGTTTATTAAATATTTCAAAATTAGTATTATTTTTATTAAAGTTTATTGAATCATTTTCTATAACACAATTTGTTAATTCAAATATTGAAAATATACTAGATAACACTAGTATATGTGTTGAATATATTAATTTGTAAAAATTATTGTATTGAATAACACTATTTTTGACAGCTTCATTTAAAATTATAGCCTCATAATTTATATTCTCTAATGGTTCGCAAATCATTCTTATAATGATTATACCTGTTACTATATTAATAAGTATTAGTTTTAATTTATTTATATATATTTATATATTTATATATTAACATTTAAATTAATTTTGCTAATGTAAAATAACTATGACATCATTAAAAAAAAGTTATTGTGAAATAATAAATGCTAATAATAATTATACTTTTAATAAAGATTTATTAGCAATAATAAATGAAACTCATGAAACAAATAAGACTAAATATGATAAATTCACAAATTATATTTTTTATGGTCCATCGTGTTCTTACAAATATAAAAATGCTTTAAAACTAATACAATATTTTAGTCCTAGCGGTTTAAAATATGAAAAAAAACTCTACATAAATGCAAGTAAAACAGAGTTTTATATTAAAATTAGTGATATACATTATGAAATAGATATAGAAAATTTTATTTATAACAGTAAAAGTTTATGGAATGATATATATAATATAATATATAATTCAATTGCTTCTTCTGATTTAAAAAAAGGCTATATTGTTTTGCGCAACTTTGATAAAATAAATTGTGACTTGTTAGATTTATTATATAATTATATGCAAAAAGAATTGTTTTCTTCAATATTAATTCGTTTTATTATAATAACAGAATGTATTAGTTTTATTCCTGATAAAATTATTAATATATCAAAGATTCTTTACTTTTCAAAATTAAATAAAAAAAACATATATGCTATATCAAATAAAAGCAATAAACAGTTTTTAAAAGCTAAAACACTAGAAGAAAAAGACCATAGTCCAGATGACATTAATTATGTAAATGAATCTAAAAACACATTAGAAACAATTATACATAAAGTAAACAATCCTAACATATATAATGTGTTAGATATTTCTAATAATATTAATTATATACAACATCATAAATCTATATGTGAAACATATATTAATATGTTAATTACAAATAACTATAATATTAAAAATATTCGAACACTCTTATATGATATTTTAATTTACAACTTAAATATACAAGAATGTTTTTATTATATAATACATAATTTAATATTAAGAAAAATTATTAAAAATAATAATATCAATGACCTAATAGTAAACAGTTTAATATTTTTTAAAAATTATAATAATAATTATAGACCTATTTTTCATTTAGAAAGTTTTACATTATATTTAATAGAGCTAATAAATGAAAATAAGTGATGCAATTAATATTTTAAATATAAAAAATTATACTGTATATAACATTGACACGATTAGTTATAATGAACTTAAAAAACATTATCATATACAATGTCTTATTTATCATCCCGATAAAAATACTAATATTACTAACACAACTAACACAACTTTAATATTTCAAAATATTAATTGTGCATTTAATACTTTGAAAGACTTAATACATAATAAATCTTTTGATTCTATTATTGATGATACCGACTCTTGTAATGATGATGACTCTTATAATAATTTATTAGTTAATTTTATTAACTATGTTATTAATTATTATAACAATTCTAATAATTTAAATAATAATAGTTTCGATGACTTAAAAATAGAGGCTGATAAACATCTAGTTAAATTTTTAGAAACGTTTTTTTCTAACTTTTCATTATTAATCTTAGAAACAATTTATTTAGCATTGTTAAAATTCAATAATAATAACAATAACAATAACAACAGTTCTTTTTTGCAAACAAAGGTTGTCACTATTATAAAAAAAATTATTGTTTCCATTTTAGAAACAAATGCTATATACATAATTCATCCTACTATTTCAAATATGTTAAATAGTGATATTTATAAGTTAACTATAGACAATGACTATGTATATGTTCCATTATGGCATAATGAATTATCCTTTGAAAATGCTATTATTAAAATTTATCCTATTTTAGATGCAAATATAACATTAGATAACACTAATAGTATACATTATACTTATAAAAATAAATTTAGCACACTTTTAGAAAATATTGCTAGTGATATTAATAGTATTGTTGTTAACATAGATAATAACCACTTCACCATCAATATTAGTAATTTAAAAATGACTAAATACCAAACTTATATACTAGAAAATCAGGGAATTCCTAAAATAAACAGTGCTAATATATTAGATAATAGTGTAAAAAATTCAATTATTTTTCACATACATTTAGAGTAATAAGTTACTTGTTTTTTATATTATTGTTATTAATAATATAAAAAATATAAAAAATATAAAAAATATAAAAATATAAAAAAAAATATATGCTGTTTTTAGTTTTCAATAATTAGAGTTAGTTTTTAATAATTAGATTTACTTCTTAACAATTCGCTTCTTTTTTGGTGCATCTTCAACTTGAACTTGCTTTACTGGTTCTTCTGGAACTTCAGAAGATAGTTCGTCATCTTTTGGGTCAATCTTTGGGTCATCCTTTACTTCATTCTTTACAACTTCTGGAAGTTCTTCGTCGTCACTGTCTTGAACTTGTGTGACAGATGAAACAAGGACTGGTTCGTCGTCATCATCATCGTCGGCTTGAATTGCGCTTGTTAGCTTTTCCTTGTCTTTATCCGATAGCACAATATGGCATTTACCACTTAGACTAGTCTTTGGCTTAACCACTGCTTGAAATAGCTTCCAAGTTACTCCAAATTTACCATTAGCTACCCAAATGCCACCACATTGAATAATAGTCGCAACATTGGATGCCTTACCAATAAGTTCATTAATAGATACGTTGTCATCATTAGGAAATAGCAAATTGCGATTTTCACTATAAATTTCAACATTCTTAAACACGCCTTCCCAGTACGGAATTTTAATCTTTAGTGTTGGAGCACGTGTCTTATCTGGCTCTTCTGTTGCCTTATCTTTTGGATACTTTAGCATCGAACTCCAAAGAGCATCAACAGCATCTGGGCTCATCTTTGGCTTGTTTAGCCACTCTTTGCAATTAGTAATAGCATCATTCTTAATACGCATTTCAAGTTCTTGCATATTTTTAAGAAAGGCATCACATTCTGGATTATTATATTCATCATTTGGAAACTGAAGCGCTAAGTCATATGACTTCTTTTGTGTATTATCATCGACATACTCATTTACTCCCCACGTTAACATAAGTGGTGTTTGTAAATATAGCGCTTTCTTATTTGATTTGTTAAGAATACCAACTGATTTACCGCCGCGTTCATTTAATTTTGCCTTAGTATACACAAAATCAGTAGATGCATTGAAATCGTTTGACATTACAATAGTCGCCATAGCTAATATTAGAATACTAATAATAGTGTTGTTATTTCCTTAAATCAATTTTTTTTTTTATTTATTTTTATTTTTTTTTATTTATTTTTATTTATTTTTATTTATTTATTTTATATATATATAATGCCATTGCAGAGAAAAACAAGCAAAAGAAAAATAAGCAGAAGAAAAACAAGAAGAAGACAACATAAAAATTTATTTAGACGTAAACGAAAAAATATTACCTATAGTTTAAAGGGGGGTGGCACGTTTATGAGTAATATAAATTTTTGGTCGCGAAAGCCGCCGCCGCGACCAGAAAAGCAAGAGCAAACGCCGACACCAGAAAAGCAAGAGCAAACGCCGACACCAGAAAAGCAACCACAAGAGCAACCACAAGAGCAACCACAAGAGCAACCGCAAACATCACAGCCGCCTTGGTGGCTTTTGCAACCGCAAAAGCGAAAGGTGGGGAGAGGTATGACAGATCCAAAAGATTCATTTAACCCACAAGACACCCCGCTGCCCGAGGAGCCTTTGCCTAATAGCTGGTTTAGCTGGTTGGATAATGACAGTGCACAATAAAACACCCTAATAGCGTTAATAACCCCCCAACAACTTGAAAGCAATGATATATTCTATTCTCCATATGTCACGTTTAAAGATTTGTATGCAACAATTAATGTTATTTTTTATTTATTTTTATATATGGTTGAATGCAGTGGCTTTCGCTCATTTCAATAAGTTGAATTGATTTTAAAACATCATTATTATCTTTATATTTTATTTTGTTGTTTAACAATTTTCTTTTTTGCATCAGTTCTAAATCTTTTTTGAGAGAATTGTCAATTAATAATGATTTTGTTAATACATTATAAATAATATGACTATGTGTCATTCTAAAAATAATAAAAAAAGTTGTTGATTTGATTCGTGTCAGCATTAAAATAGCTATTATTAGTATTAGTGTTGATGTTTTAAATATTAACAATTAATATAATTATTAATTTAGTAACGGTGCTACTAATAATGTTGCATAATATGGTGTAGGAAGAGCAACTAAAAACCAAATTAAAGGCACCAAATCAGGCATTAACATATAATGTAAAGCATACTTAATAGCAAAGAACATATTGAAAATCAATAGTACCATCAATATTAAAATTAACACATTATTTGCTTGTTTCATAATTAATAGTTATAGTTAATGTTGTCTATTATTCAAGCAATAAATAATGTTAGTCAATTTTTTTATACTAAAGTTTTTATTTATACTAAAGTTTTTATTTATACTAAAGTTAATATTTAGTGCTTAATGAAGCATTAAATATTAAATATTAAATATTAACTTATAAATCACATTACAGGAACAGGAACAGGCTCTGGAACTGGAACTGGAACTACTTTAACAACTTTAGGAAAGTGAGGTCCCATATATTTTTGGAGATTGAAATAAGTTAGTTCAACACTGTCTTCTAGTTTTAATAACGACTTTAGAGGCTTGTCGGGAATAATTTTACGGCCATTTTCTTTGTCCTGAAGACTGTTAGCACGAATGTACTTGTTAATTTCACGAGTAACATCAGTGCGAGCCATTTCAGAACCCGCGGGCTTGCCTAAAAAGGTAGCTAGTTCTTCACTAATTAGCGAAGGTCTAACAAAACCACTTGGAGCACGCGAACCCTTGCGACGCTTTTTGTTATTTAGTTTTTGTGCAATTTTTAGCTGCTTGGATGTTGCTTTTTCTAGGTTACGAAGTTCGGTTTTTAGAGTATTGAACTGAGTAATCATAGATTGGAAACGGCCAATGAACTCGGAAAATCCACTAGTAATAGAATGCTCCACCGCATCTGACATAACAACTACATTATCCATTTCACATACTGGTTTAAGCGAATCACTAACTGGTGTAGTGACAGGAACTTCAACTTTAGGTACAGCTTTTGATTTTGGGGCTTTCTTTTCCGCTACAACTTCATCAACCTGTTTTGGTGTTTTGGTTTTTTTTGGTGGTTCAACAGGAGCAACTTCTTGAACTGGGACTACTTGTGGTTCTACTTTTTTTTGAGATGGTTTGGATGGCATTTTTATATTTTATTATAGATTTATTCTTTTAAGTTGTTTTTACTATTAATTATATTATTAGTAATATTTTAATTTTAGTGTTAATTTAAACGACATTTATGCGTTAAAATATTTTTTGAGAAAATTTGATAATTTAGTAGTTTAGTAGTTTAGTAAATAGTTGCTTCATATAACCAAGGCATTGCTTGTGCCGCGTCTTGAGATACTATTGTTAATGCACATAATACATAATAACTTCCTAAAGAACATGCATTCACATTCATTCCTGAATTTATTAATATGTCAATAATAGTTATACAATATTTGCGAATTTGAATAAAACTGTGTTGCCCTAACATATTAACATTTATAGTTCTATCATAAAATGGATCACTTCGTTGGGGAACTATTTCGCGTTTTACTTCATATGTCAAATTTGCTCTGTAATTCCATATATCCATTAATTCGCGTGCAAATCGTATTAGTTGTTTTTTATCTAATTCCAAAAACCATTTAATATTTGTATAATTGCCTAAACTGTCTATTTTTTGAAATAATGTTAGAATTTTCATTTCTAATTGTTTACTATCAGTAACAGCTACTAATTCATCATATTCCAAATTAATAATAATCTTTAATACTCTGCTACTATTAATATAGTTAATTAACTGTTTTATTACATTAACATTAAATTTTTGTTTTGTAAATGGATTTTCAATATCAATAAAGCTGTCATTTGTTATATTATTAGTAATTTTTTTAGCTAATAATCCGGTTTTAAATAACGTATATAATGATATTATGTCAAAACCATAAATATGGTTATTGTCGTCTTTAAAACTAATAAATTGATTATATGGAATACTATTTAGGTCATCTAATGTACAAAAATCTACATCATTTGAACATATATTGCGTTTATAAAATGCGGGACCATGAAACTTTATGTATTGTTTTATTAATAACGCACGCGCATATTTTTGAATTGTTATTATGTTATATGAATAAAATAAATAGTTATATAAATAGTTTTTTAAAGTGTCTTTGTTTCCGTTGCATTTTAAATTATAATGTTTTTGTATTATTTTTAATTCACTCACTTTATAATTTGTTGTTAATAATTTATTGAACTCTTTAATATTAGGAATATTAAACGCACTTTGTGTTACTAATTTATCTGGTCTTGCTATGTCCACTCTTAATTTAGTTGTTTTTGATTCAGTTGTTTTTGATTCAGTTGTTATTGATTTAGTTATTATTGATTTATTAAAGTAATATTCTAAAATAGCATTTTTAGGTGACATTATTTGCTTGTTGCTTGTTTTTTTAGAGCTAACTTGTTTATTATGTAGTACATCAATATTATTCATTATTACTAATACTTAATATTATTTTATTAATAAGTTTTAAATAATTTATAATTAGCTAATTATAGTTTTATTTAACATTCTCAGATATTACTATTACTATTACTATTACTATTATAATTATATATAATTATATATAATAATAACTACAATATATGTCATTGTATAATCCTAACTTTATTATTAATAGTAATAGTAGAACTAATAGTAGAACTAATAGTAGAACTAATAGTAGAACTAATAGTAGAACTAATAGT